GACAATGCCCGAGCAAACCTCGGCGGAACAGCCTGTTGCTGCGTCCGCACCGTCCCCGTCTGTCCCGCCCGCGCGCGGCTCCAGGACTACACAGTTGCGAGGTACGGATGAAGCGCACCATCACGCGCGCGGACGCTGAAGCGATTCGCGCCGAGATCGACAGCAAGCGAGGCTATCCGCGCGTGCACACCGAGGGCGACGGCGAGCTCGTGCGTGTCGGCGGAGGAATCCATGTCGACGTGATTTACACAGAGACAGCGGTCGCCATCGCGGGCGTCGGCGATGAGGTCACAGTCACGCTCGACGACGCGGATGCGCGTCACGTGGAACCGTCTCGCCGGGCGCGTTTGCGCGCAGCGAAAGAGCCTGTGGAGGCTCGGCGTGAACTTGAAGAGGGCGAGCTCAAAAGGGTTACTTAACGGCGTAAACAGTGCTCACAACCCGGTACAAGTACTTGGAGCCACATGTCGTGGTCCTCCAAGGAGACTGACCGTGAAAAGCACTGACCGGATGAGCGCTCTCGCTCGCTACTACAAGCTCATCACCACGCTGGAGACAGCGCTCCAGCGCAGCTTCCGTGATAAGGCTGTCGGCCTCAATGACATCGTCCGCAACGTGCGCAGAGCCTATCTCTGCCACGCGGAGAAGAGCACAGCGCACGCCCCGCTGCTCTATCACGTAGATCGGGCGGGAAAGTACGCGCTCAAAGTCGAGAGTCACATAGACGTGGCGTACAACGCGAACCAATTGCACTGCCTGCTCGATAGCGCGGTGTCAACATGAAGTCAGATGCGCGATTCGCCGCGCTCTGCTCTGCGCTCAAGGCCATAGCGCACAAGCGGCCTGTGGTGCGCACGGATGTGCTCGTAACGCGGGTTGGCAGGCTGCGCTGTGAGGCGTACGTCGACCTGCTCGACCGAGAGACTCCGATCGCTATCGAGGTCGAGGGAGGGCTGTTCCCGATCCGAATCTACGCGCGGGACGTCGATACGGCCGTAGACGCGCTCAAGCGGTACGAGACGGTGCTTCAACCCCTGTTTAGAGGCCCATGTTCGTCGTAGTCACGCTGACAGAAGGTCAGTGGTACGGCGCGCGACTTCGTAAGTTTCAAGCCAAACTCGCGGAGCTAGGGCTTTCAGAGGGCACGATGTGGCGGCGCTACGGCGAGTGCGAAGCCTCCCAGGTCTCACAGATCCTTGCGGAGCTCGGCATCAGCTACGTGAGGCCGGCCTGGGGTCAAGTTCTGTCGCCTACAGGACGACTCGCCTTTGGACGCATATACGAAGATCCTACGTGTGAAGACGCAGTGTGCGTCGTCCGAACTGTTAGTCGCGTCGTGAGAATTGCATCTCGCGTCGTCCGAACGCCCTTTCTGTGAGATGCGCCCGGAGGCCTTCGGGCCCTTGGTGTTTCTTTTGGCTGGCTCCGATCTACTTGTGCTTATATTGCTCCAGCAGGAGAAGCCCCATGCGTTTGATCGAAAACGTTCGAAGCCGTGCAGCGCTCGCTATCGGCGCCGCGATGCGCAACACTCTCAACGAGCTCTTCCCCGTGGGGCGAGCGTCTCTCGACATCAAGCATCAACGTGTACGCCGTAAAGGCGCCATCTACGTGATGGAAGATGTTGGGGAAGTCGAGCGCGTCTGGAACCTCATCACCAACGCGGGCCGGGACTACTTGCACCTCCAGGGGTACGGCACTGCCGGCCTTGGAACGAACGGCCTGAACTACATCGCGCTCTCCAACGACGCTGTTACGGAGACCGCCACCTCAACGGTCCTCTCCAATGAGATCACGTTGAACGGCCTCGGGCGGGCGCAAGGCACCTACTCGCACACGGCTGGAACCAACACCACGACGATCGCGAAGGTCTTTACGGCGACAGGCGCGCAGAGCGCTCAGAAGGCGGCGTTGTTCACGGCGGCGGCAGCCGGTACGATGAACCACGTCCTCGGCTTCACGCAGCGCTCGCTGATCAACGGCGACACGCTTTCGCTCACGTTCACCATCACGCTGGGCTGAGTCATGGCGCCGCCAAGCGTGTTTCAATTGCTGCACAAGGGGGGCACGCCTGGACGTAGCGCCGGCTACGGCGTTTGTTTTACTCGATGCACCGTCGTCTGGTGGCTGGACGGCGTTGTCGAGATGTACGACACCCTCGATCTGAACGAGGGGCTGCACGCATCCTACGGAGATCAGTGGAGCGTCGAGCCCGACACAGCGGGACGCGTGCCGCGCTTCCTCGTTCGGGAGACTGTGTCGCAAGAGGTCAAAGGCGCTTTGGCCCAATGGCCCGATGGTTTCGTTGTTCTCTGTTGGGAGGACGGAACCCGTGAGGTTTGGAGCTCGGCGCTCACCATGGATGCTGTTCTCGGGCAGTACGCTTTCGAGTACACTTTCGAGAGCTTGGACCGATGAACATCCTGACGACGCAGAAGTCCCGCATGAACCCCTCAGCGATCACTGCTACCCAAGTGGCGGCGATCGAAGCTGTTCGAGGGATCGACCGATTGCTGCCCGTCATGCACGGGCGGCGCGTAGTGGGCGCTACTTTCGCGCCTCCTTGGTGGGCATGTGCTGCGCGCCCGGATCTGTTCCCGGATGATGTGCTGTTCCGCCCGCTCGACTTGAGCTTGGAGCAGTATCAGAAGTGGGCCGGTTTCGTCTCGTACGACGACATCATTTCAGAGATCACGCAGAACGGAAAGTTCTTTTCGGCGAAGTTCTCGAAGGGTGCAACGACGGCTCCGGTCGCCAACAACTGGTACGATCTTTGGCCAGTGGGCGGGTCGCCAGCAGCCGGAGCGTATACGGGATCAGCAGCGACAGCGCGGCAGTTTGATGACACGACGTCGGGCGCGCTGTACCACGCAGGAAATCAGACTCCTGACACCAAGCACATGGTGTCGATGGATGCGCGCTCCACAGCAGGTACTCCGACGCTGATTTTGTATGACAGAGTGGTGACGTACGAGGCGTGTGCATTTAACGCCGGCGTCAATCAAAACATGACCAACACCCTCCCTGCTCTGCGCTACATCAGCGCAGGACAGCCAGGGCTGAAGATCATGACGACGTGTCAAACTGTGTTTGGTGCGACGGCGTCAAACTTCACACAGTTGCAGTACACAGATCAGGCTGGAGCGACTCTTCAGTCGATGCCTGTTGCGGCGTTCAACGCAATCATCGTGAGCGCTGCGGCACCTACTACGACGCTTGGCGCGCGCATCGTGTCTCCGAGCGTCACAGGTGCGACGCTCACGCAAGGTCCGTACATGCCGCTTGCGGCTGGAGACGGCGGCGTTCGGCTGATCGCAAACTACACGACGTCAGCAGCGAACACGGGCACGATGGCGTTCGTTTTGGGTGCCCCGTTGGCGACCATTCCTATCCAAGTCGCTGGCGTTACGACGTTGGTTGACTTGGTGCAGCAGCTCGTCGGCCTTTATCGGGTCTACGATGGCGCTTGCCTTTCTTTTTTGGCCTTCTTTCCGGCTGCGACTGCTGCGACCTTCGACGGATCGGTCACCGTTGCCTGGGGGTGACCTGTGCCGATTTTTCGTGGCTATCCCGGAAATGCTTCGCGGCTCACATACGATCGAGGCTTCGTAGGCTGGGCCGAGCGGCGTGGCCGCATGTTTAGCCAAACGCAGGGTATCCCCGCGTCGAGCACGAACAAGTACCGCTTGCCGATGAAGGGTACGGGCGGTTCGAACTACGTCGAAGGCGTCGTTGAAACTGTTTCGATCGTTGAAGCGTTGTTGGCGAGGCTTGATGTCTTCGCTTCGCTGAACGAAACGGCTGCCGTTTCTGATGCGTTAGCTTCGCTGTACGCCGTAAACGCTACGCTCAGCGAGAACCTCTCGTTGGCAGACGTTGTCGTTGCTGGATACAGCGCGGTCGCTGCTGCGTCTGAGACTGTCACCCAAAGCGAATTGCTTGGCGCACAAGCCGCGATGGCGACAGGTCTTTCGGAGACGGTGTCTTTCTCAGAGGCCTTGAGCGCAGGGCTGTTGTTTTTGGCGTCGGTCAACGAAGCGGTGGCGCTTGTTGAGGCTGTTGCCGCTGCGTACGGTGTTGTGGCAGGCCTCAGTGAGACTGTGGCGTTGTCAGAAGCGTCGACAACGACGTACGCCACAGCGGCGGCCGTCAGTGAAGCTGTGACGCTCTCTGACGCGACGGCAGCTGCGTACGGCACCTCGGCGTCGGTCACTGAGACGGTGTCGCTCACTGATTCGCCGACGACGGCGTACGCAGCGGCGGCCACGCTCAGTGAGAGTTTGTCTATTGCGGACGCAGTTCAAATTGTTCGCGCAGCGACCGCTTCGATCAGCGAGACAGTTTCTTCGGCTGAGACGCTCAATGCTGCGCAAGGTGTAGGCGTCTCGATCAATGAGACATGGGCCAGCGCTGAGGCTCTGGCTACGGCTTTGGGTGTTGTCGTTTCTCTGTCGGAGAGCTGGGCGTTGGCTGAAAGTTTGGCCGCGCAGTTGGTATTGGTCGCAGCGTTGAGTGAGTCGCTACCTTACTTCGCGTCGTTGGTAGCTGGGCTCAATACGACGCTGTCGCTCGCTGAGACTGTTGCGACTTCAGAGTCTTTGTTGGTGCTGCACGCCGTCACTATTCAGCTGACTGAAAGCGCGGCGGTGCTCGACGCGCTCAGTTCGCAGCTGAGCGCGGCTGAAGGGGTGGCTGAGTCAGTTGGTTTCGTGGAGTCGTTGACTGCTACGAAGGCAGCTATAGCGACACTTTCAGAAGCAGTCAGCTGGACAGCTGCGTTGTTGGCGGGCAACGCGTACGCAGCTAGTTTGGCTGAGACCGTGAATATCTCTAGCGAGAGTTTGGCTGCCTCGGTTGCGTTGTCGGTCGCGCTCAATGAGGTCTCAGCGCTTTTGGAGGCGATGCAGAGCGTTGGCGCATATGCTCAAAACCTACCTGAGACTGTTACGCAGACGGATCAATTGGCCGCTGGCTACTTGCTGTCCGTAGCGCTGTCCGAAACGCTTTCGCTCAGCGCATCGCTTAGCGCACAGGCTGCTGTTGTTTCGGCTTTGGCTGAAGCCTTGTCTATTGCTGAAGCTGTTTCTCCGTCTGTGGGTCGGACAGTAGTTGTAGCCGAGAGCGCTGTTACCCTGTCTGATGCGATCAGCTCGTCGTTTGCAGGACAAGCTGTGGTTGTTGAGAGCTGGCAGTGGATTGACGGGACTCAAGCTCAGGCGGCTCTTGCAACTATCGTCGCCGAGAGCTGGGCTTTCAACGAAAACATCACCAGCTCTAAGGGGTACATCATCGGCCTCGCTGAAGGCTGTTCTCTCTTCGCTGTTCTAGCGCCTGCGTATGCCGCGACAGCTTTTGTTTTCGAGACCGCAGCTGTTCAGTCTTCCCTAGCAACGAGTGCGGCAACGTCGCTCGGTTTGTCAGACGCGGTTGTATTGACGGATAGCCTTGATGGCTCGGTCAACGTCGCTGTTTTTGTTGGCGACTCCCAATCTGTTTCTGAAGCGCTTGGGACACGCTTTGATGCGTATCAGCTTCTCGATGAACAACCTGTCTGGTTCAGCCAGATTGACGTTCGCTACGCGGTCGAGTTGTTGCTGCCCGTTGGTGTGGGTTGGTACGCTGGGGTAGATGCGTACAGTCTGAAACAAAGCACAATCGCTGTGCTCGCCTCTGGTGAGTCACCTTTGCAGGCAGATGGGACGCCTTTGTCTCCGGCAAGCTCCAGTCAACCTGTTGTGTCGCTTGCTTCAGGTGCGCCGGCTCTCCAAGCCGGCGGCGACGCTTTGACGCCTTACGTAGTTCCGAGGTCGATTAAAAAACTCAAGGGAGGCCGCTGATGGCAATTGGAGTTCGTGTGTACTGGGAACAGGATGTCGACACTGATGTCGCCTCCTATGAAGTTCGACGCGCACCGGACATCGGGCAGCCATTGTCTTTGGTCGCAGTCGTCCCCAGCGAGGTGCCTGGACCCAATTGGTCGGCGGAGCGAAAGCGGTTCTTCTTCGACGACACGCAAGGCACTGCGCGCGACGTGTACCAAGTCACAGCTGTGACCGGGCTGGGTGTCGCCGTGGGGCAGACTGACGTCTTTTCCCCTTTTGGGCCCACTGCGGCAGCAGCGGCGTCTAAGGTCGCGGTCGATCACAACTACGGAGGACAGGACAACCTTCGCTTTGTCACAGAAAGCGGCGTTGGAATTCCTGACGCAGATGTGCGGGTGTACACCAAGCCGGACTTTGACACAGGGCGCTTCGCTACACCTGTTTACGTCGTACAGACAGACGATCAAGGTCGATGGCGCCGTCCTGCGTATTTGAATGTCGGGATGGATTACATCATCTTGATGGAGAAGCGGAGCGCGTACGTCAGTCAGCCTACGCAGATCACGGTTTGAGCTTTGACGTGCGCTGTGTAGGGTTGTTCTCATGCAGCTCGACCTCGGCAAAACGCTCGGCACGCTCGATGTGATCTCGGTGGCAGGTCTGCGCACGCGCGTAGCGTTGCCAGGACTCGGCGTCGTGTTTGACATGGGCCACTGCGACGACGTCTCGCTCGCCGCGCAGCACGTGTTCCTGTCGCACACGCACATGGACCACATGAACGGCATCTGGCAGCACGCAACGATCCAGCACTTCGCCGCACGTCGCGTCGGCACGTATGGTGTGCCGCACATGTTCGTCGGGGCGCTGCACGACTACTTTCGGGCGTGTGAGGCGCTGGATCGTGGCGGAGAGGTTGCGCGTAACGTCGTTGCGGTCGGCGACGGCGCGCGCGTACGCCTGCGACCTGATCTTTACGTCGTACCGTTCCCCACCGAGCACCGTGTGCCGTCGTTCGGCTACGCAATCGTGAGCACCAAGCGCAAGCTCAAGGACGCGTATCGCACGGCTTCGGGCGTCGAGCTCGGCGAGCTGCGCGGGCGTGGCGTTGAGGTCGACGAAGTCATCGAGACCGTTGAGTTCGCGTACAGCGGCGACACGCGCATCGAGGGTGTGACAGGTCAGTTGGTGCGTGCGGCCAAGACTCTCGTGCTGGAGTGCACGTACGTTGGGTCCGACGTACCGGTCGAGAAGGCGCGCAGCCATGGACACGTCCATCTCGATGAGATCGCGGCTAACGCCGAGCTCTTCGAGAAGACTGAGAATCTCGTGCTCATGCACTTCTCGAAGAGACACAAGGCGCACGAAATCGTCAGTCATGCGCAGCGCGCTCTTCCGCCGGCCTTGTACGACCGTACGGCTTTGACCCTGGATTCACACGCATGAACAGAGGGCTGAGGCCCGCATCTGCTTCTTTTGCCTGTGTTTCTGCCTACGCTGATAGGTATGGACTCCATCCGTCCGGGCCTGCATGGCCGCTCGCGCTTCACCGCCATTCCCACTCCCACACCTGATTCGACTGCGCAGGAGCGGCGTTGGGACGTCGAGGAAGCCGCCTTCGTGCTCTTCGGCGGCGCCCCCTGGCGTTCGTTCTATGAGAACGGCGCGTGGCACATCGCGTACGTGCGACAGCCGAACGTCACGTGGTTCGTCGCCGCGTTTGGCGACGTGGACGTGGCGATCTTCCGCGCCGTGAACGCCACGGGCGACGACACCTTCGCGGGCGTCGCCTTCGAGCGCATGAAGTAGAATGCCCTATGGCTGATTCCAATGTTGCGTGGCTTGCAGGTCTTCTTGAAGGAGAAGGCTCTTTTATTGCTGCCGTGCCTTCTGCGCGACGACCTGTACGCGTCTCTCTTCAGATGACTGATGAAGATGTGGTGAAACGTGCCGCTGCGTTGATGGGTGGCGTCAGTGTGTATTGTGCGCGCCGAAGTAAGAAGAACCCTCGTCACAAAGACCTGTATGTCGCTGTTCTGCGCGGTGTTCGCGCGGTGGCCTTGATGAAGGTGTTGCGCCCGATGATGGGAGCGCGGAGGCAAGCACAGATTGATCGCGCGCTAGCCACTGCGGGACCGGGACGTGTAATCTTGCCTCGTTCGAGTATCAAAGCAGAACTCGCACAAGGTGTATCCGCCCGTGTTTTGGCAGCGAGATACAAGGTAACGGTGCGCGCGATCTACCGCGTAAAGGCGGCGCTTGCGTAAAGATGGACCAGGAGGGACTCGAACCCCCGTAGGCTGTGCCGCGTGGTTTACAGCCACGCCCCTTTGCCGCTCGGATGCACTGGTCCGTAGCTCCGGGGGAAGGAATCGAACCCTCACAGCGAGAGCCAGAATCTCGCGTCCTGCCGTTAGACGACCCCCGGAATGCAAAAAGCAGTATCAGCGCTATTGCGCCTGATACTGCTGTCGATGCTGCGCGGGGAACTGGGCGAGGCGGGAGGGAGTCGAACCCACGACCATCGGGTTAACGGCCCGACGCTCTGCCACTGAGCTACCGCCCCGTGAAGGGATCGCTGCCGTGGGCAAACCCACGGCGGTGCGATTCTTCGAGGTGGCGAGCGAGATGGACATGGCTTCGTCTCTGGATACTAAGAATGGCGGCGTGAAACTGCGCTGTCAAGCGAATTGCGCCCACCACAACGCGACGGTGTTGATCGTCACGTGCAGAGTGTTGTCTGCGATGATCAGCAGCCACACGGCGAGCCACGGAGGACGGTCTGGGTTGTAGCCCGTGGCCGAGCACTCCTTCCACGGCTTTGGCCACGCTGAGCGGGGAGCCAAGAAGTTCTTGGCGTAGCAGAGATAGCGGGCGAGCCGCCAACGGTCGATCACGTAGTGCGACCCTCCGATGACTGCGAGCGCGCCCCATGCGTGAGGCAACCGAAGCCACAGCACCAACGGCAAGAACGCAGCGGTGTACACCAACGCGTGCGCAAGTGCAGGCAGGCTTTGGGTGGTTTTCTGCTGGGCCATCCAGTCGCTTTGGAGGACGTAGTCGCCCCAGAAGTGAAGGAGAAGCGCGAGGCCTGCTGCGGACGGCATCACGTAGGTAGAATCCCGTGCACGACGAGGTCGCGAACTTGTCCGATCGACAAGACGTACACCTCATCGACGTTGATGAGGTCGTCGATCGTGGTGAATAGTTCTTCGACGACCTTCATCTCGTTTTGCAGCACGTTGCGGTAAATTTCGCTTCCGCGCATCGCATCTCGGCCTCCTGCGCGTCGAACGGCGGCGTCCATCGCGCGCGTGGGATCGAGAAGCGAATCTTGTCCCGCGTCAGGCGTTGCTTCGACTTCTGCGGCCCCCGCGTACATGTTTGTACGTTTTTGGTAGGCCGTCAGCCCCTTCTTCAGAAGCTCCTTGAACTTCGCGCCGCTGACGGTGAGAAGGTTCGGACCGGTTGTTGTTGAACGATTTCCGATCGGATGGAAGCAGCCGGCGGCGAGGGCTCCGATGTTGGCGTGGCGTTGAATTGGTTCGTGCATGTTCGTCTCCTGATTTCAATAGTACCCCAAGGCGACTTGCCACCCAACATATGACACTTCGTGGTCTGGGTAAGCTGCGCGAGCGACACGCAGCAGGAAGTCTCGATCACCTGCGAATGCGTCGAGCGGTTTTTCAATGGGTCCTACTTCTTCTGGCACTGTGGAGCTAATCGCCCATCCTCCGTCTTCTCCGAGGTTCCAGATATAGACTCTGTGGTGCTCGACTGGAGCTGAATTCCAGGAGAAGCGCTTCAAGTCTTGTGACGTGAATGCCTTGAGCTCTGGAACTTGGACAAGGCGCTCGAAGTCGACGGAGGGGACGTAGCAGCCGAAGAACAGCACTGCTCGGGTGTAGCGTGACATGCAGCTAGTTTACCGCGTATAGACTCTCTTTGTGAGCCGCATCGCTAACAAGCTCTACGTTGACAGCCTCAAGGCCGAGCCTTGCACGGACTGTGGCGGCACGTTCCCCTCGGACGCGATGGACTTCGACCATGTGCGCGGCGTCAAGGTCGCGAACATCTCAGATCTGCTCAGCGGCACACGAGCAGTGCTCGACACGGAGTTGCTGAAGTGCGAGCTGGTGTGCGCTACGTGCCACCGTCAGAGAGAGATGAACAGGCGCCTCGACGCGCATGTCGATGAAGCTGAGGCGTTCGACGTAGCGCAAACGCTGACCGAGCTATAGCGCGCTGCGATCTGCTCCGTCAGGCCAGTCCGCTCGGACTTTGCCACAGTGCTTGCAGCACGGCATGAACTCAAACTTCGTTACACCGTCGTGGCAGTCGCACGTGCAGTCGTAATCGCGCGGCACTGTGTTTGCCGGTGGGATGAGGTGCCGATCCTTGTGCCGGGGCTTGCGTTTCTTCATGTCACTTCAACTTAGCGGCAGCGCTGCGTGCTTGGTCGAGGCTGGAATTGATTTTGTGGAAGAGCGCCTCGGGTTCATACCCCGGATGGTCCCCGCGACCCTGGAGCACGGCCTCAGCCTTCGCGTGGCAGCCGTCTTCGGTGTCGCACAGCGTGATGCCGTTGGTAGCTACGTAGCCGCCGTTCGGCATGTCTTCGCGCGGGTGGATGTGGTGCGCGTCGAGCGGAACGCCCGAAGCGCCGCACATGACGCAACGATGCTCATCTCGTTTGAACACGGCATCACGAAACGCGGCACGGACGGCTTTCTTCTTGGCGCTCATGAATGCGCAGGGTAGCGGAAGTTCCCGAAGCTGCCACCTTGTCGTTTGTGCTTGCGCAGGGCGTCGGTGACCTCCCCGCCCTTGTCGGTGAGCACGTACACTGGAAACATCCCTGTGCCGTTGTTCGTGAGCAGGCCCGCAGCTTCGGCATCCTCCAAGCAAGACCAGTCGTCGTGGTTCGGTAGCTCGCCGTCGCGTAGCCGCGTTGGGGCCGGAGGTCCCATGTGGCTGCCTTCGTGCGCGTGCGCAGGGTGCAGCTTTGGATCGCAGCGCATGTGCTGCTTGTTTGGCACGCCCTTGTGGTCGGTGATGCGCGTCTCGATGTACGCGAACGTCGACCAGTGGTCTTTGCCCCATTGGGACATTGGGATGGGAGCCGAGGGCATAGGGCACCTGTGTGAAGGTCACTGCATCAGGCCGTGCTTGAGCAGCACTCCGCGCACGACGCTGTGGAAGATCGTGTCCTTGAGGCGCTGGGCCGGCGGCAGCTGGGCGTATGGCAGCATGCACGGGTGGGTCTTCTCGACGGGATCTTCGACCTCGCCGTAGCTCCAGCCGTGCTGCGCCTTGAACGTCAGCCAGCCCTCGTGGCTCGCTTCCGGCGTGTTGCCCGCGAGGATGCCCTCGACGCCCGCGCGCACGCTGCGCTTGAGCTCGTCAGGGCAGTCCTCCCATGCAGGCTTGACGGCTTCGTCGAGCGCCTTGCGGTACTCGTTGTTCATGGTGTGTGCGGTCTTGGCCGCCAGCTCGATGATGTCTTCCTTCGTCATGGGCTCGGTCCTTTCGTAATGCTCCACGAACTTGTGGAGGTACTCCTGTCGATACGCTTCGCGGCTGGGGTAGTCAACGTTGAAGACCTTGGCGACGTAGCGGACGTCGTCCCACTCTATGTCGCAGGCGATAGACGCGAGGAGCTGGACGCGTACAGGACGGAGGATCTGATGTCCAAACATGAGACTTGATCAAGTTTACCTCGTAACGGAAACTACTACCACCATGAACCCTGAAGCACGCTCCATCTATCAAGCCCGCCACCCCAACTCCGTCCTCGTGACGCCCGAGTTCCCGCACTGCGCCGCTGCGCTCAACGCGCTGTTCGATGGCGACATGTGGGAGCGCGACGAAGACGTCGACAACGGCATGTTGTCCGAGGAGGTCGATCTCTCTTCTGACGAAGCCCTCAAGAACTTCCGTGCAGGTCCAGCTGAGAAGACGAGCCAGCGTCTGCGCTGGCGCGCGCCGACGGAGACACTGCGCGGCCCCGCGTCGCTGTGGAAGGAGACCCACGAAGTTACGCCCACGGAGACGGCGCTGATGGCGGCACTGCGCGCGCAGCGCGACGATGGCGCGGTAGACGCTGAAGAGGCGGCGAAGACGCCACCTCCGCAGTCCTATACGGCGTACAAGCTCGTCTTTGAGCTCGACCGCCTGACCGACAGCGACTTCCAGACGATCACGCGACTCGCCGATCGGCACAACGCTTCGATGGGTGTCGAGGCCGCCGGTGACAAGATCCTGCTCCAGCTGGCGTTCGTGCGATGATCACGCGCAACGAGCAGTTCTACCGTTGCGCGCTTGCGGAGCTGAAGGCCTACCTCGATATGTTTCTTGACGGGTCCCTTTCTTTTGGCGACGCCTGAAGGTATCTTCCTCAACCAGGAGACTTTACACACCATGCTGGAACTCAAGATCCAACTCAAGATCGGCAAGAACGTCTACTCGATCTCCAAGGTCGGCGACAAGGTCACATACTGGGCGTTGGCAGACAACAAGAAGCTCGGCCGGCAGGTGGCCAGCAAGGTCGAGGACGTCGCGACCCTGAAGAAGCTCCAGGGCGTCTTCGCCAAGATCGAGAAGGCCGCTACAGCCTGAGAACTCCCGCGTGTAACGCGGTACAAGTGTGCGTTCGAGCGTGTGGCTCGCGAGCATGGTGCTCGCGGGCCACACGCATTTAGGAGGAGCACACATGGAGAAGATTGATCTGAATGGGCACGTAGTCAGGGCTGAAGTTTTGGAGCGCGACAGCAACGGTGACCCGCAGCGCATTCGTTATGAGGGGGCGGAGTTGATCAAGCAGGTGCATCATTCTGAATTCGGCCCGAAGCCCCGCTGGTTGATGACGATTGAGTTGTCTCCGCTCGAAGCGGCTCACGCCTTGTTGAAGGAGGACTACAAAGCGGACGTGAGGCTGATCGCAGACGACGTCCGCGAGCGCGTCAAAAGTGGCGAACTCGATACGCGCCGAGGTATCGAGCGGTTCATCCACGAAAGCTGCGATGGCAGTTCGCGGCTGCAAAACACTGCGAATCAGCGTAGTGTGTTGACGTACACAGATAACATCGAGGCCGCACAAGAGGCTGGCTCTGATCTAGCTTATGCCGCTTTTCTCGCGTTCCAGGCTGACGTGTACGAGGAGCTTGGCGACATCGACGAGTTGCTTCAACCTGATGAAGAGGACGAGGACGATGAAGACGACACGGCCTAGTACCCCGGAGCTAGACAAGCTGCGCGCGGCGAAGGAGGACTTGGACTATGTCAGCCTCAACAACTTCGTTGATTGGTTGAGTGCTAACGGCTGGGCGCTCTCGGCGAAAGATCCTTCGCACCCAGTTCCACATAACTTTGATCAGCTGTTCGCGCTCTACGCGCAGATCGACATGTCGAAGATCGACGAAGAGACACGGGAGGTGGTCGACTGGCACTCTTCTCGTTCGACGCCGGACCCTTTTTCCACTCCGTCAAAGGACGAACTGTGACAAAGCGCACAGATACGCCTTATACGCCGTAAACCTGGGTTGCAGCGCGGTACAAGAACATAGACAAGAATGTACCTGCCCACCAAGGAGGACAACATGAACTCACTGATCAAAAAGGTCTTCACCCTCTGGATCATCTGCACGTTGCTCGCCGCTTGCGGCGTTGCGACCAGCCCTCTCGATGAAGAAGAGATGGGCGACGCCTCTTCGGAGGCTCAACCGATCGTCACTGACGACGCGGCTGTGCAAGCGGACGCGGCACCTACGGGGGACGCGGCTTCTGCGCCGGACGCGCGCGAGGATGCCTCCTCAGCTTGCAACGGCTGCTTTCTGGGCGCGACCTGCGTCCCCTCCACGCCCGTGGCGTGCGGATCGAACTCGGCGTGCGTGCGTTGTCCGGCGCCGAGCGTTCCTGAATGCCAAGAAGCCACTTGCGAAGGGGGTGCGTGCGGCATTCGCAACCTTCGTGACGGCACCGGCTGCACCGGCGGGGTCTGCGCTCGCGGCGCTTGCAATCGCTGTGGCACCAACGACACTGAGTGCTGCGTCGCTGGTAATCGTTGCAATCCTGGACTGACGTGCGTCGCGGCAGCGGGCAGTACTTTCCAGTACTGTATCGGGTGCGGAAGTGCGGGACAGGCGTGCTGCGGCAACGGCGTTGGAACCGTGACCAGCGGAGGCAGCATGCTCGTCGCCCGCAATCCAGGCGGCACGTGCGGGGTTGGCCTCTCGTGCAACGCTGAGGGGGCTTGCACGTGCGGCGGTGTTGGAGAGGCGTGCTGCACTGGCGCAGTGTGCCGGGAAGGTCGTTGTCGGCGCGACGGGACATGCGGGGTCTGAATGCTGTATCAAGAAGCCTTCGCGGAAGCCGCAGGGGCTGTGCTGCGGACGGGGCGAGAGTACGGCATCGAGCGCAGAGGGGATGGCTATGCCGTGATCATGCTGCGCGCACCGGAGAATCGAGCGGGTCATGAGCTGCGATGTGAGGTGGTGACGCTGAGCATCGCGCGCACGTGGCTCGCTTCTCTACAACGTATTCACAAAATCGCCACTGAAGTGCGCGCGTGGCTTGCTGCGTATCACTGCCTTGGCGGAGAGATCTTCCGCCCAGGTCCGCCGGACAGCAACATCGTGCTTGTCATGGACTTCGAGGCTTGCCCGATCTTGGGATACCTCGATCAACACAAGTACCCGGACTTAGTGCACGATCTCTTCTCGCGCCTCGATAAAATGGGGTTGAGGGTGCAGCGGGGCGCAACTTTTAACGAACTGTACGTTTTCAACAAGGAGCCTGTTGCTGGCTGAGGACCTACCTCCGTGTGATCCGAAAATTTACGAAGAAGGGGAGGTTGTTTTCGTCACTCACACATTGTTCGCGACCGACGTAGAGGCGTGGGTCAAGAAGCTCGCAGAGGCGAGTGGCCAGCCCGTGGACTGGCACTACGTCGCGGGACGCGTGGTGATCAAAGCTCTCGGAGACCTCTCTAAGGTGAAACAGGCTATTCAGGCTCTGATGCCGGAGCATGACGCCGCCTTCGAGAAGAATCTCAGGCTCTACACCGACTTGGAGCGCCCTGCTTCACGCCCCGAGTGGTGGGCTGAACTTTCCACGCAGTAACAACAAGCACAACAAGGAGAACAGAATGAACAGCCAGCTGAATCAAGTCATCTACATCATGCGAGGGCTGTCGGGGATGGGTAAAACCACGAAGGCTAGGGAGCTCGCAGGTACGCGAGGCGACATCGTCTCGGCCGATCACTACTTCACCAAGGCGGGGGAGTACCAATTCGATCCTTCGAAGCTCGCAGAGGCGCATGGGGACTGCTTCCGACGGGCGATGCACTATCTGGATGCCCGTGACTCGCAGTGCATCGTCATCGACAACACCAACATCTCGAACATCGAAGTCGCGCCGTACGTCTTGCTCGCGCAAGCCTACGGGTGGAAGCACAAGATCATCGCGCTCTACACGGAGAGCGCCAGCATCGTTGTCGAGTGCGCGCGCCGCAACGTGCACGGGGTGCCGACCGAGACCGTCTTGGACGCCTACGACCGTTACTTGCGAGAGATCGCAGCGACGCCGCCGTGGTGGAACCAGGACATCCTCACGCCGAACGTGGAGCTCGACTATGCGCGATGACATCTACAAGATTTTCCGCCACGAGAACAAAGTGGTGGTCCTGTCTTACGACATCGACCCGCTCGACCCGCGCGGGCACTGGGATCAGAGCGGAATCTTGTGGTGCTGGCATCGGAACTACAACAAGTTAGGTGATCCCGACACCGTGAAGCGTTTCAACACACGCTTCGACAAAGACTTGTTCGACCCGAGCAAGCACGAGAGTTGGGGAGCCATTGCGGACGCTCTTTACAAAGAACACAAAGCAGTCACTGTGCGCAGCGTGTTCTTGCTCGATCACAGCGGGCTTCGGTTGTCTCTTAGCGACTTCAGAGACCGCTGGGATTCAGGTCAAGTTGGCTTGATCTGGTACCCGCGCGAAGGGCTCAACGCCTTGGGCTACAAACGTGCGACAAAGCGCGCAATTGAAAAAGCCGATGAGGTCTTGGAGTCGGAGATCAAAGTTCAAGACCACTACATCTCGGGCGCCGTCTTCGGTTGGCAGCTCTACGAGAACGTGAACTTGAACGAAGACCGCCTCAGTAGACTGACGCCGAGCGAGTCTTGTTGGGGCTATTACGGCTACGACGAGGAGAAAGCGATGCTCGAAGCCGCGCTCGGCAGCTCTGAGGCCGCGAAGTCGGCTGAGGAGCTTCCCGAGCGCGACGCGCGCGAACTTGCTGCCGCTTGATTGACCTTCCTGGACTTTACCGCGTACGGTAAGTTCCATGAAGGTCAAACTGCACAACACTCATCCCGACGCAGCCAACGCTACTGACGCAACTATCAAGGCGCTCCCTGGCGGCACATATGCGCTGAAGCGTCTCCCGAATGGAGACGTCGACATCAACACGGAGGGCTTCGTCGAAGTCGAGGCCTCCAATCCTGACTTCCTGAAGTTTGCTTGCTTGCGGCAGGGTTACGTGGCAGAAGTGCGGGACTGATTTACGGGAGCGAAAGGCTTCGACGTGGAGAACTAGGTCGAGATTGCGTCATAGGAATAGACCACCTCACGGTCTACGTAGAAACGCGAACGACAACGCGTCCGTCCCGCAGCAGCTCGCTGCGTGACCGTCCCGCCGGAGGTACTCCTGGATCTTCCGGCAGGGGCGTCAACAAACCGGGATAGCGAGCGCGGGCGGTGCAGCCTACGCAGGCGAGACACTCAGCACCAAACCAGACGAGACCCTGCCCGTGGGGATGCTCGGAGGGAGAAGAGACACGCGGGACAGGTGACGTAGACGTCCGATCGAACGCTTCGCGGACCCGGGTTCGATTCCCGGCGCTTCCACCCCTTCGTTCGCTTCGATGGGATCGACGGCCGCCTCGGGCATGGTGCTCGGGGCGGCCGTCGGCTTTTCAACATCCAGGAGTTCAATATGCTCTACGCGATGGCAGCCTTCGCCTTCTTCTTCATCCTCGTCGCGGTGCGCTTCTACCGTGTGCTCGACCCCGTTGCGGCCGACTTCAATCGAGCTCAGATTTTGCAGTGGGTTTGTGCGGCGCTCAGCGTGATCAGCATCGTGCCGTTGTTGTACGCAGGCGGCGTGGGTCATCCGCATCCTGTGCTTCTTGCGGTCTGGCTCGGTTCCAGCGGCGCCGTCAGCATCGTGATGTTCACGTTGCAGACCAAGTGGTACTTGACCAAGGTGCTCGCGCTCCTACTCGCGGTTTCAGGCCCGCTGTTGGCGCTGCGGGTGGTTCATGTCATCTGAAGCGTGAGCGTTGGACACGCCTCAGCTCCGTGCGCGGGGTCTAGGCGGCGCTGTTTCTTTGGGTGTTCGAGGGGGCGCTGCCCGTTTTTTTGGCTAAAACCCTATACTTGTGTATGCGCCGCTTTCCTCTGCTCTCGTCTTCGACTGGCTCTGCTCGTGCGTACAGATTGGCGGATTCGTTTTCGTATTTGCGGAATACACTGACGGTAGAGCAGGGACGGTTTCCTCCGTACGTGAGCACACCTGATTGGGTACCAGACTCGATCCCTTCGACGCTATTTTACTACGACAATCGTTCGAGGCTTGAAGGGCCTCTGTCCTCCATCGCGGACCGTTCGAGTAATGGTTGGGGTTTGAACACGCATGCGACGGCGTCACGCCAACCAGAAGGCTACTTGCGGCACTGGGAGTTCAACGGCCAACCGGCGTTGGCGTTCAATGCTGCTGCGTCTTCGTACGCAAGAGACGAGACCGCTGGCGCGTTGACTCGGGCGAAAGTGCTGCATGCGCCTGGAGTCGCAATTGCGGTCCTTTGTAGCGTGTTGTCTGATGGACAAGTTTTGGGTACGTGGACAATTGGCACTAGCAACATGAACGCGGTGAGCCTCTACGGCACCAGTTTGGGGCTCGCTTCTTCTGCGACTCTGTCTTGGGCCGTGACTAGCCGTCCGGGTGTTGTTCACTTGAACGTATCGACACCGGCCGGTTGGGCCCGTCCAGGTGATGTGGTGTTCGCTTCACTCATCCACCGTTCGAACCGAAGTTACGCCGTAAAGTTTGTTCGGGCGCCGCGCTGGCCCGGTGACCCGGGAGCCACGTACACGGCAACTGGGACATCTACAGGGACAGTCGACGCTGGAGATTCAGATTACGGCTTGACGCTTGGCGGGAAGGCGGATCTTTCAACATTCACTTCTTCGCGCATTTATGCGGCGTTGGCTTGCGTGGCGGGTTCAACGACGGACGCAGACTTCGCGAAGTTGGAAGCGACTTGGGTTGATGCAACGACAGTTCCTTTTTTGCCGTTTGCGGTGGATACGCCGATCACCAGCACGCACCTCGGAGACGGCACGCATGGGGATGTGACGTATCACGACATCGCAGGCAAAGCGCTTCGTGTTTTGGAGGCAGGCGTAGCCACAGAGCTCGGAGTGCCATTTCCGCTGGCGAGGGTTGGCGTAATCGGGGACTCTCGTCCGGCGGGTGCCGGGATCACGGGCGTCACTCTCGGTGTGAACGACATGCGCACTGTTGTACAAGCAGGGAGCTTCCCTTATACGCGACAAGCAGTGGGGCCTGTGGACGACGGGACTGGAACTGCTTGGAAGTTTCACTTTGCACGAAGTGGCTACGTCACGCGTACGAACGGAGGTTCTCCGGGCCACTCGCAAAGAACACCTAGCGGGACAACGATCGATAATTGGTGGGGGGCAGGCAAGGCCTATAACTCAACCAGTATTGTTTCCTGGTTTCTTGGTGTGAACGATTTGTCGCGGCCGGCAGAACGAGACTACGTAGATGAATTCGTTCGGATGAACGAGTACATTCGTACGAGCGCCTTGGGGGCGGCGCAGTCTGGCCCTGGTGTCGCTCTGTTGAATGAGCCGATTACCGGTACGACAACGAACGGTACGATGCAGTACTTGATCCGCGCGCGAAATCGCGGCTATCACGCGGCTGTTCGTTACTTGCGGACACTCATGCCTGTTCAGATGGGGAACTTGAACGACACGACGTACTTCCCTTGATCAGCTCCAGCCGCTGGAGGGTCGCGCAGTGCAGCGAACAACGCCGGCGGCGTTCACTGTCACGATGATGGCTTGATTTGGGAGTAGAGGAAGACGCAAGTCTGTCAAGGAGAAGTGAAGAGGCGCCGTTGTCAGCGACGCAGCAAAGTTCACTACGCTTTCGCCGCTTCGCGCATCGAGGGCTTCTGTGACGTTGGTCACACGGACTTCGATGCTCAGAGGAGTGGCTGCGCCATCGAAGGCCCCTTCGATTGTTTCGACGTACCAAGGTCGGCTCTGTTCGAAGAAAAACAAGCCTCCGTTGACGTTCGCAGCTGGAGCGAAACGATAAAGTCCTCCTTTGGCGCTGAGAGGGTCGAGGCCTCCGGTCAAGTTTGTTGCAGCAAGCCCTGCCGTAAGGGTGCCTGCTGCAACAATGTCCGCGAGCACAGGCAACGGTTTGTGAGGTAGGTAGTTGTTGATTGCGTCGCAAACTTCTTGCGCTGTCGCAGTGATGCCGCCGCCATTACGGCGCAGAATGACTTGCGTCGTCACTCCATCTGCCAGCAGTTTGACCGACGTAGACGGGATGATCAATCCAGCTCCGACGTCAACGAGTGCGACTTTCAGATCATTGCCTGCCAATCCAAACCGCCGAGCACGGAAACGAATCTGTACGCCTCCGACACTATAGAGAAGACGGGCGTAGCCGAGAGGGGAGCCGTTTGCAGTGCCGGACCCCGTGAGGACGTGTTGGATCGCTACAGATGATCCGTTCTCCAGGTAGTACATGCCTAAGTGTAGGTTCCTGCGTGTACCCCGTAAAGTACTTACGCTTAAGCGTGCCTGTTCGACATCGGGAACGAAACACTTCACTGTCGCGTCAAGCCCCTCACGCACAGCGCACACATAAAGCAGCCATACGGGCGTTGCTGGATCGTGCGAAACAGCAACCCTGTGCGCGATGCAAACAGGTGCTCCCGATCTGTTGCATGCAGTTCGATCATCTCCCAGGCACACACAAGCGCTTCAATCTCAGTGAGGCGCGCTGCGGGGCGATCCCTCTGCGGGTTGTATTGCAAGAATTGAAGAAGTGCGAGGTCGTGTGTGCAAATTGTCACGCGATTCGCGAGGACGAAAGACGCCGACGCGTCCGCGCCTGACGAGGTTTGTCACCCGAGTGTGACGCGTCCGCTGCTGGGCGGACCCTTTGGCATGTCCCCAGGCATTGCGACGCGCACGCGGCGCTGGAGGTGCTCGGTGATGTCGGTCTCGTTTTCGTACGAGACGACGAGCACGTCCTCAGCGACGGGCAGCACGCCGCTCGTCTCCAGGTACGATCGCACGAGGCGACAGTCCTGGTAGTAGACCCCCAGCCCCCAGCCGATCTGGTCGCGGAACGCCCACCCGATGCCGAAGAGGCGCTCTTGTCCGAGGCCGCCAAGCGAGCTGCGGTGCAAGTTCTCGACGAACGTCTTTAGCTGCGTCTCCATGCGCGGCGCGCGTGTCAGGACGCGGCGGATCTCGATGCCGCGTTCCAGGCCCGGGGAGAAGGAGCGGCAGCCCGTGACCATGCCGAAGACCGCGTTCTGGCCCGCGCTGTCGTACTGGGGTCCGCCGATGAATACCAGCGCGTTCTGAACCTCGAACGGCTGGATTTGGGATGGGTCGATCTCGTTGGCGTTGCTCATGCCGACGAAGCTACCACGTTCGGGCGACTTGTCTAAGTATGCAGCTTGCCGGTCTATCCCGACTGTCACCCCGCTGATCACAGTTCCCAGGGGTTGGGACGTCTACGCGGATCAGTCGCGCTCACGGGGTTGTAGGCCCACTCTCCCGCTCTGATTGTCGTCGAGGCTGCGTCGTGCGGCGCAACTACAGGCCACTGACAAAAGTGAGGTCAGCTTACTTGGCAGTCTTTACGGCGTCAAGTCACTGGGCAGTAAGGGCCCCGCTTTCCTGTTGAAAAGTCCGTGCGCTGCCCGCTACCTTTCCGATATGTCTGCAACGCACATGCTTGTTTTGCTGGCTGACATCACTGTGCAGATGGTCGGCGGTTGGCTGGCCGCAGTGTTCGTCGCAGGCGGCGTGCTCTGGGTCCTCTTCTTGCTGATGGTTCGAGGGTTCTGGGACAAGACAGGCAAACCTCTGGTTAAAGACCTCATTGTGTCGATGAATGCAGAGCCGGACAACGTCAAGAAGCGTTGGGACGAGATCAACACCGTCGTTCAGGCGTGGCACAATGCTCCTGAGCAGATCAAGATCCGCACTGAATTCGTCAAAGGTGTCATCGACAACGAAGTGCGGCGCGATGACGGCGTGATTCACACGGACATTACAACGAAGGTCACGGCGTTGGAAGCTGATCTCGCCAAGAAGATCGACGGCATGGCAACCAAGTTTGATAAGTTTCAGGAGGCGCAGGAGCACCGCGACAAGGAGCACCGTGAGCTCAGTTCGCAGGTCCTCGCCAAGCTCGCGCGCATGGAGGGCTCGCTCCAAACCATGACGGGGCGTAAGTTCAGCGGAGGACTCACTGGAGAGAGTTATACGGCGCTGCCTGCGCAGCGTCCGCTGAAGCCCGGAGGTTCTGGTTCATCCTCTGAAGATTGAGCGAGGCGGCAGCGTTGGGCGATGCCCAAGTTCTAGCTTCGCTACACTTTGTCTTCGAGATGTATCCGAGCGCTATCGGCCACAAGTTTCTCGTTCAGTACGCGGTGTCCGGCTCCGGTGCCTTTGATGGCACTGAGTATGGTCGCGCGCGTCTGACGGTCGATCCTGGCCTTGGGCCTAACGCGATTGTTTACCTCGCTTCGAAGCTCTACGGCACCGCGTCCAACGCGCTGACCGTGGAGTACGTCGACGCGGGCGCAGGTGTGCCGGTGAGCGCGACTACGGTCACGCAGGTAGGCGCGGCGATCCGTGTACTGTTGCGCCGAAGTAACGTCGCAGTACTCGCAACCGCCGCAGAGGTTGCGGACGCGATCAACGCCTTTACCGCGTACAGTTCGCCCGGCTTCGCCATCGCGGCGCGCGCAGGGGGCACTGGAGGCACTGTTGTCGCGGCGATCGGACCGTTGACGTTCACTGGAGGGGCTGACCCAACACGAATTGGGTCACAGTTTCTCTGGACCGTTCCGACTAACGGCAACGCTGGTTTCGTGCAGCTGGAGAACCCGTTTCCAATGTGGATTCTTGGCTTCTCTGCTCGCTTCAGCGTGTTGCTGCCAGGTCCGTTTACGGTCTCGCTTGCGCGCGTGCGACTGGAGCCTGATCTGACGCCGATCCTCAGTGAAGCGGTCAACCTCTTTGTCTTCGGTGGTCTGACTCCTAGCGCGGTCGACATTGCGTACACCGACGTGAAACAGTTGATCCATCCCGGGCAGGGCATCCTCGTGACTACGAGCGCACCGCTCGCGGGTTTCTTCAACCTAGACGTGATGCGGGCCGCCGAGTTCCCGTACGCTTGAGGACCATGAATTCCTACGTGTATCTCCTGAAGTCTGCCAACGAGCAGCTCGGCTACGCCGCTCAGTCGCCGACCTCTATCACGCCGCGAAACAACGCCCCTGGGGCGCCCGCACTGCCTCCGGCGCCATCTGTCGCGCCGACGACGGCTGCGCCCCCGCCGTCACCCAAGACGAGCGGCTTGCTGGACGATGTCGAGATCGCGCTCCGTCGGCGCCGATTGGCGAACGCCGCGCGCGACTCTGCCCTCGCCAGCGCTGAGCCGATGGCTGAGCGCTACCGCACGGCGCGCAACACCGCGCTGAAGGGTCTCGGCCTTCACGGGCTCGGGCTTGGGCTCGGTGGTCTCGCGATCTACGGCGCTGGGCGGCACCTCCTGAATCGCGCGACACAGCCACAGCATGCGCCATCATCTGAGGACTTCGACGCAAGTTACGGCGGGTAGTACTCTTGGGGTATGCCTGTCATCGGCTACCCGGTTTCGTCCACGATCCCCACGCGCGCTGAGGTCCGGCGCTTCATGCGCGACTATCCGGGTCCGGTCAAGGACACGGGCGTCCTGAACGTCCTCCTCGACACCGTGGAATTCTCGGACGCAGACATCGACGCCGCGCTCGGGCACGCGGTTGACCTCTACAACGTCATGACGCCCATGACGAACCTCGGCATGGCGGCTATTCCACGTCCGTTGATCCTCTACGGCGCAATCTCGCACCTGATGATCTCCGAAGGTATCCGTCAACTTCGCAATCAAGCCACGGTGCAAGACGGCAACGTCCAGCCGATCGGTATCGACGACAAGCAGGCCCTCTACCAGCAGTGGGCCGACTGGATGCGCAACCAGTTTCTCACGATGACCCGCGCCGTGAAGACGCAGCGCAACATGGAGGCGGCCTGGGGCGGCCTCAGCTCTGGCTACCTTAACACCTCGCGCAGCCACGGCTGAAACTTGCGGTAGTTTACCGTACGCGGTAAACTGTCTCCATGTTCACCGCCAACGACTTCACCGGTCCCGTCCGCGCGCCCGCGCCACTCTTCACCGTCATCCAGGATGACGGCGAGTGCCAGCAGGTGCGCTGCGCCTGCAACTACGTCTTCACCGCGAGCTGCGCGCCCGAAGAGAACGTCGTGTTCTGCGTCGAGTCTAAGGCACTGCACCCGCAGTGCCCGAACTGCTCGCGCACGACAGCCGTTCAGCCGGAGGGAGCGTGATGCCGGAGCTGATCTACGACGACGATGCGCTCACGCTGACAGCGTACCCGGACCCTGACGCAGCCAACTACGCGAGCATCATCTTGCTCCATGGCGCGACGGGGCCTGTGCATTACGCGGGCGCGTGGGCCTCGGGCCTTGCGCCCGGCATCTGGTCTGTCGGTGGCACGGCTGATCGGTTGGCGCGCAAGGGTTTCACCGTGTTCGTGCCCGAGGCCGAAGAAGGCGCGGGGCGTTCCGGGGATTGGATCGGGCGTGCGGCGCGCTGGGCTTGCGCGCAGCGTTGCGCCGCGCCCGCGATTGTTGGCTTCTCGTTCGGCGGGTCGTCGGCGGTGCTGCTCGCGCGACACGCGCAGGACACGACGACGGATCGCTCCTTTCCGTCGGTGCCCCTTGGACCGATCTACTTGCTCGACCCGGCGCTGCGTAGCCTCGCGGTGCGCGAGAAGTTGGAGGAGCTCGACTGGCCGCTCACCGTGCTCTTCGCTGCGAGCTATCGCACACGAGGGCGTGGAGCCTTCGCGGGCCATGCGCGCGCACGCGTCACGCGCGTGGCAGACACTGCGCACCGACACTTTGCGCAGCCATTCGGCTTGCCCGGCGACCTTTACGCCGTTGTCGAACCAGGGGTCTACCGCGCGCACCGCGCGTTGGAGCGTGCTCTGGGCGTATAATCGTCTCGTCATGCCTGACGAGACGCCTTCTCCGCCCGACGTTACGCCTGAGTCCGAGGCGCATCCTTCCGTTCTGCACGGGCGACTGCCGTTGCTGCTCGCGACTCTCGCGGCGACCGGCGCAGGTGCGGGCGCCTACCGCCATCTGCGGCGTCGGCGCTTGAGCGCTGATCCGGCGATGCGCGCGCTCCAAGAGCAGGCTGGAGGTAAGTTCACGCGCGTGCTTGCGGGCTCGGGCAAAGAGCGTGGGCGCGTCGGACGGTTCCTTGATCGCCTGCTCGAAGCTGGCGGTGGCAACGTCGCGTATGAGAAGGACCTCAAAGCGCTCAAGGATCAACTTGGGCACAAACCGGAGATCTCGGGCGCGCTGATGCACCGCAAGCGCACCGGTTCGGCCTACGCCACGGGTGACGTGAATCTCGCGTCGAATCAGGCTGCGAAGGACATCCACGAGAAGCTCAAGAACGACAAGTGGCGGGAGTACAAGCTGATCGAGAAGACGACGCCCGGCGCGATGGGGCGCAGCGCGAACGTCAAGCACATCCTCGCAGACATGGGCTACCCAGAGATTCCGACGGACCCCGCTGCGCGCGCGGAGATGCTCGACAAGCTCCAGACGAAGCTCCGCACCGACTACGGCAAGGGTTTCCTGCTCAAGGACACGCGTTCGGCCGAGACGGGTGGGGCGTTTCCGACGGAGAAGCACGACTTCAAGGACCTGCTCGATCGCTGGACAAGCTCCGGCTATCACGCGGACAAGGCGCGGATCATGGAGGAGAGCGGCTTTGGACGTCTTGGCTCAGCAAACCGCAAAGCGCTCAAGACGAAGCACTTCGACACTTACTCCGGGCGCGTCATCGAGAAGTTGCTGAACAAGCCAGGGTTTGTCATGGTTCAGGAGAAGTTGCCGCTAGAGCAGGGCTCGGCGCTCGGGCAGCTGGTCGGTAAGCTCAAGGGCAACCCGTCGACCAAGGAGATGCGAGTACACGTCATCAACGGCGCAGTCGTGCCCCACGCCACTGTGCCTCGATTTGACCCTGCGATGCTCGCGACGGGACACCGACACATGCGCGGAGCTGAGGACGCGGCGCGCGAGATTGTGGGCAACTTGCCCAAGAAGTACCAGGGTGCAACCTTCGCCATGGACATTGCACCAGTGCGCAACCCTGCCACGGGCAAGATCGAGTACAAGACGATCGAGACCAATCCGTCTGGTGTCAGTGGGATGTTGTACGCCAAGAACAACCCCCTCGCTGGCGTCGGACTGCATCGCGCGTTCACCGGCCGACACAGTCGCCCTGTGGCCGCTGTTGGAGGAGGTCTCGCGGGTGCGCTCGCCGGCGCGGGCACGTACGGCGCGGCGCACGCTGCCGCGCGCCCGGCCTCTCCCGAGACGCCTGAGCAGGAGTCCGTGTGATGGCTTTACCGCGTAAGACGTTCCAGGGCACGACCTTCATCATCGACCGACCGAAAGGCACAGTGAAGGTTTGGCCGCGCCCTGACGGGGGCGAGAAGCGCTTCGTTTACCCGTGCGACTATGGCTACTTCCCGCGCCTGAAGGGGGAAGATGGTGAGGGTCTCGATGCGTTCGTCGGTGACGACGCGAACGGGCACTACGAGGTGTTTCAGAAGCTCAAGCCGCGCGACGGTGGCGGCATGGAGCTCGATGAGACGAAGTTTCTCGTCGGGGTCTCGAACGCCGAGCGCGAGGCGATCTATCGTCTTTACGGCGACGAGATTCACGCGCGCCGGGTGTTTCGGGACATGACGCACTTGCGCGACGCGTTGGAGAAGTTCGAGCCGAAGAAGAAGGAGCGCTACGTGAAGACGGCACAGAGGGGTACTCGCAATGACGCGCCGCGCCGACTCGATGGTTTGGCTGCGCACTTCGCTGCGCGCATCAAGCGCGCCGCAGCCGCTGAGCGTGGGCTGGTCGCGGCGGCACGCAAAGAAGCGGCGCTCAAGACCGTGCTCGCGCGCTACAAGCTGAGTGATCTCAAACAAGCGGACATCGACAAGTTGATCCGGGGGCACGTCGTCGCGCTGCCAAACACCGGACGCCAGACTCCGGCGGAGGAGGCGTTGATCGGCGACCGCCTTTCGCGCGTCTTCGCCCGTGCCGACGCCAAGACGCAACCCACCGGCGAGGAGTCTTCGATTGGGCAGACGCCCCTCGAAGGCGGCGTGACGCTGTGAATCTGGAGAAGCTCGCGCGAGTCCGCGCCGCACGCCGCGTCGTCGACCTCTACCTCAAGACGGCGAGTCCCGAGCTTGTGCAGCGTGCGTTCCCAGCGCTTTCGGCGGCGTTCGACTCCTACAGCGCTGTGCGTGACCAAGAGCGGCAAGCTGCTCTGGCTCGGCAGTTCGCAGCGTTTCCTGGCCTGATGGCCGAACATACGATGTCGAACCAGGGCCTGATGAGCAACAGCAATCTTGGACAAGTTTTGTCCTCTCCGTCGACACACCCTCATCATCGACGCCACCGGCACCATTCGGGTTAGACTCCAGATATGCACGACATCCCCTTCGACGTCTGCCTTCGTTGCCGCCAGACGCGAGTGGTGCCGGCCTTTAGCACCACACCGGTCACGCCGCGCTGTGCTTGCGGGGAATCCGATCGGTCCAGCGGTGTCGACTTCGAGCAGGCCGTTGCCGACGCATACGAGGCGTTCGCGACGGAGTGCGACGGCGAGGACTCGCGCCAGACGTTGCTGCGCATGCAGCACTTTGCGTCGAGCGCCGGGGCCGCGCTCTTGGAAGGTAACACGAAGCTCTATGTCTCTTGCCTCGTCAGCAATGCCGCGCTGTCCCGTCTACTGACGGCGCGCGCACTTACCTCTACGGAGACTGATGATGTCGACGCGAACATGGCTGGCGCGCCTGCGCGCGATCCGTAAGGTTGCTGCCGAGTACGGCTTCGACGGCGACGCGTTGGCTTCCATTGGCGCGGTCGCGCGATCACCTGCTCCCCAGAGTTCGCTCGACAAGGACCGAGAGCGGCAGAACCAGCGCGACGGCATCACCCAAGCGTTCACCTCGAATGCGGCGATGGACCGCGTCGTTCCTTCCCACACGCCCGAACCTGGGGTAGTTCATAGGCATGTCGGATGAGCTCAAGCCCGGTGCCTTCTTCGACCTGTACGGCGTAACCGCCGACGATGGAGGGAATCTCGACCCGCGCGAGCCGCACGTCGTGCAGGTCATGGCCGTCGAGACGAGTCACGTCCTCGTCGAGTACGTCACGCAGTTCTCGACGTACGGCGACCGCCTCCGCCGCTGGGTCTCCCGTGCGCTCTTCCACGAGCGCTACGACGAGCACTTCGCCGTCGCGGCACACCCGATTGACCCCTCGTTCGTTGTCGGTCGAATGGCGTCTGAGCGCGACGAGGTGCGACGCCTCCAGGCGTCCGGCGGCGACCTCACCCGCTACCTCGCGAGCGTCGAGCGGGCCCTGACCGATGCGCAGGCTCAGCGCGACGCGGGAGGCCGCTGATGGCCGCCGGCAAGCTCACCGTGGCCTGCGGTCCGATGTTCTCGGGCAAGACCGAGGAGCTGCTGCGCCGCGTGCGCCTCGCGTTCCACGGCGACGTGGGCGCCCAGATCTTCTCGCCCTCGACCGACACGCGCCGTGAGGGGCGCCTGATCTCGCACGCGGGCACCGACCTCGCTGATCTGCACGTGCCCTTCCAGGTCACTGTCATCGAGCCCGGCGAGGCATTCGCCGCGCGCGTGCGACCCAACGTGCGCTTCGTCGCGCTCGACGAGGCGCAGTTCTTCGCGCCCAGCGCCGTCGACGAGGTGCTGCACCTGCTTTACGCGCGCGGGGTCTCGGTCTTCGCCTCGGGCCTCGACCGCGACTTCCGAGGCCAACCCTTCGGCATCATGCCGACGCTGCTCGCGCACGCCGACGAGATCCTGAAGTTCAAGGCGATCTGCGTGCACTGCAAGAGCGAGAACGGCTCGATGTCGTACCGTCTCGTCGCGAACGACGCGCAGGTTCTCGTTGGGGCGCGCGACTCCTACGCGCCTCTCTGTCGCACCTGCTGGGCCGAGGCGACAGCGCGCTGAAGCGCTACTCGAAGAGCCAGATCTCGCCGCGCGCGGACTGCGTCACGGTGATGTACAGAGCGCTGGCCGGAGCGTTGAAGCGGAACAGCATGAGGATTGGGCGGTCGGCGGGGGGCGGCGTGGGGTTCGCTGCCAGCGCCGTCGCGCCATCGCCCGCGACGTTCCACGCGAGGCTGATAGCGCCTTCGTAGAGAAACACCAGGACGAAGCGTGGATTGGTCACTGAGCCAGCCGGCACGGGCTGGTTGGCGACCGGTGCGTTGTAATTGAATCCGTAGATGACCTTCTCGGTGTAGGTCATCTCGAAGCCCACGGGCACAGGCGACGGCTGCGCGCCCTCCGCGAGCTGGACCAGCAGGTTTCCCGTCAGCTTGATCGTGGACGACATGCCTTAGTGTAGGGGGTAGAGGTTACGCATGGCGTTCAAAGCAGTTTCGCGCGAGGGGCGGCTCTACTACGTGCCCGGTGCGCTCGTCGTTCCACTGGAGCACGCAGCGGATGCTCAGTCGGCGCGCGTCGAGGGCGACATCTCGCAGATCACGTTCGCTCGGACGTGGGATGAGGTGCCGCTCCCGGCGGTGCCCACGCCGCCCACTCCGCCAGAGCCTCCTCCTGTGGTCGAAGAGCGCCCTGTGGTCGAAGAGCTCTCTGTGGTCACCGAAGGCTCGGCTTCAGTCGAGGTGCCGCGCAGCGAACGCCGTAAACACCGTTGAGGATTCAGGCGAGGCCGACGCCCTGGCGCCATGCCAGCGGCCGGGCGCGCAGCCACGCAGGCAGGCCTCGCGCATCGTCGCCGGGGCGCGGTACCAGCATACCCCCTGGCCCGTGCTTGCCTGCTCGGATCAACGCCGCGCGCGTTTGCGGCCCTGGGATGCCGTCTGGGTCGAGGCCGAGTTGAACCTGAAGGTCTTTCCACATCTTCAGGTCGTCGCCAGCCTCGACATCGAGGCAGAGGTAGCCGGCGGCCTTCAGCGCGAGGAAGGGCAAGTCAGAGGGGTCACCCGCGCTGCGTACGGCGTACAGCTGCCCTGTGGTTTTGCTCACCGACCAGATGTTTCGGTGACCGTAGAATAAGCACAGCGACGCGCCAGCCCCGTGAGCGCTCAGTGCGCGTGTGAGCATTCCAGCGAAAGGCTTGCCGTCGCGCCACGCGATCACGCGAGGGATTCCGCAGTGGTAGGACCACTCGTCGCAGAGGCGTACGTAACCGTCGAGCTGCATCTGTGTGAGCGTGCCTTCGCTCGTCTGCGCCAACTCCCAACCGTCCGCGACGCCGTTGACTTGACCAGCATGCCACGAACTGAGGCTGCCAGGGTCTGAGACTTGGATCGCCGACTCGTCTGTGTCCTTGGTGAGCGTCCACGACTTCTCATCGGCGTTCAGGCTGTACTTGGCGAACATCCAGTCCCGCGCGGATTCGATCCAGCTCTTGGAGTCGAGGCGCTGCACCGTTCCTGACGTCGTGTGCGTGACGTGCCCCCGCACCCAGAATGTCGCCGGATCGCGACGAATGCCTTCGGTCGAGCGCGGAATCTGCGCGCTCTTGCCGCGCGTGACGGCGCGCACGACTTCGGGCGGGTCCAGGAAGCATGCCGTACCTGGAACTTCGATTTTCTGCCCGAACAATACGATGCTCATGTGGCAAGGGTAAGCCAAACATTGCCTTTCGGCTGAAGTGGAGCAACTTTGTGGGGTGTCTCTGCGCGTCCCCTCCCTGCCAGTCCGCCTCGCCCGCGCCCTCGCGCGTGGTGCGAAGTGGAATTGGGTGTACTGGCGCGCCGCTGTTCGCGTTGACGAACGCGAAGTCTTGGTGGCGGCGGTGCCGCACCGTATTGTGCAGGCGGTCGAGCGCGGCGAGCTTACGCGGCTGCACGCCGCGCAGTTGTTAGCGTCGCGCGCGGAGCCCACACTCGACGGCTTTACGCCGTACGTACCGCTGTGGAGTGAAGCTATTGCGCAGCTACTTGCTCTGCGGGTTGATGCTCGGCGGGCCACGTTGCTCGGTCAGACTGCCCATGACCTTGCGCTTGCGGGGCGGTGGATCGAAGCGTTTGAGGCGGCGTGGCAGGCCGCCGAGATCGAGCGCTCGTACGCCGGGCGACCCACCAAGTGGCGTCCCCTGCTTTGTCTGGTGGCACAGGAGCTGGTACGTTCAGGCCATGTCCGAGCAAGCACCGACTCTCGCATTCGATCAGCAGCAGAAGCGCCCGCTGGAGCTTCGCGTCCGCGACATGAAAGACGAAGGCGGCGTCAGCGAGGCGGAGGCTAACCGCTTCGGGCGCTACAGCGCCGACGCCCTCGTGATCATTCGCTTCATGGCGGACGGCGACCGCCTCGCCATGTACTTGCACGCGCAAAACGGCGCAACCCATCAAGGGTTGGGCGTCGAGGCCCTCTTTGGCGCGTGGCTGCGCTTGACGGCGCATATCATCGCGATGCCTTCGGACGGCGATATGAAGAAGCGCCAGGGCTTTCTCGCCTACGTATTGAAGCTGCTGGGCCTGGACGAGAAGCTCCAGATTATCCAGACCGCTTCGGGGGGTCCGGGATCACATTGTTCGCCAGGGGATGTAGCGGCGCCGCCTTCGGATTGAGCATTCCGCCTGCGCCGGAGCTCACGCGACGCACGCCTGGGTCGCCATGGGAGTGCACGTAGCCCGCCTTGAGGGCCTTCGACCCTGGGAAGTCCAGTACGTACAGGTTCTTCCACTGGTGAGGGGCCGTGAGGATCACAGGCTTCATGGGCTCAGGGCACTCGGGGCACGGCAGCGTTTCGGGCTTGGCCGAGATCGAGCAAAAGTGCTCGACGTGATGATCGTTTTTGCACATGTAGTCGTAGGTTGGCATCGCTTACCTATGTGCAGCTTGCATCAGGTTCGCCGGGCGGTCGAGGTTGCATGTCCGGGCCGAACGCGACGGAGTCGAGCTGTGCGGCGATCGTGGCTTCTGCTTGCGCGAGAGTTGTTTGGATCGAGTCGATGCCGGCGAGTGCGTCGTTCGATGCTGGTGAGCCGAAAAGGCCTGACAGCATCGCGAATGCCGCCGCAATCGGTGCAGGGTCCGGTCCGACACACAACAACACGACGCCGGTAACGTACTCGTCTCCGGTGTCGAACGACGGGCGGTTGGGGTCGCTCGTGTCGTCGATCGTCAATACTACGTCCGAAAGAAACGAGCCGACGCCGCCGCGCCCTTGGCGAAGCGTCGAGAATACGTCGGCGTCAGGCGTGGCGAAGATTGCTTGGAGCTGCGACAGGTATCCGTTGATCTCAGCGATCTGGCGCGATAGGCGGTCAACTTCGCGACCAAGCATGTCGAGGTACGCGTTGTTGCGCTCGTTGAGGTTGCTCGACACTGTGTTGAGGGACGACAAGTTTTCGAGCGTGCGGTCGAGCAGGCGTTCCAGGCCTGGAAACATCGTCGCAACTGACGGGGTGCGAGCCCAGTCCGGGGCGACACCCATGCGTGCGTCTGTTAGCTGTGAGCGTGAAGCGGGTCGGCGCCATTCGGCGCAGGATGAAAGCAAGTGGTATGGATTGTTGACCGCTGTCGTAGCTTCGGTACGAGGCGAGCCACTCGGTCGATTGGGCGGCGTCGAGGGTGCGGTGCCGTCGCTCGATGCGGGCGCCTCAGTCCGTGACTTGAACGCGACGTGATAGAAGTACGGATGGTTGGCGACTTGCTCGCTCGCGTCGATGAAGCGGTTGAGCACGCCGTCGTACGGCGCGACTTTGAGCACGCGGGCGCCGAAACGCCCGGTCTGCCCTTCGCGCAGGTTTACGTCGTCGAATAGTTCATTGATCGTCGTGGCGGTCTTTGCACGGAAGTCTGTCGAGCGGATGATTGCGTACTCGGTCGGCACTACGCGCGCGCCGTCGTAGCTCAACAGCGCGACCGACTGCGGCACGCGCTCCCACTCCAGCACCGGGAAGTAGCCGCGCCCCGAAGGTCCGACGCGCAGGCCGCGCGGCACGAAGTCCGAGACGCCCCGGCTCGCGCTCACGCGGTTCGCGCTGCGTGTCGTCGAGAACAGCCGGTCGAAGAACGTCGCAGCGCTCAGCAGGCTCGTCACGTCCGTCGCGCCCGCGACGAGCATCGAGTAGGTCCAGTAGCTTGCGGCATCGAACTTTGGACGATTGCGGTCGCCTGGGTCGTAGAGCGCTTCGGCGATCGTCTTGACGAAGTAGGCATTGCCGCCGAGAAACAGGTCGTCGGGGTTGAAGATCTGTGCGAACGACGGACTTTGTCGTACGCGCGCCGCGTCGGCCGCTGGCAGCCCGTTGAGCAGGTTCTGTTGCGGCACTTGCACGAAGTTTGAGCCGGGCTCGTCGGGGTTGTTCGGGCGGCTCGCCAGCGCGACGAGGCCCTTCTTCGGCAGCGGTACGACTAGGACGTAGACGCCCGTGGTGTCGAGCAGCTCGTTCACGAACGTCGTGATCGTCGCGACGGCAGCTTGGATTGCCGCGTTGACGAGACGTACGCGGTCGCCTTCCTCGGTTTGAACGAGGGCTTGCGTGGCGCGCGCCTGCGTCTGTACGAGGGTCAGCGCGTTCTTTACGGCGTCAAGACCCGTCCCGAGCGTCTGTGTAATCGTCTGCACGACGGGTGGAAGGGTCAGGTTGAGGCTCCGCCACGGCATTGGTTGGTTCCTTCAAGGGGGTTTGCGTCGCGAGCAAACGCTGCGCATTGGCGAGCTTGTCCAGTGTCTGGATACGCAGTAGGGTGCTCAGGAGCTGCCCCACATCGTGCGCCCGCGCCACGAGTTTCGGTTGTTTAGTCCACGTCACACAAGGAGTCTATCACATGCGTCACAGTGAGATCGCCGGTACGTCCGGCACCGTCATCAGCATCACGGACCCGGCGACGGGTATGTACATGGACGTCAGCTTCCTCCCTGGCCAGACGCACCATGCGCTGAGGGTGATGATGAACGGCAAGCAGTACGTCGCACACCTCCGGCTCACCAAGATCGAGACCGACGACGAGCACGACGTGGTCGCGACGCTGCGCGTGCCCGCCGCGCCGTCGGACGCGCCGCCCGTGCGCCAGAACGCCGCGCCGCACCCGGCCACCGTGCTCAAGCCCCAGGATCGCACGCGCGCGGGTGTCGAGGGTGCGCGCGCTAACCCGCTCACGCCTCCGCACCCGGCGACTGTGCCGAATCCCAATGCGCCGCACTCTGCGACTGTGCAGCGCCGGGAGGACGTGACGCGTGCGGCGTTGGAGGCCGCACGCGTTTCCGATGCGAAGCCTCAGACCCGCGCCGAGCGCGCTGCGCAGGAGGTTCAGCGCGCGGCTGTCGAGGCGGAGATCGAGCGCGAGAAGCACGAACCCGTGATGTCGGACGAAGAGATCGGCGAGATGCGCACTGACGTGGCTGCGCAGCGCCAGAAGAATTCAGTGCTTGCGGGCGGAGGGCAGATGGGGGCGTTGGAGCCTCTCGTCGACAGCGACGTGGACATCCACGCACTCGACGAACACCCGATGTCAACCGAGGAGGGCGAGAAGCTCCACGCAGACGCGGCGCAGTTGCGCGACCGCAGCGAGACTCCCGGCGAATCTGGCGAGACGAAAGTCGAGTTCATCGACGACGCAGACGACGTCGCGGTGAGCGATGATCTCACCGTGTCGACGCAGCCCGCCGAGAACGAGTCGCTGCCTCCCGAAGCGCCTGCCGCGACGACGGACGCCACGAAGGGCCCAGAGAGCGGCAAGAAGCACGAGAAGAGCGGGAAGAGTAGCGTCAAGCTGCGCTGACGCCGCCGGGATCAGGCGACCGCGACGAGCGACGCGGTGAGTACCTTGTAGTCGAGCAGCAGGTTCAAGCCCGCCACTTCGCCGGCCACCACGCCAGCCGTTCCCAGAGCACCGGCCGTCGCCGTCGCCACCAGATCCGTGTCGGTGTGCAGCGTGATCGCGGCCGGAGCGCCGCCGATCTGAGCCACGGCCTGCTCGCCCGCTCCGCACGCGAGGTAGGTGCGAGCCACGTCCACGAGGTTGCCTGCGCCCACAGCCGTTGCGCGCACGAGCGCCGATGCCGCCGCGTCACCGTTGATTGCGGCAGCGACTTGGGCGAGCGTGCGGTTGGCCTGCGTGAAGTCGACGACGATGCTGTTGCCCGTCGTGGTCACGACCGCAGCGCCTTGGCTCATGCGGATCGTCACGTTGATGAGATTGCCTTGGTTGCCCGCGCGCTGCGCTTGGAGGCGAAGGCGGTTGGTCGGGTCTGTGCCCGACACCAGGAGGTCGGCGAACGCCGAACCCGTGCCGTCGCCGCCCGCGAGGAAGCGGAACGGACGCTGCGGCACTGCGTTCGGGCCAACGACGGCCTGCTTGTTCGCGAACGGCGCGACTTGCTGTGCCGCGATGACCGCCGTCGCGCTGATCCAGACCGACGCGAGCGCCGAGCCTGCGACCTGTGCCGCGATCGACGTGGTGTCCGACGCGCCAGCTGCTGGCACGATGGTGATGAGGACCTTGCCGTCGGCGTACTCCTCGACGGACACTGAACCAGCGCCGGAGGCTGCTGCGATCAGCACGCCGATGTTGTTGCCGCCGGGGCCCTTCTGGACCGCCGTGAACGTCAGCAGCAGCTCAGGCTTGTTGTACAGCGGCGTCTTTCCCGCCGCGCCGAACGAGCCGAGGTTCACACGCTCGCGGTAGATGTTGAGCGTGGCCTTGAGTCCGGGGATCAGGTTCTCGCCGCGCACTGTGAGCGCAGCGCCGCCGGCCACCGAGACCGAGCCTTCGACTTGATGGATGCGTGGACGGTCGCCGGGCACCCACTCCATCGTGTGAGAGATCGCCGGGCGCGTGTGGTTTGGGATCACCGCGCCGTTGGTGTCCAACGCGGGGATGCGCATCTGCGTCAGCTTGCGCAGCTGCGGACGAAGACGGTCCCAGACTGCGCCAGAGCAGCGCACGATGACGGTGTCGCCGCCGTCGACGGACAACCGCGTGAACTGGGCTTCGGGCGTCGATGCTTCCAACCCGAGCACGTCTTGCGCGACGGAGGGCGCGTTGGCGATGACGGTAATCTCTGCGTACATGGTGAGCTCCTGGCGGCCCTGTTAGTAGAGCCGGCGCGGAGATTATAGTCAGCCGACCTTCGTCGTGGTGCAGCGCGCGGAAGACAGGTCCAGCGTCAGGGGGTTGGCCAGTGGCGCGAGGGTCGGTGACGGTGCGGTGAACGTGGGTCCAGACGGGGGGTGAATGTGTGTCGCCACGAGTCCGTGCAAGAGGTCCAGTTGGGTTTTGAACGCGGACATCGCGGTGCTGAGCTCTTCGTACTTCGTTGCGTGACTGCCGGCCGGGCCGAGCTGCACTGCGTCTGGCTGTGCCGTGATGACCTTGAAGGTTGAGCCTTGGGGTGTGAACTCGATATTCCCGCCAAGCGCCTGTACCGCGTAAAGCTGACGGTCGCGCACCTCGAACCGCATTCGACCGCGCGAGATGACCGTCCGCCGACCGGCGACGGTCTCACTGGCGTTGCCGCCGACTTGAACAGTCTGGTCTTGTGTGACGTACGTCGAGTGCGAGCCACCGACGTTCTGTGTCACGTTGTTGCCTACGTCGTGTTGGAGGTTGGCTTCGTGGCGCATCGTGGCGTTACCGCTGACGCGTTCGTCGCTGCTGCCTTCGACTTCGGTCTCACGTCGCCCGTAGAAACGTACAGGATGCACGTCTTTCTCGGCGCCGCCGCCGTGCTGGTTTAGTCCGCCCGCAGCGAAGATCTCGCATGCGCCTGTCGCGCTCACGTGGAAGCGAAACAGCGCTTGCCCTTCGCGGTTGGTGACCTCCAGCTTGACCACGTCGCCGGTGTGGCCTACGTCGAGGCGGATCGTGTAGTTCTCCTCGTCGGCACCCGTTTGCGTGATCTGGTCAGTACCGCCGCGCCAGATGAACGACGTCTTGCCGTTTTCGTTGATGATTCGGCTTTCGCCCATCCACGAGACCATGCGGTACAAACCCGTTACGATCTGCACGAGGTCGCTTTCGCCGAACGTCTGCACCTTTGCGAGTGGACCGCCGCGTAGCTGCGCCACTTTGCCGTGTAGCGCCGCGACAGACGCACCGTCGGCGCTCCTGCCGACGAAGTCGCCCGGCAAGATGTCGCGCGGCTCGTTTGGCGCGCGCGAGTTGGCCCCGAGGTTACGCTGGAGCATCGGGTCGTCGCCTCCGTGCCCTGTCACGTCGGTGACTGATTGTGGCGTTTCGGAGTCGACGACTGCGACTTCGGGAGGCAGTACGCCCATGATGTACGGCAGCCCAAGCGCCCACGTCACTACGACGATCGTGCGCGGAGGCAGCAGTGTCGCATCACCGGGGTGGGCGCGGATGCGGCCCATCTGCATCGTTCGCCCGGAGTTGAGCGCGACGCGATAGACCTGTCCGCGCGCATCGCAGCTGAGGATCGTGCCGCGCTCGATGTGAGGCGTGCCTACGCCGGTCGCGCCGGCAAGAGGGCCTGCACCGCGTGGGTCGGCCATGCCTTGCGGGATGAGCGGGTCTGGCTGGGAGTTGAGGCGGCTGGAGGGCCGGGCGGCGGGAGAGCGACGGGCTGCCATGCCCGAAGCGTACGCTACAGCGCGTTGACGGTGGAGTCTCCGAGGCCGGTATCGCCGAACGCGCCCATGCGGTTGTACGTCGGCGTTGGGAAGACGTTGGGCGCGAGGCCGAGCACCGCGTCCATGAGTGCGCGACCGACGGAGGGGACCTCCATTGCGTCCGATGCCTGATAGGGCAAGATGCGGTCGCAGAAGCCGGAGACCTGCTCCATGACCATCGCCTGCCCGGCGCCGATCTGCATGCCCCACGAGTTGATCATGCAGAGCTCCAGGTAGCAGCTCGCGACGAGCGTGCGGCTCTTGGTGCGCATGATCACGGCCATGCCGAAGGGGATGTAGAACAGCTCGCTGTCCAGGTTGATGAAGAATTGCGAGTTCGGCGCGCCCTCGAACGCGGCCGGGTCGTCGAACTGGTCAGGGTTGAGCCCGCCGACTTCGACCGCGTTGTGATACAGCGCGCGCAGCAAGTTGCGCCCGTTGATCATGACGCGCTGCACGTTCCACGACGACTGCGATTTGCCGCGCAGGAAGTACGAGCGGCCGGAGCCGATCGACATCATCGGTGTGACGGGCGCCTGGGTCTGCACCCCAAACGCCGTAAACATCCCGAGCGCCATCAGCGTGCGGGGCGTGTTGCGCTCTGGGCGGGCGACGGAACGACGCGCCGGACCGGCGAGCAGCAGCGTGTCGTCCGGGTGCGCGGCGTCGTACGTCGCGTTGTCGAGGATGCGCTCGACGTGGTTCCGCTGAAGGGACCACGTGGCGAGGGACTTGGTGACGCCGATCGGGTACGTGGGCATGGGCTCTCTCTACTCCGTAGGATAGGGGTCCAGGTTCAGTGCCCGTGCGTCTTCGCGCGGTCGTAGAGGGCCGAGCCCATGAGGGCGAGCCCGATGAGGTCTTTCGCCGACGGGGCGCGGTCGGCAGGGTTCGTCGCGAGACTGTGCGCCGTGGTGGCGCCGAGTCCGAGCAGCCCCGCCGCGTCGAGCGCGGCGTGCAGACGCGGATGGGTGTGAGGGTCGGTGAGCTTGGCGCCGATGAAGCTGCCGTAGCTCGCGATGTCGGCGAGGTCGCTCGGGCCGAGGCGCGCGACCTTCGTCGCGACGCGGTCGAGCACGAGCGAGCCGGTCTTCGGGGCGCCGCCCATGCCCATGAACGACGCACCCTGGCCTGCGCTCATGGCGCCGGCCACGGGCGCGACCACGCCCGTGGCCTTGCCCGCGAAGTTCATCGCCTTGCCGGCTTTGCCCGCCGACGAGAGCGCGCCCATGCCGAGCAACCCCTTGCCGAAGTTGCCGGCGCCGCGCGCGAGGCCGCCGCCCATGCGCGCGATGGCGCCCCAGAAGGCGATCTTCTGCTTCGCGTCCATCATCACACCACGAGGTGGAAGGCCACCGTGTTCAAGGGCTTCGGCACCTTGCCGTTGAAGAACAGCTCGATGCGGTCCGCCGAGAACTCGCTCACGCCGATCGAGGTGATCGACCCTTCGAGCAACGGCGGGCCGAAGCGGGCGACGCGGCGTCCCTTGAGCTGCTCGGCGCCGTCGGAGACCGCGCGCGAGATTTCGTTGATTGTCTCGGGTAGCACGTTGTACTGGCCGATGAAGGTCTCCAGGATGTCCTGGAAGAACTTCGACAAGAAGTCGACGTTCTTCACGACCGAGAGCTCGCCGACCTCGATGGCCGTCGGGTCCGTCGTCAGCTGGTGGATGCACTCGGGCAGAGCGCCCGGCGTGCGCTGCACGCAGACGAACAGGCCGCCGTCCGAGAGGCGCGACAGCTGCGGCTCGCTGAAGTAGCCCTGCGCGTGCACCAGCTTGGTGAAGCCGATGAACGTGCCGTTAGTGAGACCTGCCTGGGGCGGGATGCCGGCGATCACGCCGCCGACCGCGCACGCGAGGTAGAAGCTCGGTTGGAGTCCCGCGAGCGTTCGCGTTGATGGCACCGCGCGCGGCAGTGCGCCATCGCGCAAGTCCGAGACCTCGACTTGATCAGGCCACATCACAGTCAAGCGCTTCGAGCGCACCGACTGCGCAATGGTCACGAGTGCGAGGATCTGGTCTTCCAGCGAAAGCGCCCGCAGGATGCGGTAGTTCTGCGCGTTGGGTGTCGTGTTGTCGATGTAGCGATCTTGGAGGTCGCGCGCGAAGAAGTGCGGCAACTCCTTCGCGACCGAGCCGGTGTCGTCTTCGCCGTTCGCGATCAGCAGGCGGTTCTCGTTCTGCACGGTGCTGACCTTGTAGGACAGCACGCGCCCCTCGAACGCCGTCGGCCCGTAGTTGTTCGGGTCGAGCGGGAACTCGATCGTGTCGCCCGGCAGGACGCCCGCCGCGAGGAAAGTCGCGCTGCCATCTTCCAGGCGGTTGTACAGATCGTCGTTCAGCGCGACCGTCGCGGTGCACGACCCGACGACCGGCACGATCGAGGTGTACGGGCGCCGCTCGATCCACGCGAGCGCACCGTTGTTTGCGTCAGGGATGACGGCGCCCGCGTTGACTACGTCCACCGAGTTGGCGTTATTGAACGCCGCAATCAAGAACGTGCCATTGTTGGCGACCGAGGCCGCACCGCTGATCGTCAGGTAGTTCCCGACGCTCAGCGCTGTCATGCCCGTGAGGCCAGTGACGCGCATGTTGCCCACGGCCGCGCCGACGACGATGTTCGCTGCTGCGCCGGTCTGACCGCTGATGGGATCGCGTTTATCCTGCGAATCCGGGAGCACGATGTTTCCTCCGCCTCCCTGGACCGAGGCCAGCAGAAGAGACGACACCACCGGGTGGGCGTTTACGGCGTTCACGACCTGCGTGTGGGTGTGGGACGTGCCGTCGACCGTCACAGTGATCGCGAAGCCTGCGACGGTAACCGTCACAGCGGGCAGGCCAGGGCTCGCCGCGTACAGCACCGTGTACGGGCCTCCGACCACCGTGGGATTCTTCATCGCGTAGCGCACTGTGCCGAGCGTGCCGCCAGCGCCCGTGGAGATGTCGACCTGCGAAAGGTTCGACACCTTGACGGTGCCGTCCGGCGCACGGATCAACAGCTCGATGTCGCCTGCGACGGCGCCTGCCGAGTCGTCCCAGCGGGACGAGCCGGGCACGACCTCGAAAGCGCTCGGATCACCCGGGTTCGGGTAGTCTTTCGAGCTGTTGATGTGGCTCACGGTGTGCGTGCCGCGCCGGCTCTGCCAATCCGAGGAGCTCGGAGTCAGTCCGAAGGTCACGGTGTCGCCCGGCAGCACTGCACGCACGCTGATTGACCCCGTCGAGACGGCGGCGATGGAGACGGTGCGGTAGCGGTTGGTGTTGACTCCGGTCGGGGCCTGCGCGACGCCGGAGATCGAACCGGAGTAGATCGTCTCCGTCGTCGGGAGCGGGATCGACCCGAGCACGATGCGGAACTTCTGGATCACGCCGTTGGTCTGCGCGAAGTTCGGGTCCGCCATCTGGTCGAACTCGGCCTTGTACGCTGCGTGAACGTTCAGGTCTTGCGTCAGCGGTACGAAGCAGTACAGATCGCGACGGTTCGACATCGCGCCACGCGCAGCCGTGTGGCCTGCGGCGTCGTCAGTGGCGACACCGAAGTAGTAGATTGGCACCGTCCCGCCGTTCTGGAGCGCGAGGAACGCACCGACAGCCAGCGGGTTGCGTGCGTCGATCTTGCCCAGGCCGACCAGCGTCGAGACGCCCCCGACCACGCGGATGTCGTCCGACGTGACCGAGCCGACTTCCTGGAGGTCCTGGCGCAGCGCGCGGTACGCGAGGTAGACCTCGGCGTACGACAGCGTGCGCGCTACCGTCGACGTGGCCGGGGCGGGCACCGCGACAGTTGCGACCGGCGTCAACGCCACCGACAGCGTGACACCGCCCTTGATCACCAGCTTGTCGGAGCCGGGCTCGGGGAAAGTCACGATCGAGTCGGTGGGATCGAGCAGGTCTTGGGTCGCGAGTGTGCGCTCGACGCGAATCTCGGTGTTGGCGTCGTAGGTCCACTGACCAAGGCCCGCTCCCGAGTCTGGCAACTGCTGCGTTAGGCGCAGCTTGCCCTCGTTGCCCGGCGCGACGAGGCCCGAGCCGTTCGGTTCGCCGACGCTCTGCACGACGCGCACGACCGTCTGCTCGACGCCCGCCTGCGACGACGTGAGGATCACGCGGTCGCCCGGCTGGATGCCTGCCGCGACGAAGTCCGTCGTGATGCCGCCCGTGATCGTCACGAGTGTGCGGTCGGCGGTCGTCGTGGTGACGCCGCCACCGAACACCGGGGCGACCCCTGCGCCGAGGTACGTCGAGCCGAGCACGACGCGCGGCAGGCGGAGCACCGCCTTGATCGACGCGTGGTCGACCTTCGACCCGGCGCTCTGCCCGGGGTATCCGCCGTCGAGCACCGTGACGGCGTCGGCGCCGGTCGCGGGCGGCTGGTAGCCGGGATACGTGCCGTTACCGGCGCGCGCCTCCAGCTGCCCGTACGTCGACGGCAGCAGGATCGTCGCCGCGTCGTCTGGGTAGTCGAACAGGTCGTAGGCCGGACCCACGACGATGGTGTTGAGGTCGGGGGTGTTCGGCGTCGCCTGCGGCGACGCGAGCTCCTGGAAGATCAGAACGAGGGGCCGTGCCATGTGGTGTCCTCTCCGGTGTCGGCTGAAAGATAGGATCTCTTTACGGCGTGAGGTTCATCGCGCGTTGCGCAGGTCGAGGGCGCGCAGCTCGAACCCATCGCCGTTGCCGAAGTCCATCTTCGCGGCGATCTCTTTGAGCAGGGGTGCGATCGGGCGTGTGCGCCACGCGAACTTGATCATCGCGGTCATCGTGACGGTAGTCACCCACGTCTCGACGTTGCTGCTCGCCGGACGGTACGGCTGCGTGTCGCTGATCGTCGGCGAGGAGAGGTCGTGGATGTTGAACGCCTGTCGGATGTGGTTCTTCGACCCGAAGAAGAATGCGAACACCACGTCCGCCAGCGTCGCTGACGTGCCGCGATTCTCTGCTGTGCACAGGACCGAGATCGGCACGTTGGCCCACGCGATGAACAGCTCGGTCATCGACGGGCGGTCGATGTCAGCGCGGTTACCGAGCACGACTTGCTGCGGTTGCGTGACGCCCTTTTCGACGAGTAGCGCAGGTGTACGGTCGCGCGCGTCGGGCTCATCGGTGTACTGGCTTTCGATGTAGATCCGGGTCTGTCCGTCCTCGGGGCGCAGTGGCTGCGCGTCAGGCCCCCAGACGTACGGGTTGTCGTGCGCGTTCGCGCCGCTGAAGCGCGCCTGGAGGCAGTTGGTGAACACGGCGACGAGCGCCATCGGCGACCCAGGGAAGATGTCGGGGTGCTGGTCGTCGACGCGGGCGGTGCCGAAGAAGGGTCGGACGTCGGTCATGTCAGTACAGCGGCTCGATGGCGTTGGGGTTCAGTGGGTACCGATAGAGTACGTGGTCGTGCGGCAGCTCCTGGCCCGAGACCTCCTGGTGCGCGGAGTTCAGCTGGATCTGGGTCTCGACCTGCTGGTCGAGGCGGAAGCGGCGGTTGTCTGATAGCCGCACGAGGATGTCGTCGCGCTCCAGGGTTGGGTAGTCGGGCAGCCAGAACGATCCGTCGTTGGCGTCGCTCTTCTGGTTCGGACCGACGGACGACGTGTTGGCCGTGACGTTGCTGCGGGCGTACGTCACGAACGGCGACCAGTAGCCGCCGACGAAGCCGGTTCCCCAGCACTCCGCACAGTTCGGCCGTACGACCTCTTTGGTGCGTTTGTCAGTGCACTTCAGGCACCGTACGCCCCAGCGCCGTTTCTTGAGCAGCACGACGCGGGTGCCGTTGAACTTCAAGGTGAGTCGGAAGTCGCGCTGCGTCTTGCGTAGGTACTGAGACATCTTTCGATCTGTGAAGACAGGCCCAGTCTCCTCCTTTGTCTCTAGCGTCGCGCCTGACGGCAAGCGACATACAACGCGATAGTGGACCTCTTGGAAGAGTCGTAGCGAGTTTGGCTGAAGCTCGTCAAACGTGGATGTGACCGCGTTGAACTTGTCGTTGAACGAGTACTGATCGTTTCCACTGAACAACAACTCCCACGGGCCTTCGGGGCCGCCGCTCCGGTAGAGCGAGAACTGAAATACGCCGCTCTCGGAGGGCGTGACGTCGTCGATCGTCCACTGCACGAAGTATCCGTACGGGAACAATGCGCTCAAGCGAGTGATCTTGAGGTTCATGGTTGTGGCGACTCCACCGGCGACTCCTGCGCGTCGCCCGTCGGTTCGGCCATATGGTCGAAGGCCCGCCGGATTGCGTAGCGCTTCGTCTCGTCGCGGCCCGCCAGACGGTGCGCGAGGTTCCACGCGCGTGACTCCGGGGGACGAGGGTCGATGTGGTCGGTGTCAAACTTGCCCTCGGCTATCGGTGCGACATTCGTTTCAGGCGTAGGCCCTGCTGATTTTACGAGGGTCGTTACGTCGGCTCCGCTCGGGCTCATCTCGCGCCCGAGCACTGTCGCAAGCACTGGGTGGTTGCGCCCGGGTACAGCCTTGAACTGGGCGTAACCGAGCACGGTTCCGTCTTGGCCGCGTAACGGCACGTGGTAGCTGCCCGGCGGTAGCCCGAGGGCGTCGACCGCGCGCTGGAGCGGGCGGACGTTGCTGCGCGCGAACGGGGTGCGCTCCTCCATGCGGTCGTGGGCGTGGGCGGCGCCCTTTACGGCGTATGGAGGCCCCTCGTCGACGGGGCGGTCATACCAGTTGAAGAAGTCGTTGGCGTCGAACGACGTGCCGACCTCCAGGGGCACCTGCTCCTTGCGCGACGCTCCGTTGGAGCGACTCGCCGGGTAGGCGGCCCCGGTTCCCTCGGCCACGGGCACGAGGTGGCGGACGCGGCGCTCGGTGGGCGTCATCGCGTCACCGGCATCGTCGTGCGTTCGCCGTCCTGGAACTTGTCGGCGGTTGAGCGCTGCGCCGCCGACGCGGAGGATTCGAGAAAGTTCTGCTTGTAGTCGCCGGGCCACGGCAATCGGAGCGGGCCACCCTTCGCAGCCTCGCTCTTGTACTGCGGCGCGCCGCTCGACGACGGCGGCTTTGGCGCTGCAACGGTCGTCGAGACGCCGCTTGTCGCGCCGTCGGAGGCGCCCTCGGCCTTCTTCTCGGCCTTTTCGGGGAGGTCCTTGCCGCGCGACGCCTCGTCGTATTCACGCACCATGGCGGGCGTGATGCCGTGCTTTCGCGCGGTGGCGGTGTGGAAGAAGCGACGCTGGCGGTCGGAGGCGTAGGGCATACCCGAAGGATAGCCCTACGGCCTCAGCGGCTCAGCGATCAGATCGAGGAGGGCGGGGTGTCGAACACCAGCTGCTGCATCGACTCGGCGTTGCCGATGCCGATGCCGGGCGCGGCGTACGAGAAGAACGTGATGATGTCCGCGCGCTGCTCGATGAAGAGCGTCGCGTCCTGGAGGAGGAAGAAGTTCCCCAGGAAGTTCTGCGGACTGAAGATCCAGCACTCGCGCGGGTTGTAGATGTCGGTCTTCGCGGTCGTGATGACCGGAATTCCCCAGAGGCGCTCTTCCTTGTCGATGCCCTCCTCGTAGTGCTTCCGCGCGATCGAGTCGCCGATCAGCGTGGCCGGGAGGTTCATCGCCTCCCGGTACAGCGAGTTGGTCATGAGCATCTTGCCGATGGGGCGGCGACGGTTGTCCATCGCTTGGAAGCCCTTCACGAACGCGCCGTTCGTGAACGCGCCCACGCTGGTACGCTGGTTCGCCGAGTTGCGGTTCACGAGCGTGAGGCACGTGCGGCGGAAGTACAGGTCTTCCTGGTCGGCGAGGTCCTTCACCGAGTTGTCCGCCAAGATCTTGCGGATGTCGTTCTGGTACGACATCAGCTTGAACTTGCTCTTCGTGAACAAGTCGCTCTGGGTCTTGCCGAAGTAGACCACGTAGCGCTTGCCACGGAACCAGCGCGCGCGCGGCGTGCCGTCGAACTGCACGTACGTGGCGGAGCTGTCAGGCTCCTTCTCCACGATCTTGCGCGGCTCGTCCGAGTCGACGTCGCGGTCGATCTCGTCGTCCTGGAGGGGCTGCGGGGGCAGCACCATGCGGACCGCCGCTTCCTGGCGGACGATCGAGCGGATGAACGCCGTGCCGGCCTCCTCCGCGAGCTTGGTGTTGCCGGAGCTGAGCATGCTCACGAACTTCTGGTTCAACGCCGTTGCGTTGGCCTGGACCGTCTCGGTGTTGTACATCGTCGTCGTCTCCCGATCTCGTTGTAGAGGTTAGTGCCCTCGATTGTGTGTCGACCGCGCGAGCGCGCGATCAGCCTCGCAGCCCGGAGAACATCACGTGGAGGACGCCATTGGCGAGACCACGGTTGCCGACGAAGCCCACGACTTGGAGGGTCGACGCGGCGTTGGTCTTCGCCTCGAACTTGCCGGCGTTCGCGACCAGCGGGGTGCCCGGCGGGAAGCTCGCTCCGTTGAACTGGTCCGTCAGGAACTCAGCAGTGCCGGTGAGCACGACGAGCTTGCCGAGCATGGCGCCGTCGTAGTCGTCGTCGCCGCCGTGCACGAAGCCCATCGCGAGGGGCAGAGAGGGCGTGCCGAGCGTCGGCGACGTCGCGAGGTCCCAGTAGCCGTTGCCGTTGAGCGCCACGCACATGCCGGGCACCACGGTACCCGGTTGGGGGGTGCCTTGCGTGTCGGGCGTGGTGACGCCGATGCCTGCGTCGATCGCGGTGGCAGCTTCCTGCGCAAGAGCGTCCGAGATCCACAGCGCGGCACGGCCGCCCGGGTTCGGCTCTGCGGAGATCAGGTCGTAGTTCGAGTTGAGCTTCATTGGATCACTACCTCGTCGTGGATGTTAGTCGTCGCGGAGGCGCGGCGCGGGTCGTCGCTTCAGTCGTTGTCGGTCCCGTTGAGGATGGTGTCCTCGAACGCGTCCCACGCCAGCTTGGTGGCTTCGGCGCTGTTTGCGGGCGCTGCGTCGAGGGCACGCGTTTCACTCGGCGCGCCCAGGGGCGTCGGGCGCTCAGGCGCAGCCGTCTTCAACATCTTGCCGAAGACAGATTGCATCTCAGGGTCGTCGGCCGCCGCGAGCTTGTCCCGTACAGCGGCAGGAAGGTCTTCGCCAGTGTGCTGTCGGTACAGCTCGCGCATGAGGTCCACGCTGCTGGCAGTCTTCGCTTCCGGCGTTGCGGCCGGAGGCGCCGCGACGGGCTGCGCGTCGAGTTCATCAGCGAGCAGGTCCAGGGCGGAGGCGATCTTGGTGAGCGCGGTGGTCATGGCGACGAGATCCGTTCGCGAAGGAGTGTAAGACCCCGCACCGCACGCAGCGCGAGGGCGGACTTCTCGAAGAGCTGTACGGCACGCAAGTCCTCGGCGCTCCGTACGGCGTGCGCCAACTTTCGCAGCGGCGCACTGGGACGGTCGTCGTCCTCCGGTACCTCTCGCGCGGGGGGCGCGGGCGGCGGTGAGCGGAAGCCTGCCATCTTTACGGCGTTCAGGCTCCCCCACGTGATTCGAGGCTCGGGCAGGTCGCGCAGCGCGCCAGCCAGGGCTCGCACCTGTCCCGCGAGCGACTCCGGTAGCACGGAAGCGGTCTTGGTTGTCGGGCGAGACGCCCGGGGCAGCGTGCGCAGGGTTTCGTCGAGGGTTGGCATCTACGGCTCCACGAGGTGGCGGCGGAGGGTGGGATCGAAGGCCGCACTCTCGGAAGCGTGCTTCGCTTCTCCGAGTGCGGCTTCGGCGTCACGGAAGTACTCCGCGACCTTCGGAGCGACGGCCTCGAACGCCTCCTTGCGCAGGTCGCGGTGCGCCTCGATCAGCGCTTGGCGGCGTTCGGCGTTCATCCCGCGCCCACCAAGAGCTTGCCGATCTCGTAGCCGTGGGCGTAGTGCTCGGCGGCCTTGACCTGGACCACCTGCTCCAGCTCGGCGGCTTCCTTGTCCTCGGCCTCCTTGAGCTGTGCTTCTTCGGCTTCGGCCGCCTTTTGCACACGCGCGAGAAAGGCGCGCGGGTTCTCCTGTGCCTCCTTCACGAGCGCGACCATCTCGGGGTCGAGATACACGTCACCCTGGCGCGTGCCCGCCGCGCCTGCGACCTTCTCGGCCTGCTGCGAGACGAGGCTCTCGGCGACCTTCTCGTACATGCCGAGCTGCGACATGAATCCGTCTGCGATGCTGGCGCCGTAGAGCTGAGCCAGCTTGAGCGAGCCCTCCTGGTCCTGCGCCGCGAGCTCTGCCGCGAGCTTGTCGAACAGAGGGGCCGCCGCACCCGCCGGGCTCGTCTCGGCCGCCGTCTTGGTGGAGGGCTGCGTCACGGACGCGAGCGCGTCGGCCACTGCGCTCGCCGTCTTGGTGGCAGGCTTGCCGTCGGGCGCAGCGGTGGGCTGCGCGCTGGCGTTCTTCGGCATCTTCTTGTGGAGCGTGTCTTCGAGGTTCATGGTGGCTCTCCTTCCGTAGGGTAGTCAGCGCCAAACGCAGCGACTGATGTTCGAGACGAGTCGCGCGACATTCAGACCCGGCGCGCCGTGCGCGTCGCCGGTTTCGATCTCCGCACCCGCGACGAGCGCGGCGACTTTTTCACTCAGCGGGGTTTCCGCGAGCCACCGCGCGTAAGCAGCGCCGCCGTCGCGGGCAATCTTTGCCAGCAAGGCGTCGTAGTCCGCACGGCCGACACGTTCGACGAGGTCAAACGCGGCCTTGTGCACGACGTCGGCGCGCGCGGGGCGCTCGAACGCCGAGACCTTCACGAACTCCGTTCCGCCCGACACGGGGACGCCTTGGTCGGTGATGTATCGGCTGTAGCGGTAGGGACGGAAGCGCTTGCGCAGCGCGCGATGCGTTGCGTACCCCGCCGCGAGGCCCGCCGGCAGCGACCACACACCGGCTCCAGGGCCGAGCGCGGCGCGCAGGCCGCCTGCGTAGAGCGCGCCGAGCAGCGCGGTCGAGCCGAGCTGTGCTTTCACGTCCTCGTCGTGCGCCGCCATCGCTGCGCCCCGCGTCGTCTGGTACTGACGACCTGTATACGGATCGGAGAGCGTGAACATATCGGTCTTCGCCGGCTCGGTTGCGCGGTAGTACGCGCCCGGACCGATCGGTAGCTGCCCCAATTCGCTCGGCGCGTACGCATGCTGGCGGAGGTAGTCGGCGAGGCCCCCGCGCTTTTCGACCCACCCTCCGAGCGGATCAACGAGTTCGTCTCGCACGGCATCGACGCGCAACGCGACCAGCGAGCCGAGCTTCGTTTCGACCTCGGGGTAGCGCGCTACGACTTCGGTCAGCACAGGCTCCAGTGCGACAAGCCGGTCCAAGTCGGCATCGGTCGGCGTGACGCCCGCCGACTTCGCGAACAGGTCGATAACTTCACCCGTCGCAAGCACGACGCCGCACGCCGCGAGCGACGCCAGCGTGCTCGTCACGCCCGCCGTCTTGGCTGCCGCGTAGACGGCGTCTGGTAGACGCGGCCACTCGCGCACTAGGCTCGCGGCCTGTACGCCGTAAGATCCGCCGAGGGCTTCGGCCGTCTTCTCGCGACCGGTGCGGATCTTGATCGCGCGGGCCTCGTACGCGCGCAGCTGCTCGCCGAGGTCGGCGCTGTAGCGCAGCGGCGCTTCGCCCGCGACCTTCTTCATCATCCAGCCCGTGGGGTCCGCCGGTCGGAAAACGAAGCTGATGTCGAAGAACTTCGGGCTCGGGTTGAGCACCGCGACCTTGCGACCGTCGGGCAACACCCGTCGCAGCATGCGCAGCGCGTGCTCGCAGTACTGCGCGCGCGTCGGGGCGCGGTGTCCGCAGATCGTGCAGACATCCCAGCGCACGTGACACCCCATCGACACGGCGGGGAAGTCGCCGTCGCCGATGCGCTGGGCGATCTCCGGGTCGCGGCCGTTGACGAACTTCAGCAGCAGCTCGACCCGGTGCATGTACGGGTTGAGCAGCGCCTTGTTGATCCAGCCCAGCGACTTCGTCGGGTCCTTGTTGACGTGGTGCTTGTAGATGCCGCCGTGCTTCTCGAACGACTGGTAGTGGTGGTGGAGCGTCTCGGGCTCTGCGATCCAGCCGTCGAGCGATCCAGTGCACTCTGGATGCCCGCACGCCGCGAGCTCGCCGACCTTGTACGGCGCGTTCGGGAAGCCGTCGCCGTTGCGATTGTCGTCGTAGAACTCGTACGCGCCGAGCGCGTTGACGAGGATGTACGAGACGCCAGCTTCAGGCTGCACCGTGGAGAGAAAGTCGTAGAGCGGTGAACGGCTCTCGGTGAATGCGCGCTTCTCGATGCTCAGGCCGCCGCGCGCTCCGCGCCACGCGACCAGCTGCACCGTTGGCTCCCCTGTCTTGGGGAAGCGTTCGTCCAATTCCAGGAGCTTGTCCATCGCGAGGGAAAGATACGACTGCTGGGCAGCGACGTACTAGGGACGAACGCGCGACTTGCCTGCGCGGTTCGCGGCTTCGGTCTGCGCCTTCATGAGCTTCAGTCGCGCCGCATGAAGTTCTGCGTCGCGCGCGATCTCGACGGCCGTGCGCTTGCGATCCTTCGCCTGCTGTGCGAGCGCCTTGAGCCGTGCAGCGTGCAGTTCTTGTGCGCGAGTACCTTCGAGTGCCTTTGCGGCGTCAGCGGCGCGCTCCTCGCGCATCTCGGCGCTGAGTTGTCCTGCCCCGTGTCCGAGCATCGCACCCATTGCTGCGCCTGGAAGGCCGAAGCGCAGTGCGCCTCGCAGGCGATCGTCGTCATCGGCGTAGGCGCCGAATCCCGCACCCGCGAGACCGCCTCCGACCGAACCTACAGCGGCAGGGTGGCTTTTGATTGCGGCGAGCAGACTCGACGCGAACCCTGCGTTCTTCTGGAAGCGGGCGAGATCACGTAGAGCAGCTTCTGCGTTCAGGTCCCGCAAGAACTCGACTTCAGGTGTGGTGTACGCGCCTTCGGCAGCCAGCTTGTCGAGCGTTGCGTCGACAAGGGCGGCACCGACAAGCGACGCGACGAACGCCTCGCGCGTCGCGCGGTCTTCGCTGAGCTTGGTGCCGGCGTCACTCGTCGCCCACGCTTCCAGCGCGAGGGACGCGAGGCCGTCGAGCAGCGCAGGTCCGCGACGCACCGCAGCCGCTTTCACGGCACCCCAGAGCGCCCGCGCCTCGCGGGTCTTTACGGCGTTAGCGTTCACCGTGCAGCTCCTTGTACGCCGCGATGCCGTCGCGGACGATGCCTTGATTGACATGGTCGACCGCGATCTTCACGGACAGGGCCTTGACGACCTCCGGCAGCGTCGGCGCGGACGGCGGGTAGCCTCCCTGAAGGTGGACGACCTCGAACGCGAGCTTCGACCACCCGTGAGTGCGCAGCGCCGCGCGCAGGCGCGGTGAGACGAGCGTGTTGATGTTCATGGCGTGCCGCGTCCCTTCGCGTTCTGAATGAACTTCTCGGTTTCGGTCATGAGTCGGATCGTCGCGAAGTCCGGTCCGGTGCCGTGCATCTTGGACATCGTGGCCTGCCGCAAGAACGTACGCGTCGCGAGCGGGTTCTTGGCGATCGAAGGCGCGAAGGTCTTCAGCGTGTGGAACGTGTCAGCGAGACCTTGTGGATTGTCGCGATGCTCAGCCTGGAGCATCTCGTCGCCCTCCAGCGCCTGTTGGAACGCCTCGCGGTGCTTCGGCTCGTCGTAGAGCTTCTTCTTCAGCACCTTCTGCACGGCGTCGATCGGTTCGCCGACGAACTTCGTGGCCAGCTGGTTGGCCAAGGAGTTCGCCATCGCGCCTTGCATCGTCGGGTAGACCGGCGCATACGCTGCGCGCTTTTCTTCGGCGAACTGGTCGTAGCTGGCGTAGACAGCCATCGACGGCATTGGCGTCGTCATGTTCTGCTGTGCGTTTCTCATGTAGTCACGCATCCGGGCGTCCTGCTCGGCCGCAGCCGGTCCTCCTCGGAGCATAGACGTACCGAGCGCCGCGCTGCCAGCCGCGAGCGCGAGCGGCGCCGCATTGCGTGACACCCAGCTCTCTTGTGCAGGAGGGTTTACGCCGTACGGAACGCCGGACGGCGCGCCGCTGGACCCAGGGATCGCGCTGCTTCCCGGCGCCTGGGGCCCGGCTGTTTGTGGGGCTGGTACCTGCGGAGGAGGTGCAGCTGCCGCAGGGGTGGCGGCTGGGGTGGCGGGCGCAGGGCGCGGCGTCTGGTGGTGCGCGGGCACCGCGTGGCCGTGCATCTGGAGGTACTGCTCAGGCGACATCTTCGAGTAGTCGAGGTGGCCTTTGAGTGGATCAGCGTGCAGGCCGTGCTGCTGCGCGACCTGCGCAGCGTTGCGCAGCTCGGACTCACCCTGCTGCACCTGTCGGAAACGTTCGACAGCTTTGTCAGCGGCGCGCGTAGCTCCGAACTCTTGTTTCGCACCCGCCAGCGCGCCGCGCAGCTTCTCGCCTGCGCGCGCGAATACTCCGGGAGCTTTGTCGCCAACGCCGACACCCATCGGCAACGGCTGAACGACACCGTGCGTGACGTTCATCGGCAACGAGCCGTGCGCATGGAGCGTGTTGACCGCGCCTTGGAGCGCCGCGCGCGACTTCTGGTTGTGCGCAACCTGGGACGCGCCAGTGCGGAGGCCGCGCAGGCCGGCGCCGAGTTGGTGAAAGATGTTGGCGTTCTTCTCTAGCGCGACGTCGATGTGCGCGAGAACTTCCTTCGCGACGGCATCATCCATGGCGCACGACCTTCTTGAGGTTCGCAATCGTGGTCGCGACCTCCTCTTGGCGCGCGACGAGCGACGCGAACTTGGCGCGCACGTCCATGGCTTCCTTCAGTTTCGCCGTCAGCGCGTCAGGCACTCCAACCCACGTGTCTTGCAACGCGGCGAGTTTCGCCGCAACTTCATCCTCGGCGGCGCCGTCGCCGAGTGCGCCGAGGCGGCAGCGGTGGCGCACGGCGTTTAGCTCTGGGAGCACGTCGGCGCCGAAAAGCGCGACGGCGTTCTTCTCGAAGTCGTCGTGGCGCCAGCCTTGAAACTTTGCCTGCGCCGCGATGACGCTGAGCGCGTCGTCCCACGCAAAGTTGAGGGCGTGGCGCTCGATTGCCAGCTCGCTCGCCAGCTTCTCCGCACGGCGCAGTTCAATCAGCGGGGAGCGTCGCGGTCCCAGGAACCCGTCGATCTCGTGCGTGAGCGCTGCGATCTTCTCCTGCGCGAAGAGTGACGGGTCGAGTGCAGGCGCGAACTCGTCCCGCAGATCAGGATACTCGGCCGATGCTTGTTTCGTGTGCGCCAACGCCACCGATTGGTGGAGGCTGGCGATCACTGACTCAGGGTCGGCAAGCTCGAAGTTGGGCGTACGGTCGGGCTCTCCCTTCAGGGCAGCGTGCTTCTGCTCGAACGCCTTGGTGTTGGCGTTACGGCACAGGCGCCGGATCTGTTCGGGGTTGAGGCCGTTGTCGCGCGCGGTCTTCGTCGCGAGCTCGCTGAGCGCGGCGCCGTTCTGCTCGCGGCCGGCCCAGTAAGCGCGCGCGATAGCAGTCGCCTCGCGGTCGAAGTCAGCGTTATCCCATGTAGCCATCGGCGTGCCTCAAAGGTAAGGGGCCTTTTCAACCCTTGATGATCTCGTCACGTTCCACGCCGAGCTCCTCGGGGGTCTTCGTTGAGTTCTTGCTTGTTAGCGCGAATTCCAGCGACGCGAGTGCGTCAGAGATGCGGTTGGCCGACGACGATGTCTTGATCGCGGCGGCTGTTGCGGCGGCGGCGCGTCCCCACTTGAAGGATTCTTGCGCGACCTTGCTGGTGATGGGCTTGCCGCGATGCTCGAACGCGCGGCTGTGAGCTTCGCCCATCATGTCCTCTAGCACTTCCTGCGGGTCCGGCGACGTGCGGGGCGTGAGGCGATAGCGATCGAGCAGGCGTGGCGCGCCTTCCACCAATGCCAGCTCGTAGATCTCTCGCTCTTCTTTGGTCAGTCGCAACTGCTGGACGTATTGCCGCATCGCGAACACGCTGGCGAACACCGTGCGATCGAAGAAGAGCGTACGGTAAACGGCGTAAACACCCGCTTTCAACTCCAACGCTGCTTCGACTTCGGTGTCCTTTGCGACACACAAGCACAGCGCATCCATGACGTGGCGGTACGAAGACCGAAAGATCTCGTACGCCGTTGTCACGACGACGTCTTCGGCTTGTCCGCGCAGCAGCCGAAACAGCGCGAGGTCGAGCGCGTCCGATGGCGGTTCCACGCCCGTCTTCTCCGCGAGCGCCGCGATCTCCTCGTACTTGTGCCATGGCGCGATAGCAGGCCGCATGATGAGTGATTATGCCGAGCGCGCACCGCTGGGCAACAGTTGATCGCCGTACTGCTCCAGCGACAGCACCGCGTCGCCCAGCATTCGGAACACGTCACGCACGACCTGTTCCAGCGAGGTGTACGCCTCTTCGCCGATTCGCTCACGGATCTGCTTGCTCTTCACGTAGAGCAGCAAGAGCGTGCGCCCGAGACGGTCGAGCGCGTTGTCGAGGCTGGGCGTGTAGTTCTGGAGCAGGTCGCGGATGCTGCGCACGTTCGCAAGCGATGCCACGGCCGACGCGTCGAACACGCCGTCTTGATCGAGCTCCATCGCCTGATTCAAAAATTGAGGCGCAATCTGTTCGCTGAAGAGAGCCGGGTTGGGCTCCTTCGGCATGACCGGCTGCGGAGGAGGTTGTCCCTGCATCATGCTGGGATCGCCGCCCTGCATCGCCATCGCGTTGGGATCGCCTCCGGGCATCGGAGCGCCGCCCTCCATGGGCGCGCCCTGCGGCGGGCCCTGCGGAGGCGCTTGCTGCGGCGACATCCCGGGCACCGGTGCCATCGCAGGCTGTCCCATCACGGCCTGCGCGGGACCTGCCATCATGCCAGCGGCACCCATCGGGGCCGCCATTGCGCCGCCACCTTGGTCGATGCCCTGAGCACGCCCCTGAAGCTCGGTGAGCATCTGGCGCATCTGATCCAGGCTCTGCTGCTGTTGGTCGATCAGCTGCAACTTCTCTGAGATCGCGAGATCAATGCCCGTCGGCTGCGGCGGCGCTTGCATAGCTGCCATCGCGTTGGGGTCCATTGTCATCGCGTTCGGGTCCTGGCTCGGGTCGGCCGCTGCTTCGTCGCCGCCGCCCTTTGGCGCGGCAGTCTTGGGCGTCGCCCATGCGTTGATCGCCAAACCGTTCGCCACCGCTTCGACGATGCGCGAGGCGTCAGGGACGCTTACGCCGTACAGGTTTGCGACCTTCACGACGGCTTCGATCGGCGAGAGTTTCGCGCGATCTTCGCCTACACGGAACCCATCGTGGTCACGGGCGACCTTGATGCGCGCAGCGCCAGTCTTCTCGATCTTCGCCTCGATCGCGCGCCCGATCAGCTGGGGACGCGTGAGCAGATCACGCTCAGAGATGTCTTCTTTGATCGGGAACCAGCGGTAGCTGTTCGGGAAGACCATGACGTTCTGCGCGGGCGGCGCCACGACCTTCGAGCCGCGCATCTTTTTCGAGATCACGGCGGTCATGTTGTACCCGGCGCCGAACGACACCATGTCGCCTCGCGAGGTGGGCTGGTCGGCGAAGAAGGGCTCCGTCGCGCGCAGCGTCAGGTCGTCGGCCGAGATCAACACGCCATGTTGATTGGCCTGCGGGCTTTCGCGCGTCATCGACTTGAGCATCGCCGCCACTTCGTCGAATGAGTCAGCGACGACGGGCTCAGCGACGAGTTCCGAAACGCAACCACCGCGTCCGTCGGCGAGGAGCACGAGGTACTTCTTGTCGCCGCTGCTGTACGGCGGCGTCACGTCGCGGATCGTCTTGCGGTCGTAGGCGCCGTAGGCCATTGCCTGATGGTCGGTCTTCGGAGGAGCCACGCAGACCGGGTGCGGGACAACCAGCGCCTTCGCGCTCGTGCCGTCCGCGAGGTAGACGCGGTAGACACCCGGGTGCTCCGGGGCCGTCAGTGCGAGCGTCTCTTCGTCGCCGACGGCGACGTCGTTGAGCGCGGCGCCGCGCCGATCCTTGATGTAGAAGCCGTGGTAGCGCAGCGCCTTGTACGCCTCGGGTACGTCGCCCGGTGCGATCTCCTTGCGAACTTCCTGAAGCGGCATACCCGCGACAGCGAGGTAGACGTCGTGCTTGAGCGGGACCTCGTCGTGCAACCCGGCGGCCGTCTTGGCAGGGGCTTCGTGCACTGCGAAGGCGTCTCGCAGTACGCGCGCACCGTAGACCTCAGCCATCTTGCGGAAGTATTGCGGTCGCTTGCTGAGCCACTTTGCGAACGCCGTCTTGATCGTGTCCGGCATGCGGCTCACGAGCTCGGGGAAGACGAGCGGGGCGTCGTTCGCTGCGCGCTTCTCGTTGGCGTACGCCGCGCGAAACACGTCGAGCAGTTCGTCGTCGCGCACTGACGCAGGATCGAACTCGTCGGCGTAGCTGTAGCGGCCCGTCGTCGGCGGCACCACGACGTTGCGGATGTCCACGTCGGTGTTGAGGTCCTTCGGAGGCTCGATGCCCTGTCCGAGCGAACTCACGCCGCCCGAGGTGGCCTTCTCGATCCACTCGGACGTCAGCGGATAGAAGCGGTCCTTGGACCGGACGTACATCATGTCGAGCGGCTTTACGGCGTTATCCGCAATCACCGACGGGACGAACAACACTTCGGGACCACGCTTGAGAATGAACGCGCCGACGCCTTCGCCGTTCGGCGCGTCGGTTGCCAACACACGGAACGAGACGAGGTCACCGTAGAGCTCGGGGTGTGTCTTCTGGAACGCTCGGTACGCGAGGTCCGAGAAGCCCTTGGAGAAGAGCTCCTCCTCGTCGTCGGGGCTCGTGGGCTGCGCGAAGCCCTGCGTGCGGGGCGACTGCGAGAGGGGGAAGCCGTTCATGGTCATCGGGGTGGGTCTCCTCAAAAGGCGAACGCCTGCTACCGAAGTATACGGCAGCAGGCGTTCTGACCTAGCGCAAGACTATCAAGTCGGAGGCGATCAGCTCCGTCGCAACTGGTCGACGTAGCCCTCGCGCAGCTCTTCCGGCATGCCGGCGAGCGCGATCACGTGGGCGCGCTTCTCGTTCTGACCCATCGTCGCAGGGAGCTTGCCGCCCCACTGAGCCGCCGCTGCCTTCACCGCTTCGTCGAAGCTCGCACTCTTGGTCTCGCGTGCAGGCGTCGTGTCGGGGTTGACCTTCTCCGGGCCCTTCGGCGCATCCATGGAGGCGCCGACGTGTCCGACGTTCGGCATGTCGGTCTTGCCGTTGCCCTTGAGGTACTCGTTCTTCGCGCGGTTCTCCTCGTCGAGCTTGGCGTTGGCGTTGTCCTTCGCCGCGCTCTCCGGGGTGTTCTCGCCGACTTCGTTGAGCGAGCCGTCTGCTGCCGCCTTCAGCACGGCGAGCAGTGCGGCTTCCTTGTCTTCGCCCTTGTCCTTCTTGGCGGCGTGCATCGCCGCCGTGCCGCCGGCCGCGCCTACAGCCGCGCCCACGGCGGCCCCCGGTCCGTGCTTCTTGGCTGCGTCCGCGATCGAGGCTCCGACGTCGCTCGCCTTCTCCTTCGCCTTCGAGGCTGCCGCGCCCACCGCGCCCTTGGCCTTCGCCGCAGCGCCGCTCACGGACTTGCCCGCGCCGCGCGCCTTGCTCTTGAGTCCCTTCATCACGTCCTTCATGGCCGCGACCTTGGGATCTCCGTCGCCTTCGCCCGCGTTGGGCGGCTCCTGGTCGTCGCCGTTCGGCGGCGCACCTTCGTCGCCGTCGTCGTCGCCGAGCAGGCCATGCTCCATCAGCACCTGTTCGATCGCGGCGACGAGCGCCGGATCGGGTTCGGCGCCGTGCGCCTGCTGCGCGCCCATCACGTGGTCGAGCATGCCGTCGAGTTCCTCGGCGGTCTTCACGGTCGACACGATGTGCGCCATCACTTCGAGACCCGCCGCTCCACCCTCGGCGAGGGCTGCTGACGCGAGCACGGTCTTCGGCGTCACCGCCGCGCCGCGCTTGGCGAGGCCCTGCACGAACGTCGCGGCGCGCGCGATCTTCTCGCTGGCCTGCTTGTCGAGGTGGGTGAGGCTGTTGTTGATCGCCGGACCCTGGGGCGCCATCGGGTGCGGCATCTGCTTGCCGAGCACGCCACCCTCGGGCATGTCGGTCTTGCCCATGCCGACGAGGTACTGGAGGGACGACCGGTTCTTCTGGTCGAGCGCGGCGACCGCGCTGGTCTGCGTCGCGCTCTCCGGGGTGTTCGACCCGGTGCCGTTCAGCGACGCCTCTTCCGCCGTCTTGTGCATCATGAACGCGGCGATCTTCATCGCGCGCTCTTCCAGCGGCATGTGCGACGCCTGCTTCGCCATCGCCTGGAGCGACGCCGAGGGAGCGTGACCGCTCGCCACGGCCGTCTCCGAAGCGTCGATGAGCCACTGGCCCATCTTCACGTAGGTGTCGTTCGGCAGCGGCTCTTCGAGGACCTGCGGCAGACCGAGGTCGGTCGCGATCTTGTCGAAGACCCCGATGGCGAGGTCGTCGTTCGCGAAGGGCGCCATGCGCCCGGCGTCGGACATGCCGTCGGCCATGCCCTTGAGAAGCGTGCGGGTGAACAGAGTCGTCGTCATTGGGGGGTGCTCCTTGGCTCCAGTGCGTAGTCTAGGTCGCAGCGGGGTTGTCGTCGCTCAGCGCGAGCGGAGAGTTGCTCTTCCACGCGCGCATCAGGTGTTTCGGTACGTCCAGCTCGATATTTTCGGGCGTGGGTGTTGGGGCAGGCTTCGGGTCGAACTTCGACCCCAAGTAGCGCGCGGCACCCTGTACCGCGCCCTGGACTGGGATGCCGAGCAGGCCGAGTCGCGCCGTGAACGGCGCAGCCGCCATGCCCGAGATCGCGTGTGCGATGTCGCCCTTGCGAGTCTCTGGGTCGCCGCGCAGCGCGATGTTACCGAGCTCCATCGCGGGCATACCGAGGGATAGGGCCTTCAGCCATGTCGGCGATCCGGGTGAGAGGTAGAAGTCTTTGGCGTGGCCGCCCATCGCTCGGGCGACGCTACCGGTTTGCTTGTAGCGGTCAGCGAGCTGCTTTGCGACGGTGATCGGACTACCGAAGACAGCCTCGCGTCCGAATTCTGCGACGTGTTTGCCGAATGCTTTGGCCTTGTTGGTGACACCGGGCGCAGCCGGGGCGATGGTGTGCTCGCGGAACAGGTCCTTAAGCCCGTACCGTCCGAGCACGCGCGCCCGGGCCGCTGTCTTTACGGCGTTCAGTCGATCCGCGAAGTCAGAATGCACCGCCGGCTCCATGGTGAAGTTCCGCGCCGAAAGCATACGCCGGTACGGGGTGGGTTCCGTGGATGTCGGCGGTCTCGCCGAAGTGTGCCGCCTCCTGAATCGTGCTCTTGAGATAGCGGTGCGCGAGGCGGGCCATCCAGTCCTTCTCCAGCAGAGGATTCATTGTGAACGGCTTCATGACGAATTCCACCGGAGGCATAGACCGGTTGACATAGACCTCAGCAACCCCGTGCGCTTTGAGATCGCGGGCGAGCGCAGGCGTCACGGGTGTACCGACAGTGTGATGCAACACCTCTTGCCCCAGCCGCTTCCCTACAGCGTCATCTACCTGCACGCGAGCGGAGCCCTTCTGGTACGCCTCGCGGAAGGCGTTGTAGTTGACGATGTCGCCCTTGAGCAGCTCTGGGTGGTCGGGATCAGCGTCGAGTAGCCGTACGTGATTGATCTCACTCTTGGCGAGAAGTTCCAAGTGGCGGCGATCAAGGTTGATCCCTTCATTCTTGTATAAGTTGTGCAGTGCGTCTACGAAGTACGCACGACCGGCACCAAGTCCTTTGTAGCCGACGACCTTCGCAGGGTGAGGCACGCCGTCGGTCAGCGCATCGCCGCGCTCGACCACGTCTCCCGCCTTCGCGCGCAGCGTCAGGTCAGGCCCGGCGTAGACCTTCTTGGCGCCGAGGTAGATATAGTGGCCACCTTGCGGCGCCTTCTCGACTTTCGTCACGGTGCCGTGCTCTGGCGCCAGCACCGCTTCGTGGCGGAAAGCGGCAGGAACTTCCAACAGCTGGCGCACACCCTTCAAGCCGGTCGGCGCTTTGTCCGTGGCCTTCACCGTGAGCGTGCCGTGGCGCGACGAAAGCGCCATCTGCGTCAACGGTTCAGCCATCGCTTGCGCGGCACGCACGCCTACAGTCATGCCGATCGGGTGCGGTTGTCCCTTCTCGTTGTGACCCTGGCACATCTGACAGACCCCGTGTTGCGCGACGCATGTCATCGGCGAGCGCACAAGTACACGGTCCACGTGGCGCGCTTTGAGTTGCTGGACGAGCTGCGGCGTGACGAGGGTGTTTCGCGGCAAGCCGTGGTCAGCCTGCGTGAAGCGATCGAGCACGTGTCCGTCGTCGATCGACATCTTTACGCCGTTCATGGTCCCGCAGTCGGTCGTCGTGACGACCTTAGAGATCATGTTGGCGACGAGAACCTTGGCCATCTCTCCCGGCTCCGAGACGGAGATGCGCGCTTTGACCTCGTTCTCGCGGATCTCTGGTCCTGTCAACCAGTACTGGGCTGGAGTCAGGCCTTCGGAGTACGAGCGGTCGATCAGCTGATGAACCACGCCGTGCTTTGGATTCACTGTCGCGAGCGGCGTGGCGACGATCTTCATGAGCTGCGCCGGATTGCCGCGCGCTCCTGAGAGCGCCATGTGGGTCATCGAACCAGGGTGCTGCTTGGTGTGCGCGAGCAGTTGCGCCTGCGTCTCGACGATCACGCGCTCGCGGGCTCCCGGGTCCTTGAGCTTGTCGAGCTTCGCGAGCGCCGGGCGCACGATCGCGTCGCGCGCCTCGTAGTCGGGCTCAATGTCATCGAGCCCGACCGAGATGCCTTCGAGCGTCGCGATTTCGTCGCCGCGCCGCTTGAGCGCGAGCACCGTCGAGACGTATTTCTGAGGGTCCGCTTTGGCGAGACCGACGACGTGGTCGTGTAGCGCCTTGTTCGTGAGCGGACCCGAGATCTTGTAACCCTCGGGCATCACGTCATTGATCAGGAACTGGCCGACCGTCGTGGGCATGGCGAAAGGTTACGCTGCCTCGCGCCCGTGTGTCACTGCTGCTGCTGCGACGCGGCCTGCCCGGCGCCGAACGCGCGTCCCGCGCCGTACGCTGCCGCCCCTCCCGCTGCGGCCACGCCGAGCGCCTTGCCCGCCGCCGGCACGCCGCCCGCACGCTGGAAGCCCTTGGCTCCGGCCGCGATGCCCTTGCCGACGTTCTGCATCATGCTGCCGCCGCCGTGCTGGTACGCCTTGGTCCCGGCGCCGAGCGCGCGCGTAGCCGCGCTGCCGAGGGTCGACATGATTCCGCTGACCTTGTCGAGGCCGTAGCGAGCCAAGATCTTCTGTGCACCGCGCGACCGCGCGGCGTCGAGCGCTTCCTTCGTGATCATCAAACTCCTCCGTACGTGAGATTGCGGCTCAGCCCATTGCGGTCGCCGGGCTCCGCCGGCATACCCATCGACGCGCCCCAGAGGGGGTCGCCGGTACGCTTCGGGGCGACGGGCGCGTCGCCGTAACCGAAGTTACTCTGTGCAAAGAGCTTCGCGAGCGCTTCCACAGGTTCGCCCGACTCGTCAAGCAGCGCGTACTTCGCCGCGACCTTGCGGATCGCACGAGCGCGCGCTTCGCTGGCGAGTTTCTGCTTGGCGGCGTCGCCGAAGCTCTTTGTTACGCCGTAAAAACCCGGCTCCTTGTCGAAGTGAAAACCTCGCTGACGCTTCTTGAGGCGGGTCGTTACGCCGCGCGCGATGTCCTTGAGGTCCGGCATCAGCACTCACTCCGAAGGTAGCGCCGCATGTCGTCGGCGTGTTGCTGGTCGACGAGGGCACCATCTTGCGCCATCGCGTTGAGCGGCACGTCGTCGGGGGTCTTGTGGAACAAATCGGACCACAGCGCGACGACGGCCTGCTCCAAGTTCAGCACTGCCTCGAACACGGCGCGAGGTTGGTCGAGCGGCACGGAAGGCACATGGCCTGGAGATACGACAGCATCACCGCCGAGCGCCGTGATCTTCTTGTTGAGTTGGTAGATGGCGTCGCGTTCTTCCTTGATGTGCTCTTGAAAGTGCTCGAACACGCCGTCCCGGCAGATCGACCGGAGCTGATCGCCGTACGAAACGTAGGCGAGCAGCAGCGCGTACTTCTTAGCGAGGATCGCCTGGAGACACGCTACGTGCTCGCTGCCGGACGGCGCACTTTTCGGGGGCGCGCCAGAAGCGTGCGCGCCCAACAACTCATTCAAGAAGTCGAACATCGGGGTCCTCGTCCTCGTCGCCTTCGCCCGTGAGCAGCTCTGGCGGGAAGTAGGATAGCGCTTCGTCGGGCTCGACGGGATAGAACGGTACATCGAGCTCCGCGCCCATTCCGAAGCCGTCTGCAAGCGCTTCGGCTTCGGCGCGCTTTTCGTTCTCGATCTCGATGGCGTCGGAGAGTTTCAGTTCTCCGCGCCGATACGCTGCGAGCGCGTCTTCACGGGTCTTGAACTTCCGTACAGGACCCGTCGGCGTCGTGTGCTTCGCTGCCAGCGTGAACGCGATGATCGCCTCGTGCTGCGGGAACACCATCAGCTTGTCCCGCTGCTGGTCGCTGAGCAACATGTTACTCAGCGTCATCTTCTTGGCGTCCTCGACAGCCTCAGCGCCGATCGGGAAGTGCACTTGCAAGGTGTCCCCGTCGTAGTCCAGGTTCATGCCCTTCTCGGTGAACGACGAGACGCGGATCGTCTTGCCGGGTACGGGCTTGGCGTACGCGGCGACGATCGAGCCTCGATGCAGCGTCGGCGCCCGGTTGATGATCGCTGGGCGGTCTCGCACCTCGGCGAGCATTGCGTCGCGCGCGGCTGGCGCCTTCGCGTTCACCATCTCGCGCGCTTGAAGCGCGGGGTAACCGGTGCGGATCAGGCGCGCGACGATCAACTTGTCGAGCGATTGCCACAACATCGGCTCGGGGATGCCGACCTCGTCCATCCCAAGGTTTGAGTCAGGCACAGCGGTGCCACGTCCCGAGACGTCCTGCGTGCGGCGCATCAGCTTGCGCTGAAAGAAGCCACCCTTCGGCGAGCCAACACCGGCTACCGATGCAAGCAGCCCCTTGACCTTCTGTTGCTGGAGTTTGGGATCGTGCGGCAGCGTCGTGCCGTACAGCTCCTCCATCTTTTCGTAGAGGTCCTGGCGGTGCTTGCCCAAGTCGGATGCGACGGCCGTCGTCTTCAGCGTTTTGTTCGAGTCGAACAATTGGCCGTAGAGCTTGTTCGCGTCGGCGACCATCAGCTGCGAAGGGTCGCGCACACCGGGCTGAATTGGACGGAACACCGGAGGGATGACCGGCACTTTGCTGATCACGTACGCCTCGGCGGGTCCGAGCTTGTGGGCCTGAAGCGCTTCGAGGTACTTGATCTGCTTGACCACGTCGTTGAGCGCGGGGCCCTTGGCGTTCTTGAGCTGCTCGCGCAGCTCGCGCAGCTTTCGCGGCACGTCGATCTTCGCGAGCTCCGAACGAAACCAAGTGCCGCCGTGCTCGCGGAGCGCTTCCTTGAACTTCGTCTCGGTCATGCCGAGCAGGCGCCGCACCGGCTCCTCGAACACTGGGTTCGGCACCGGCTCGTGCAGGTCGATGTGCGCGAAGAGTGTGCCCTGCGTGCCGCCGGTCTTGCGCGGGTCGAACAGGCCGCCGGTCTCGGGCTTGAGGTCTTTCGCGCGCACCGTCGCGCCGTGCTCGATCGCGCCCGCGCTGCGCGCGAGCACGTCCTTGTCGGTCATCGGCAGGAGCGCGAACTTTGAGCCGCGCTTGTCGACCTTGACGCCTGAGCCTTCGAGCAGCCCGAGGAACTTGTTGAACGCGAACGACGGCTTTGGCGCCGGCAGCGGTAGCCCCGTCTGCACGGCCTTCCAGTACTCGTCGTTCTTCTGGCCGCGCACCGTCGCGGCCTCGCGCAGGAAGTTGCGTGCGTTGTGCGCGAGCAGCGCGTCGAACTCCATTTTGCCGAGGCCCTTGGCGCTCTCGTCGCCGCCGGTCTTGAGTGGCTGCTCGTTGAGGTCGTACGGCCCGACGCCGTGCCCGGCGAAGTTGGTGTCGGTGCTCTTGAACAGCTTGTAGATGTACTGCTTGCCGACGAGCACGCCCTTGCCGTCCGCGCCCACGACCTTGCGCTGGAGCACCGGGTCGTAGAGCTCCTCCTTGTCCTTGACGCCGTGCTCGCGCATCAGATTGCGCGCCCACTTTACGGCGTTATGCCCCGCTGCGTTGTCGTAAACGATCGGCTTGCCGGTCTTGTCCGCGACTTTCGCCACGGCCGTCTCGATGACCTGCGCCGGGTTGATGCGTGAGACGACGCCGGCCGAGGTGAGCAGCAGGTCGAGCGGGTGCCCCTGCTCGTCGCGCAGCATCTCGTGGTCCGGGACGATCTTTGCGACGACGCCCTTGTTGCCGTAGCGGCCCGCGAGCTTGTCGCCGACCTGCATGGCCTCGCGCGTCTTCACGAGGATCGTGATCTGGCCGCTCGCGCGCACCACGTCCACGACTTCGCCTGGCACGCCGTGGTCCCACACGAGCGCGATGTCCTTGAACGGCTTGACGAGTGACTTGCCGAGGCGTCCGAGCATCGCGTCGGTGCCGGTCACGGCCTGCTTCATCAGGCCCGCGACAAGCAGGTCCTTCGGGTCGACCTTCGCGCCCTTCTTGATGACGCCCCCCTCGTCGAGCTTGCTGTACATCTGCGCGGGGTACTTCGCGCCGTAGTAGAGATGGTGCTTCGCGCGGTTCAGCTCGATGCCCGTGCCGAGCGGGAAGACCTCGCGGTACATGTGTTCGCTGGTCAGCTTCTTCGACGCCGCGTCGGAGATCACGACCGCGTCGTTGGAGTTGTACCCGTAGTACGGCAGGTAGCCGACGCGCAGGTTCTTGCCGAGCGCGAGCACGCCGTCGCGCGTGTAGTTCGATTCCGCGAGGCGCTGACCCTCTTCGACCTTGTCGCCGACCTTCACGTCAACGGCGTGATCAAGAAACGTTTTCGACGGAAACGGGAACTTTTCGTAGTAGGGCACTTTGACCAGGGCTGCGTCGCCCGCTGCGCTCCGCTTCTCGGCGTGCGGCTTGATGTACACAAACTGGTCGTCGACCTTCGCCACCGTGCCTGCGACCGGCGCGGTCGGCACGATCATGTGCCCGTAGATCGCCTCGAACGAGTGGCCGTCAGGGTGGTGCGACATGACTTGGACGAGCGGAGCCTCGCGCTCGACAAGCGGCAGAGCCTGCGTACCCATCTTCGACCCCATGATGGCGCGGTTGCCCTGGATCGAGTGGATCATCGGGATCAGCGACGTCGCCGGGGAGTAGAGGTGCTTGACGTGCCCGAGCTGGTGCGTCACGCGCGACGCCGGTACGCGCGTCTGGTGGCCGTCGACGAACGCGTCGACCGTGCCCTTCAGCTCCAGGTGCGGGAACGCGACGACGTACTTGTGTAGATCGCCCGCGCGCACAAACTCGTCTTTGCCGGTCTTTACGTTGCGCAAAACGGTGTACAGGTTGCCCTTGTCGTCGCGGTGCGCGGCGATCGTTGCGCGGATGTCGACGCCGGAGTGATTCGACTCCGGCGTGCGGATGGGGTCGAGCGCGCCGAAGTGCGTGTTGTGGATCATGCGTGCGTCCATCGGGATCGCGCGGTCCGATGGGATGCCACCCTCGCCGAGGCTCGTCACCTTCACGGCGTGGTCGATGATCTCCATCGGGTTGATGCCGGTGGGCACGCTGGAGAGCGAGGACGTTGTCAGGAACTTTCGGATCGAGTCCGAGAACGGCGCCGGCTTGAGCGCGTCGCGGATCACAGTCTTGCCCGTCAGCGCCATCTTGGCCTTGGGTGCCCACTGGCGCGCCGTTAGACGGATGCGCTCCGCGACGAAGTCGTCTAGCGCGTGGAACGTCTTGAACTTCAGCGAGTCGGTGTCGTCGACTGGCGTCCTGCCTGCGTGCACGTCGAGCATCTTCTTGGCGGCCACGAGCAGCGCGTCGGGCGTGACCTTGGCGTGAGGGGCCCCGAGCGTCACGGTTGTGACTTCGGGGTCCAGCGTCGATTGGTCGTAGCGCTTGCGCACGGCTTCGATCTTTGCTTCGTGCGGCGCGTTGGCGTCCATGACGGCAGGGTGTTCCAGCTTCGCATAGAGTTTGCTGATGGTGGTCGCGACCTGATGTCCGTGCTCTTCTTCGTTGGCCTTGGCGACACCCTCTCCGAGGTGTTTGGCGATCTGGTTGTGCTCGACACCGAGGCCGCGCAATACGGCGTAAAGGGGCAGATTTGATGTGCCGTACTGGAGGTGGAACGTGCCCTTGTCCGGGTTGAAGGCAAGATCGAAGTTCTTGCCTCGTCCGAGGTTGAACACGGTCTTCAGTTCGCCGTTGTCCGCGCGCTGTGTGTATACACCCGGCTTGCGTCGCAGCTGGTTGGCGACTTGATATTCGTTGCCGTCGGCGATGATGGTGTGGCGTGCCGTCAGAAACGGTACATGCACGAGGGTGAAGTTCTTTGCTTCATCGACGACTTTGCCGTGCGCATCCTTGAGGATGAGCGTACCCTTGACCGGCTCGTACAGCGATGAGCCCTTGGTGATCGCCGCGTACTCTTCAGCTGGTCCGTAGTCTTGCCCGTGCACACGCACGTCCTTGACTTCCAATGTTCGTCCCTTCAGGTCGAGCGGGAACGCGGCCGTCAGGGCCTGGGTCGTCTTGTTGTGCAGCTTCTCGCGCAGCGTGGTCGCGCTGGTGAGCACAGGCGTGAGCTCGTTCATCACATGCGAAGTCTAGCGTCTGTACGCGGTAAAAGCCCGTGGTGAGCCCTTCTGCTCGCCAAAGGAGAGTTGCATGTTGATCCGTTCGGTCTTCCGGTTCGTCATCTTCGTTGTAGGACATCGTTGATGTTCACGTTCAAGTGCCACGGCACATACATCAACGACCTCAAGCCACCCGCCCAGTACCTCAGTACGATCGCCGAAGAAGATGTGATCCAGCTCTTGGACTACTCGCCGTACGCGCAGCGCGCGCCCGAGCCGCCGGGCGAGCATTCGCAGGGTACGCTACTCAACAAAGGCTACGCCCTTGTGAACGTGCGGCACGGCTGCGCCATTTTCGTGTACAACTACGACGGTAAGTACGCGCTCTACACCGCCGAGGCGGAACCCGCGCTCAAGGCCCTTGGTCTGACGCTCGTCCCGGAGAGATGACCGCTCGCCTCGGGGCGTGCCGCGCTACAGACGCGGCACGCCTCGGGGGCGCGCTCGCGCTTCGTTTTGCGCTTCTTCGGGTTCTTCCCACGCGATCGTAACGAAGATCTCGCCTCGGTCGTTCGAGAACTCGCGCGCTTGGAGCTTCCACGGCCCAGCGTTGTCCGCGTTGCGCAATCGGTTCATCAGCGTGATGTACTCGGCGTGACGGGTGTGAGGGCAGACGTAGTCACCCTCTTCGGGCACTAGCGTGTCGTTCTCTTCGATCGCCTTTTTGCAACGCTGGCAGCCCTGCCATGGGCGGAAGATTGAGTAGGTCTCATGGAAGACCTTCATTCGGCGGGGACGCTCCTCGGCGGGCTCTGCGAAGCCCGAGCGCGGTCCGCGCTGCGCTTCTTCGCGGGCGGCCCGTTGTCGTTCCATCCAATCTTCCATCTCAGCCCTGCGCCTTCATTGATGCCATCTGGTCTTGCTGCATCTGCTCCAGCAGCTCCTTGGTAACGCAGTACATAATGAAGTCTTCACCCTTGAGTGAGTCAAGCCGCGAGCGCTTGGTGCCTGCGTCGTACTGCGCCATCTCCTCGGCGATCGGCTGCGCCTTGGCGATGATTGCTTGTTGGTCGTACGCGAGGCCCCCCTGGGACTGGAGTGCCTGATTCTGCGCCTGCGTTGACAGCGACTGCTGGAGCTTCTTGAGTGCGACCTGCGTTTCCTGCTCGGCGCGCGCGTCGGCGAGCGCGTCCTCGCGTCGTTGCTTACGCTCGTGGTCGAGGTCGATGTCGAGCATCTCGGCCATCGTCGTGTTCGAGAGCAGTTGGCTCTGCCACAGCTGAATCTTGAGCTGTTTGTTCTCGACGTCGTCGATCATCTTGAAGTCCGCGAGTCGCATCTTGATCGACTGCCACCCCATGAACAGCGCGACCTTGCGCTCGACCCACTGCACGAGTGAGTTCAAGTTCTCGATGTGCGTTTGGAGCTGGTTCTCGATCATGCGGAGCGTGATCTCGCCGCGCGTCTGTCCGAGGCCGCCCGCAAGGAACTCCATCGGCACGCCAAGCGAAAGCACGATTGACTTCTCGGCTTCTTGAAGCTCGCCGAGCGTGAGAAGCGCGCGACCTTCGCCTCCGACGTTCTGTACACCGACAGGAACCGGCGAGAACTGGATGCGCAGCGGGTCCCGTCGGAAGAGCCGCCAGTTTCGCTCCATCTCCGTCTTCCAACGATCGAGCGGGATGGTCGTGATCGGGTCTCCCTGACCGCTCGCCGCGAGCGGGTGGATGATCCTGAACGGCGTAATGTGTTCCAACGCGATGGCTTCGTTTGCGCGACGAAGCACCGCGGTGAAGAGGAAGTTCTTGATCGCGCTCGTGATCGGCGGAAAGCCCCATTGTGCCTGCACCCCGGCTGGCCCAGGCATCTTGAGGTGGTAGAGTGACCCATCGCCGAAGCGGAACGTCTTGCGCTCCTGCATCGCGCGCAGGATCTCCATCGGCATGTGGTTGATGAACGTCTTGTTGCCCGCCCGCACCTTCGACACGTCATCGCGCGGGATCTGGTAGTAGTAGACGCTTTCACCCGTGACGCGATTGTGCTCGATGTCGATCAGTTTCGGGTCCCACCGAATCAGCGTGATCTTCGTCGAATCCTTCAACTTGTAGTCTTCGACTGCCGATTCCACTGCCTTGCGCTTGCACTGCTTGCAGTCGTGCGTGAACTGGAGTTTCGAGAGGTTGAACTTGTACGTCGCAGCCGCGACGTCTTCCTTCGTTCCGCAGTGCGGGCATACCAATTCGCGCTTGATCGGCTCGTAGACCGAGACGAACGCGTTGCCATAGAGCCACACGTCGTAGCTCACCAGCGTCAGGAAGCCCTTCAGCCGAAGGTCTTCCTCGAAGAGCTTCTTGTGGCGCGACTTTTCCTCTTCCGAGTTCGACTCGTAGATGAAGCGCGTGATCGGGTACTCGCCGAATTTGCGAACGACGCCGTAGACGTGCGCTGAGTGGAACCCGAGGTACTCTGCCCACTTGAACAGGTCCTTCAGCTTTCGGGGCACAAACCCGGTCAGGTAGTCAAACATCGGGTTCGGATGCGACGCCGCGTGCCGTCCGCCGAAGCCCAGCAGCGTGTCGTCGAAGCCCATTCCGATTCCGCCGTCGATGGTCATCTCGTCTCCAACCGAAAGGAGTAACACATGCTCGTAACGGGCACCCTTCTCAGAAAGGCTATCCCTGTGTTTCGCGTCGCCGCCTCCGAGCAGTCGTTCCTCGCACGCGCGTGGGGCGGCGTGCACGCTGACAGCGCGTGGCTGTTTCCAGCCTACTTCCCGTTTGCGAAGTGGGTCTTCGAGGACTTGCGCAAGCTCATGCCCCAGGCACCTTGGGATGACGCTGCGCGCGATCATCTGGCTGCTGTCCGTGCTGCCGACAAAGCCTGGGCTGCCGCCGAAGCTGCGTGGACGGCCCGCGCGCCGGCACCTCTTCCTGTTGGTGATGACTTCTTCACCCCTGGCTTTACGCCGTACATCCACCAGCGTCTGGGAATTGCGAGACTGGTCCACTGGTGGCGCTCGTTCCTCGACTGGGACATGGGCACCGGGAAAACGCGCACTGCGATCGACGCTTTTCGCGTGCTTCGCGCGCAGGGCGCGTTCCGTCGGGCGCTCATCCTTGGGCCGCCCGTCGTGCTGGAGTCCTGGGCCCGCGAGGTCGTACGTTGTTCGCGCGGCGCGTGGAATGCCGTCATCTGGGATGGCACGCCCGAGGCCGAGGCGGCGGCGCAGACCGCCGACGTCGTGCTTGCGTCATACACCCGCGTGCGCATGGAGCGCGAGGCTGCGACAGACGCCGAGCGCGAGCTCGCGATCACCCCCGCGCAGCGCGAGCGCTACAAGCTCGCGCCTCTCACCGCTGAGGCCGAAGCGCGGCTACGTCGCGCGGCGTCCCACCCGCTCTATAACCTCGACTACGACACGATCGTCGCGGACGAGAGTCACTACCTCGGCAACTGGGCCTCGGGGCAGACCCAGGCCGCGATCGAGCTGTCAGCCAAGGCCGTGCGCCGCTACTGCCTGAGCGGCACGCCCGGCGACGACCCGCGCAAGCTCTACGGCCAGCTCTACTTCCTCTCCCCGGCGCTCGTGCCGCTCCCGTACCACAAGTTCGAGGAGCACCACGTCGTCTACTCGCCGAAGAACAAGCACGTTGTCGTTGGCTTCCGTTTCCTCAACGAGCTCAACGAGCGCTTCCGCAGCGTTGCGCTCCGCATGAAGAAGGCCGACTGCCTCGACTTGCCACCGGTCACGACCGTCGACCTGCACTTCGACCTCGGCGTCGCGCAGCGTGCCCGCTACAACGAGCTCGTTATGGAGATGGCGATGTCTGTGACGCCGGAGCTGCTCTACGCCGAGCCGTCGCGCGTCACCGAGGAGTTCGCGGCGCAGCGTCAGTCTGTGCGCCTCCCGCACGGCGCGACGCGCGTCAACAAGATGCTCCAGGTCCTCTCTGGCTTCGTGATCCAGGGCGCCGACTACTCGATCTGCGACGCGTGCCCGCGCATGGATGCGTGCGTTGCGGCGAAGATCCGCCCGTACACCAAGAAGTGTGAGGTCGTGCAGTCGACGCCTGAGCGCCGCGTGCTGCGCGACATCGAGAACCCCAAGCTCGACCTCTTCAAGGAGCAGCTCGCGCTGATCCTGGAGACGGACGAGACCAACAAGATCATCGTCTGGGCGAACCTGACCGAGGAGCTCGACGACCTCGAAGCCGCGACCAAGGCCCTCGGCATCGACTACGTGCGCGTCGATGGCCAGACGCTCGCGCGCCAGAAGCGCATCGACCGTTTTCAGGACAACCCGAAGTGCCGTGTCTACATCGGGCAGGTCAGCACCGGCATCGGCATCACGCTCACAGCTGCGAATTACACGATCTTCTACTCGCTGCCGTGGGACCCGCTCCAATACCGGCAGGCACAGGACCGCAACAACCGCCCAGGCCAGCACCGGGCGATGACGGTCTACCGCCTGCTCACCTCAGACGCGTCGTGGGGTCTCGATCGCTACGTCGCGCAGGTCCTGCTCTTCAAGGAGAGCATCACGCTGACCCTGACTGACCTGATTGCGTGCGCGGGGTGCGACCGGCAAACGACCTGCGCGCGCGACGAGATCCTCCCCTTTCGGGCGAAGTGCAAGTACGCTGCGAACGTCGCGCGCCCCGTCGCCGACGTGGAGGTCATTGAGTAATGCGTATGGAACTCGAACACGGCGACGTCATCAAGGCGCTGGCCGTTTACATGCAGACCAAGGGTTTCGTTGTCGCGCCGGAATACGAGAACTTCGTGTTCAAGAACGAGAGCACTGAGCCTGGCAAGATCGAGCTGCTCGTGCTCGTCAAGAACATGGACACGGCGCCGCCAGAACCTGCGGCGCCTCCGCCTGTCCAGCGCCCAGCGGCTCCCACGCAGCGCGCTACGGGTCAGGCGCAGGCGGCGCCTGTGTCTCGTCCCGCGCCCCGTCCGGCCCCATCGCCGACTCCGCCGAAGAAGAACGACATGTTTCGGCCGGTGGCTCCGCCGCAACTGATTCCGCCCGCCCCTAAGCATCGAGTCCTCGATAAGCAGGCTGCGTCTTCGCCTGCGCTCATGATCGCGGGGCAACACCCTCACATGCCGATGGCGGCAGCTGTCGTACCGGCGTACGGCGGCTCCGAAAAGGGTGCGGAGGAGCTGGTAGATGACTATGTCTCGCCACCTGTGCGTCGTCCGCCCGTCGTGCAGACGGACAGCTCGTTGATCGTTGACCCAAACGAGATGGCGCCCGAAGACCGTGCCGTCTTCGACGACATCTTGGCTCGATCTCAGGCGCGGGCAGAGGAGGGTCCGCACTACGCCACTGATTCCGCAGACGATCCTATTCGGCCGGAAGGCCACGTGGAGGACGAATGAGCGAGAAACGCTATCTACCTGTCATCCCGCCAGAGCTTGTCGATTCCGGGCTGCCGGGCGGCGCGTTCTCGCATTCGCAGTACGAGACGTACAAGAGCTGCGGGCGGGCGTACGAGTACAAGTACATCAAGGAACAGCGGACGCCGCCGGGCCCCCAGATGGCGCGCGGCACCGCGATCCACGCGGCCGTCGAGACTGCGCTCCGCCACAAACAACAGCACGGTGCAGCGCCCGCCCTCGACGTCCAGCTTGCCGTCGCCGCCGACGCCTTCGACAAAGCTAAGGAGGCGGTCGAGACGTGGGGTGACGAAGAACCTGGCAAGGTCAAGGACGTAGCTCTCCGGCTTTACCGCGTCTACCACGCGGAGGGGCTATCGAAAGTCACACCTATCGAGATCGAAGAGCCGTTCGTCGTGAAGGTCGGCACTGTCACCGTGCGCGGTGTGATCGACCTCGTCGACCTGGAGAAGAGCGAACCGGCAGACCCGGGGCGCCTCGTCGTCGCTGATCTGAAGACTTCGGCAGCGAAGTGGTCTGAGGGTGACGTCAAGAACGATCCGCAGCTCTCGCTCTACACTGCCGTCAAGCGCCTGCCTCACGGGCGCATCGACAACCTCGTCAACACCAAGACTCCTGCGTTGCACCGGCTGTCTACTACGCGCGGCGCGCGCGAGCACCGCAACTTGATCGAAGACTATGAGCAAACGGTCGACGCCATTAAGAAGGGCTTCTTTTTGATGGCGTCGTTCGACTCGTGGAAGTGCACACCCAAGTGGTGCAATTACTACGGTCAATGCCGGGGGCGCGACTGACGTGCCGTACCGGACGGCCGCGCCACTGTCGAACGTTCCTTCCTTGCCTGACCCTGAGTTGACGTGCGCCGACTGCGGCGCGCGAGCTCCTGGCGATGCGCGCGGTTGGGGGTTAGTGTGCTTTTCGTCAACCGGCCGCGTCTTTCTCGCGTGTCCGGGTTGCCTGACGGAGAAGTATCCATGGGTGAGAAGTACGGCGTTGTCACGAATCTAGACGCGGACGCGGTAGAAGAGATCGAAGCCAAGCCTTTACGGCGTACGGCTGACGTGGCAAACCTCGAACGGTGTCCCACGTGCGACGTTCCAATTCTCGAAACCGCGACGCGCTCTCGTCGGTGTCCGAACTGCGGCACGTTGCCGTTCGAGCGCTGACGACTGAGTCGCACATCCTTTACGACGCCCGGTATCACCAGCGCGTCGTCAACTACCTGTTCACAGCCTACTTCACGTCGCCTCATGCTGAGGTAGCTGTTGCAGTTGAGCTGTGGGCGTGTTACCGCCATCTTCTCGAAGGTGGCGCGGTCGGCGAGCTGCCGATCACCCTCATCAACAAGCGCGTCGCCGTCACAGCGATCCGAAAGATCCTGCGCGGCGAGCTGGTCCTATTCGAGGACCCTGAGACCACAGACCAAGGAGACCAAGATGACTACGGAGACCACGGAGAACACCACCCCCAAGGCGAAAGCCAAGTCCAAGTCGTCCGACCCGTCCGGGTCGGCCGCCGCCGCTGAGAGGGCGACCAACCCGCTCGGTTTCGAGTACGAGTTCCTGCCGCTGCCTGCCGAGGTCGCGGCGACTGGCTCCATCAAGATCAGCCCCAAGGAGATCGCGGTGAGCAAGGTCGACGCACGCTCGGCGCCGGCCTTGGTCGACGAGGAGTTCGTCGCGTCGATCAAGAAGGACGGCCTGATCCAGGACCCGTGCGTGACCTACGCGCGCAACAAGAAGACCGGCAAAGAAGTCTGGCTCATCGCTGCTGGGCGCCGCCGCCGCGAGGGCTCGATCCAGGCCGGGCTCAAGGAGATCACTTGCAAGGCGAAGGAGATCAAGGACCTCAAGGAGTACCTCGTCCTCGCGGGCCAAGAGAACCTCAAGCGCGACCAGATGACGTTCTGGGACAAGTTCACCTACTTCCAGAACTTGATGGCCAACGGGCTCAAGCAGTCTGAGCTCAAGGAAGTGCTCTCGGTCTCCGAGGGCAACGTCTCGCAGGTGCTCGCGATCGGCAAGCTCGACGAGCGCGTCCAGAAGATGGTCCGCGAGGGAGCCAAGGAGCCGTTCAAGAGCTATGCACCGTCGGTGGTGCGCGAGCTTCGACGCGTGACCGACATGGAGATGCAGGTCGCGTTCGCGCAGCAGGCGACCGACGAAGAGATGGAGCCGAAGTACCTGAAGTTCGTGATCGAGAAGTGGCTCAACAAGCAGAAGGCCACGGACGACAAGGGCAAGGGCAGCGCCAAGACCGGCGGGCGCTCCGTCAAGCTGCCCGACGAGGTCGTGGCGAAGGACCTCAAGCCCATCAGCAAGACCGATCTCGTGGCCTTTTACAACTTCTCGAACGCGCGCTTCGCGAAGCTCAAGGCCAGTGACAAGGCCAAGCCGGAGACCGTGGCGTACGAGAAGGGTCGTCGCGACGGCCTCGCCCAAGCCGCCGGGCTCGCCGACCTGCCGGCGCTGCCCGAGGGCGAGGAGTAGCCCACTCACCCCAGCACGTCTGCGAAGCTCATGATCTCCTCTTCGGAGAGGTGAGCTCGCAGGCGTGCTAGGGCGCGGATCTGAACTTCTTCTACGCGCGGCTCCGTCATCTGCGAGCCGTCGATCTCGTACAGGATTTGCCCGATCGTCCGCGCGTCTTTAGGTTCGCCACCGCGCAGCCCAAACGCGTAGATCAGCACCAACCGTTCGACCCGCGTCAGCTGCGCCTGCGCCAGCAGCGCCAGCGGGTCAACGCGTTGGCGCTGTACATCGGCTTCGACGTCGATGTTTTCGTCGACGATAACTACGTTGTCGATCGACGCGATTGACGGTTCCTCGAAGTGTTCGACGTGCTCGCCGAGCGCTTGTTTGCGCTCGTTCTCAACGCGCGTGCGTCGCATCTCTTTGCGTGTGTGGTTCGGCACATGCACCGTACGCACGCGATACGTAGCTTCCTGCATCTTCACGTTGATCCAGCTCGCTGCGTACGTCAGGAAGCGGTTGCCGCGCTTGGGATCGAACAGCGTGATCGCATGGAGCAGCCCTTCGTAGCCGGCGGAGATCAACTCAGCGAACAGCGTTTCGTCGTGCGACCTGTGTTTTGCGCGTTTGATCACGAAGCGGTAGTAGCCGCTCGCGATCTCGTTGCGCAGCTTGTCGCACTTCGCTTGAAACCTTTCCCGCTCGCTCGGACTCGCCGACAACTCTGCGCGAGTACGCGCCTCTTGGTACGCCGTAAAGAGATCGTACTCCTCTTTCGACGACCGAATCGGGTGCGTTCCGACATCACGGAAGTGCAGGTCTAGCAGCGGGTTGTTCGTCTTAGCCATCCTTCTGAAACCTTTACATGACGCTAGTCACAGGGTAAACCAATAGCCCGATGTGACTAGCGTTTCGGTCACATCGACAAGGAGAACACCGTGTCCAACAACAACAAGCAGAACAAGCAGAACACGCAGAACCCCGCCGCCGTCGCACCTGCGACGCCGGCTTCCGCTTCGGCTCCTACGCCGGAGGCTCCGACCGCCCCCTCGACGGAGCTCGCGACGACCACTTCTTCGGAGGTCGTCGTCGACGTGCCGACGCACGCGCTGACCAAGCGCTACAGCGAGGCGCTGCCGCAGTTGGCCGCCTACGTGGAGCAGGTCGCGCCGCCCAAGTCCGGCGAGATCCAGGCGGCGCTCGCCAACTTGTCCGAGGCGAAGCGCGCGGCGTTCGCCGCCGCTCTCGCGCGGATGAATCCGGTCAAGGCCGGACAGCACACCACGCGGCAGGAGTTCCGCCTGCCTGAGATGCGCATGTTCCACGGCACGGGCACCGATGAGCTTCGCCCCAGCGACTGCCCGCAGGGCGGCATCTACACCACCGACGGCCGTATCCTCGCGGCGCCGAAGGACGCGCTCGCGAACCTCAAGCACAACCCGAAGCACGCCAAGCTCGGCACCACGGTGACGGGCTTCGTGATCGGCGTGCACGAGGCGCACACGTTCTGGCCGCCGCGCTCGGGCAACCTCCCGGCGGGCGTCGAGATGCGCTCGAACATGCCGATCTGCCGCTCGCTCGATCGCAAGCGCGGCGACTACTTCGGTTCGTGCGAGGCGTGCGCGCACCGTCCGTTCAAGGACGGCAAGCCGAACACCAAGGACGCGTGCCGCAACGAGGACCACGTCTACTTCGTTCTCTCGGACTTCTCGGGCGTGTACCGCTTCGTGATTCACGGCAAGTCGATCAAACCCGGCTCCGCTGCGATCAAGAAGAAGACCCGCCCGTGGACGGCGTACTACGAGCACGCCTTCGAGCTGGAGGCCAAGGAGGCCAAGCTGGGCACCGACCGCTGGTTCGAGCTCACGGCGTCGATCGCGACGGACGTGGCCGACCCTTCAGCGGAAGAACAGGCGCTGCTGGACGCGCTCGTGCGTCAGGTCGACTACGAGGTCTACCTGCCGCAAATGTACGCGATCTACACCACGGAGCCCAAGGTTTCCGCGAACGCCGGGAGCGCGTCTGACATGGACGCGCTGCTGAAGAACGCGGGCGCTTCGGCTGCCGCTCCGACGGGCCCGAGCGGTACGAAGGACGTCAGCAAGAACAACCTGTAGTTCGCTGCTGCACGGCCCGCGCTCCTGTACCGCGTAAAGGCGGCGGGGGCGTGGGCCGTTCTCTTCCTACCGTTTCTTTGGCCTGACGGAGTGTTCCATGGCGAACGAGTACAACGAGATCGTGTTGAAGCACGCGCCTTGGTCGGTCTCCAAGGTCGGCGTGCTGAACCTCTGCGGCAAGCAGTACCTTCACAAGTACGTGGAGAAGCTCATCGAGGGGAAGAAGAGTGACTCCTCTCGCGTCGGCGTCGTCGCGCACGCCGTCATCGAGGCAGGGCTGCGTACGCCCGGCATTGACCTGCACGCTGTGATGCGTGAGCAGGGTGAAGTCCACGAACTGGCTCGTGAAGAGCTGATTACCTGCTCTGCGAAGATGTCGGCGATCCAGGACTTCCTCGATCGGATCACCGTCTTCAAGGAGAACAACGGCGTCACCCACGAGTTCATCGAGCACCAACTCGCGATCTCGCCGACGCACGAAGCCGTGCCCTTCAAGGTCACGGCGGACACTCCGCCAGACATCTGGCACGGAGAGCTGCGCTGGCTCGGTGATGACCTCGTCGAGTTGGTCGACCAGACACCCGAAGACATCGTCGGGCTCACCGCTCGCGCCGCCTACGTCGTCGTGCCGAAAGGCGCACTCAAGGGCGCGTTCGAGGTTGTCGAAGTGGGCGCTTCGACGCTGCGCCTCGCGGCGTTTCCGCCGGTCGCCGATCCCAAGGCGCCGGGACCCGTTTCGCCTGCCACGCCGAACGACGTGATCGAAGGCGGCATCGCGATGAAGCCGTTACTGCGCGGTGTTGTCGATCACGCGATGCGCACTGGCGATGACTTCCTGATCGTGCTCGACCACAAGTCGGGCAAGAAGAAGCCGATCGGCGAGCACTCGACGCAGTTCTACGCGTACATGGCGCTCGCACTGGTGAACTTCCCGTGGGTGCAGGGCGTGCAGTCCGGCATCCACTACATCGGCGAACCGAAGGTCGACTGGTTCCCGCGCTTCGACGGCAAGCCGGGCGCATGGACTCGCGACGAGATCGTTCGCACGATGTTCCCGTGGCTGCGGCAGTTTCTGAACCGCACCGCGCTCAAGCTCGGGCTCGTCGACACTGGCGCGCCCAAGGCCGAGACGGGCTGGCAGTGCAGCTTCTGCGGGTTCTCCGCGCACTGCGAGCAAGGTCGGGCTGAGATCGAGAAGCGTGCCCGACGAAAGGGCGAGACGAACGTTTAGACCCGCAGGGTGAAGGGCCGCCCATGGCACGAAAGACCGGTACCGCAACCAAGTTCTCACACAACGACGGCCACAAGCTCCTGAACTTGTTGGACGTCACGCAACTCAAGACGCTGCTCGAACATACGTTCCCCGAAAACCGCATCACGCAGATCGGGGCAACGGCCGTCAAGACGAACTGCCTCGCAGGCAACGTCACAGGGCACATCGACAAGAACCCGTCGATGTACCTGGACGTGGCGCGCGGCACGATCAAGTGCAAGGCATGCGGTTACTTCAGCCGCAACTTGTTGCAGCTCTTCCAGGACGCGCGCGGCTGGTCGTACCGAGAGACCCTCTCGCAGGTGCTCACGTACACCGGCCGCCGCCTCGTCTCGGAGAAGATCGAAGGTGACGTCGAGGCGTACGACGTACACAACATCGCCATTGCGACGTTGCTCTACGTTTGCACCACGTACGCGCAGCGACTGCTCGCGCCGCCGCTCGATCCCGAGGACCGAAAGAACTACGACGAGATCGCGCTGCACGCCGCCGCGCCGGTTCTGGAGTGGCTCTTCCAGCACCGCAAGCACAAGCCCGAGCAGCTCGGCGCGCTGCCCTACGGCGTCTGGCCGCCGCAGCACGTGATCTTCGCGTACGCTGCTGAGCGTCTGGAATCCCAAGCGAGCGCGCAGTACGCGCGCTTCCAGAACACCTACCTCACTCCTGATCGCCGTGAGAAGGTGCTCGACCGCATCAAGGCCATCGTCGAACCTGCTGCGACGGAGTGGACCAACTCTGTTGCCTTCTTCAACGGCCACGGCCTGCGCACACCGGGCAAGATCCGATTGCGCCGCCCTCACTTGGACGACGAAAAGGACGGCAACTACCTGACATTGCCCGGCTTCACTGAGGATGAACCGATCGGCTACTTCGGGCTGTATGCGCCGCATCTCGGAGGGCTCGACCCGTCCGAAGCCAAGGCGCTGCGGTTCTTCCTCGTCGAGGGCGAGAACGACGCGATCACCGCACAGGAGCACTTCCTGTCGGCAGGGCACACCGGCTACGTCTTTCTGGCCTCCAACGGCGCGTTCAATGACCTCGACGCTCTCGGAGCAGCGGGGCTCGACACGATCTACGTGATCTCTGATCACCCTGTACGCGGTAAAGGGGAGACGTGGCTGCGTGGGCGTTTGCTGACGGCTTCAGAGATCGGCGTCAAGGTCTTTCGAGGCTGGTCAGCTCTCGACAAGATCCCAGGCATGCCAAAGGACCCCGATGACGCGGTCCAACTTGGCGGCTTCGACGTGTTCAAACGCACGGTCGTTGACGAAGCGGACAAGTGGTTCGTTCCTGTCGACGTCTGGGCCCTGGACCGCGCTCTCGAAGACGCCGCAACGCTCGGACCTGACGACGTTCGAGAACGGACGTCTGTCGCGGTTACGTACGGCGAGACGGTGCGCAACGCTGCGCAGCTCGCGCAGTACGTCGAACGCGTCTGCGTGAAGCTCGGTCTGACTCCTGCGATCGTTAGGGGTCAGATCGTGCGGAGCAAAGACGACGAGGCGGGGTTGATCGCCCGCATCATCGACGTGCTCACGCGACTGTTCCACCCGCTCTATAAGGAGGACACGACGCGCGGCGCGGTGTTGTACCTGCACCATCGCACGAAGGATCGCACGATCCGCTTCGGTACCGACGACGGCGCGGGGGCGCTCTCGGCTCTAGCCAACGTCGTCGGCGACGTGCACACGTTCTTCGCCGAGCAGGTTGGCATTCCTGCCTGGGTCATGCCTCAGCAGGGGCCGGGCGCGATGCAGCCGGTGCGTGAGCTCCAGCGCATCTTCGCCGACTACCTCAAGATCGCGATCCAATCGCTCTTCCACGACGTGCCGACGCGTGAAGAATGCGTGCAGTACGGGCAGGGCGTCCACGTGATCGAGGACCCGCACGCGCCATTCGGGCTTGTGCTCATGGTCGTCAACGGCATGTGTGTCTACGAAGGCACATACGTGCCGGACGGCTCGCTCTCGCTCGCATGGCGCAAGCTCGACGGTCCGTCGCGCGGAAGGGCGCTCTTTCTGACCGACGCCGTGCCTCTCTTCCCCGAGCTGCGCAGTGTTGGTGACCTCGAAGAAGCCAACCACTTCACGATCGACGACGTACGCGTCTATATCGGCAAGCTCGTGCAGCTGTACCGCACAGGTTGGCGCACGCTCAATACCGATCTCGACGCGACCTTCCTCGCGTACTACCAAGCGGCGTTCTCTGCGCCGCATCTCTCGCCGTCGAAAGTCCACTTGGAGCTCGTCGGCCAGCACTCCTCTGGCAAGTCCACGGCGCTCAGCACGTTCTGCGGCGGGCAATTTCCGCACCTTCAGATCTGCCCGTGGGCCAAAGGACTCGTCAACTACTCGCCGGCCTCGATCTACCAAGGCTTCAACCGCGCCTCGGTGACCATGGGCCTGGAGGAGTTCACACGCGACCTGACGATCGCCACGGCGAAGACCGCGCAGGTGCAGTCGATCAACGAGCTGCTCCGGCAAGTAATCTTCCCCGGCGGCGCCGTGATCTCGCGCGCGCTGCCGAGCGGCGGCTCACGCCAGATGGTGGTGCGCACCAACGTCGTCACGGCTTCGATCCACCCGGCGCACGACCCGCAAGACGCGAGCCGCCGCCTGACGATTGAGACCGTGAAGGTTGAAGGGCTCAAGGACCCGCAGATGGAATTCACTGAGCTCTTCCCGCCCGAAGAGCTCGCACGCATGCGGCGCGTGCTCGGCCTCGGCTTGATCAAGTTCTACCGACCCTATCGCGAGCACTACGAGAAGATCGAGCGCGAGCTGGGCACGGGGAAGGTGGTCACGTCGTTCGCCGTCGACACGCGTTTCTTGCGCAACTTCTATCCAATTGCGCCGCTCATGGCGTTGCTCGGCGAGGATTGGAAGGACTTCGTCATCAAGGCGACCGAAGCGCGGCGCGGACGGCTCACTGCCAACGCGCGAAGCAACGTCACGACGCAGCTCTTCGACACCCTCTTCCGCACCAACAACCTGCGTGTCGGGCAATCGGGCGCGATCACGTCGGTCGCTGTGATGCTTGGCTCGAAGGACCCGACGCGTTGGCTTGCGCTCAACCACGCGCAGGCAGGTGTCTACTACTTCGAGGACCTCAAGTACCTCATCGTCGACTGGATCTCGGTCGTAGCGCCGGGCGGGCTGCTTCATCGCGTAGAGCCGTACTGCCGTACACCACCGAACCTGCTCAAGCACCAGCTAGATCAGCACGCGCTCGCACAGCGCGAGCATCAGTATGACCCGCCGAAGGTCCTGGCCGCCCTGCGCACCTTTGGCGGAGTTATGCGCACCGATGAGATCACCGTCGTCGACGTATCGAAGGTCGTCACCGATCTGCGCGACGCCTTCGTCGAGCGGTTGCCCAGCGCCGATCGCGACCGCCCGGGGGGTGCGGTCGATGATGGGCCGCCGGGCTTGCCGAAACGCCCACGTAACCACAACAACAACCTGTAGGGGACACCATGAAGGGCTCCATCATGTACCGCTGCCGAGACCGAGGAGGACGCTGAATGGCGTCGATCTCGCTCCCGGAGGCGCCACCGCCATTCCACTGCGACATCTGCGCGCGCCCCGAGTTCGCCACCAAGGCAGGCCCGGGGTGTGCGTCGTGCCCCGCCTTCAAGGGCGCGCACTACTTCCCTCAACCCGACGGCTCTGACTACGCTGACATCTTGGTCGTCGGTGACGCGCCGATCGCGCCGCGCCTCGCCGTCGTCGGCGGGAAGGCGATCCCGGACAACTCGCTCTTCCACCAGCCGTTCCGCGACGACGGCGCGCGCGTTTTGAAGAACGCGATCAAGGAAGTGCAGAAGCAACACCCAGAGTTCGCCGCATTGAACTTCCGGTACGTGTACGCCGTAAAGTGCGCGGTCGACGCACCTAGCAAGGCCGTGATCACTGCGTGCCGCACGCCACTCAAGACCGAAGTCGCGCGGCTCGCTGCTGTGCGTCAGGCGGACGCCCCGGAACGTTCGCTTACGGTCATCGCGTGCGGCGTGCCGGCGCTCCACGCGCTCGGCATTCCTGTGCGATCCGAGAAGGAGGCTGCCGGCCGCGTCTACGACAACGTGAAGTTCGGCGATGCCTACCTCACGGTGATCTTCACGCGCTCGCTCAAGGCTCTCGCCGTCGCGGTCGGCAAGTACAGCTCCGTGCTTGCCGACGTCGAGCGTGCCATGCGCATCGCGACACACGCTGAGGTGCGCACACTCACGCGGGCTGAGATCGAGAAGGAGTACATCTACCCGAAGTCTGTCGCCGAGGTGAAAGACCTTGTGCGTCACGTCTTCGAGTACACGCGGCCCGGTGTCGAACACCTCGATTGGAAGATCTCGTTCGACACCGAAACCAACACGCTGCATCCACACTGGTCTGGCACCAAGCTGGTCGCCGTCTCATTCGCGTGGGATGACGGCAAAGCCGCGACGGTGCCGCTCTGGCACAAGGACACGCCGTATGACCCGGCCGCCGCGTACGAGCACATCGTCTGGCTCATGCGAAGCGGTAAGCCGCTGATCTGGTTCAACGCCAAGTACGACTTCAAGGTCTTCTGGCGTCTAGGCTGGCCGCTTGGGGACGTGGGCAAGATTGCGTGGGACGTTTTCTGCGCCGAGCACGTGCTCGAAGAGGACAAAAAAGGGCAGTACAACCTCAAGTTCTTGACGAAGCAGGACTTGCCCTTTCTCTCCGGGTACGAAGACCGATTGCACGACGAGCTGCTCAAGGCGGACGCCGCGAACTTCACCGAGGTCCAAGTCTCGGCGAAGCGTGCGGTGAAGCTGCCGGCCACAATTGCGACGGCGCTCGAACGCGCCGTCGCGGCAGGGCACATCAAGAACGCGCAGTTCCGTCCTGAGACCGTCAGGAAAACTCAGGAGAAGCTCAAGCAGCTCCCTCTCGGCGACGAGGCGGGGCTAGCGCGGCTTCAGAGTCAGCTCGCCGACCTGAACCTCCTGCTGACCGCCAAGGCCAACGGCGAGTTCACGGGCAAGGCTGAGCGAGAGGCTGCCAAAGAGCGCAAGCGCAAAGGTGGCTTCGAGAACGTCTCGCTCGACGAGCTCTACTTCTACGCCGCCGTCGACTCCGATGCGACGCGCCGTCTTGCCGTCAAGCAGAGCGAGCGCATGTACAACGAAGACGACAAGTTCGAGCGCTGGCGACAGCAAGTTCACGAAGAGATCGTCTCGGGCCCGCCGACCAGCGAGCTCGCGAAGTTCCGCGTTGACGTGTTGTGTCAGCACCCGACGCCGCTGCACCGGCTGGTGAAAGAAGACTATCTCCCGCGCCAGACGCAGCTCGCCAAGATCGAGTACCAGGGCATCAACATCGACCAGTCCTACCGCGAGTGGGGTGATCGAGCCTTGGACAACACGATCACGTCGACGACCGACAAGATCTTTGAGCTGTGCGGTGAGAAGTTCCCGCTGAACAGCCCGAAGAAGCTCGCGGGGTACTTGTTCACCGGCGGCGTCGGATACAAGCACCCCGACCCGGAGCTCGCCGAACAGATGGCACGCGAGCACCCCGAGCACGTGCGCTACGTCGGCGGTCGGATCATGTACCGCTCGCAGCACTACACCGTAAAGGGGCAGATGCAGACCGGCGAGGCCGTGCTCAAGAGCCTCGTCACGCGGTACAAGTGCCCGCTCGCCAACCTGCTGATGACCCTGAAGAAAGCCGACAAGGCAAAGAACAGCTTCTTCAAGAACATCGGCATCTTGTCGAACATGTTCGAGGACGGGCGCATCCACCCCGGCTACAACATCACAGGCACGTCCACTGGCCGTCTGTCGTCGTCTTCGGGTGTCGACGGTGTCGGCTTCAACAACCAGAACATCATCAAGGGCTTGATCGGGGCGCTGCGCGACATGCGGGGCAACCTCGTGATTGGGCCCGACGGCAAGCCCGTCTTCGAGGGTGTGAAGTGCAAGAAGCTCTTCATCCCAGATGACGACAGCTACTGCTTCGGCAACGCTGACGCTAAGGGTGCCGAGGTCTCAATCTTCGCCGGCTATGCCAAAGACTCCGCGCTGATCAACGCGCTGCTCGAAGGCATGGACGCGCACTGCTTTTTCGCGTCGCAGTGCCTCAACCCTGCGCTCGTCGCTGCTGGTCTACACGGCGAAGATCGACGCATTGCGCTGGCCAACGCCGCGATCGACGACGACCACGCGTGGTCGTACGAGGACTTCCTCAAGGGGAAGGACGACCTGCTAGAAGACAAGGCGTACGGCAAGCGCCTCAAGGCGCTGCGCGACAACATCAAGCGTCTTGTCTTCGGGCTGCTCTTCGGTGCCGGCGTCAAGAAGATCGCCGAGATCGCCGGCATCAATCTCGAACTCGCGCAGCAGATCAAGAAGCTGCTGTTCACGAAGTTCCCGACGCTGGAGGCGTTCATCAACCAGACCATCTGGGAGATGCGCACTTTCGGCATTGTCGAGACCTACCATGGGCGTCGTCGCCGCTTTTCGCTTGGCAAGTACGCTCCCAATGCCCTCCGCGCCAAGGCGGAACGGCAGGCCGTCAACTTCAAGATCCAAGGCACCAACAGCGACATCGTCATGTCGGTGCTTTGCTGGGTTGCGGACGTCATCGAGCGCGACCTCAAGGGCCGTCTCTTGCTCACGGTGCACGACTCCATCGGCTTTCAGGTGCCGAAGAAGTACGCGCATCAGGTGCCGGAGATCTTCAAGAAGTACGGCACCGACCGCGTGGCGCGTGAGTGCCCGTGGCTCCCGGTGCCGTACCGTTGGGACGTCGAGCTCGGCCCGAGCTACGGCGAAGTGATGGGGGCGGAGAAGTACCTTGCCAAGCTCCCGGCGCCGCTGCCGATGGCCGAACTCGACGGCTACACCGAAGAGGAGATCTTCGAGGATCTGCGCGACCCAGACGAGCATGAACTCGCGCCGTCGACGAAGCCCAAGCGTCCGGCGCCGAGGGTTGCGTAAACTACTGGAAGATTGACCTCACTAGGCGGGTCGGTATGATGCTCGGCATGAGTAACTACCGACCCGCCCAGACTTCTCTCTCCGACCTCGCCTTCGTCGACGTCGAGACCACCGGCCTCAGCGACGCAGTACATCGCGTCATCGAGATCGCCGTCACTCGCGTGCGTCCCGACCCTGCCACCTGGGACGCACCTCTGGACCACGCCTGCTTTCGCTTTACGCCGTCAACCGAAGACATGGCGCGCGCGGAAGAACAGGCGTTCAAGACCAACGGTTTTCACCTCGCCCACCCTGATTGGGTGGGTGCTCCCGCCATCGACAGCGCCGAAGCAGCGTTGTGCTGGAATCAAGTCGCCAAGATCACCCGCAAGGCCAGTCTCGTGAGCCAGAACGTCCCGTTCGACCGAGGCTTCATGTGGGAGGAGCTCAAGCGTCGTGGGCTGCTCTTCAATCACGAGAAGTTCGGCCTGCTGCCCCCCTGGGAGCGCCGCTTCGTCGAGCTCCAGAGCTTCTCGTGGCTGATCGCGCACGAGAAGGGCCTCGGGCAGTTCGGACTGCACTTCGCCTACGAAGGCATCGGCGGCCCCGCGCTGATCGAGCACCGCGCCGAGGCCGACGTGAAGCGCGGCATGGCCGTCATGCGCCATGTGTACACGCGTTTTCTCGCCGGCCGCGCCCCGTACTGATCCTTTTCTTTGGCCTTCAGTCGTCGTCAGCGGCCGAGGTGAGGTTCACCTCTTGGTTGCCGATCTGGAGCGCCATCCGTGCGAAGTTCAGCGAGTGCAGGAAGTCGTCGGGCTGGTTCGGGGCGTGGCGCCAGACCTTGCGAGTCGCCCCCGTCTGCCCGATGACCTCCTCGTACTCCGCGAGGATGTCCTTGAACGGCAAGTCCATGATCGTCTCAGGCTGGCTCGGAAACTGAAACTCCTTGCGGATGAACGACGTCATGATCGAGTCGAGCGAGACCGTTCGGTTCACCGTGACAAACTTGCCCTTGTTGTTCCAAGCAAGGTACGCCGCCGCCGTGCCGGAGTAGCGGAACTTCAGCACGCGCTGCGCGTTCTGGATCTTGTTACGGAGCATATCCATCGACATGTTGCCTTCGCCTGCGTCGCCGCCAATAAACATGCGGTACTGCGTAACCTTGTCGTAGAGCATCAACGTCGTAAAGATCTCGTCGAACTCTTGAAGCGGCGACGTACCTGGGAAGATCTTGTAGTAGAGCAAACGCGTGCGACCGAGACCCAGCTTGCCGATGATCGTCAGTACGGTGCGCGACTTGATCGCGATCGAGCCCTCGGGGCCCGACTTAGTCGCAGTGCCACCGCCGGACCAGTCGATGCCGGCGGCGATTTTGGTCACGCCTGTGAGGTTGTCGCGTGTCGGCGAACGGCTAATCAAAGGCCCGTCGCACGCAACCTGGAGCATCTCCTTGGTGACGAGGCGCCGGCCTTGCGAGTCGCTGACGCCCATGACCTCGTTGCGGAACACGGAGATCGGGTACGCTTCGGGTCCTTCGAGGTTGTACAGGACGTCGGTCTTCCACTTGTCGAGCGCCGCGTCGCGCAGCGGGCCGATTGGCCACGCCGCCGGCACGAACTGCGGCATCATCGGACGCGAGATGTGATAGCCCTTCGTTTGGTTGATTCGCCCGTCCTCGTCAGGGGGCTTCGGGTTCATGTCGACCCAGACGCCATTGCGCGGGTTGAGGTAGCCCTGGCACTTCATGCAGACTGGACCGCGCTTGCCGCACTGAGTCTCGCTCAGCAGAATCGAGTACTTGCCGCAGCCGTCGCACTTGATTGCCCACTCAGTCTGCGTGGACTCCTGGAACAGCGTTTCGATGCCGTTCTCCATCGTCTTGGGAGTACCGCACAACGTAAGGTACCCGCCTTTCTTTGACGCCGAGAGGCACTCCTTGATGACGGGGCGGACAGCTTCGAGGAGCATGTCCTGCACTTCGTCCAGCATGAGACGGTCGCAGGAACGCCCACGACAACGGTCTGCGTCGTCGGAGGCGTAGCTGAACTCGATCTGTGAGCCGTGCGCGAAGTAGCGGGCGAGCACGCGGTTGGTCGTACCTTCGTCGACGAAGATGTCGCGGATCAACGGCGAGAAGAGAATGAATTTGCCGACGCGCGAGACCGAAAACGTCTGCGTCTGCTCTTTGGTCGGCGCAATGAAGAACGTCTTGAAGTGCGGAATCGCCACGCACTCGCCAATCGCGAACGTCGACAACGTCATGCTCTTGCCGACCTGTCGGCAGGTCTTCAAAAGCATCTTCTGCGGCGAATCATCGTAGATCGCCCGGAACATGGGGTAGTCGTTCAGGCTGAACGGGTTCCCCTCCCACATCAGGAGGTTTTCCGCGAAGTGCGACCGCGTCCCCTCGATGCGACGCTTCGGGCGGCTATACGGAGTGTTGTAGGACTGCATCTTGGCGCGCACGCCGCTCAGTGCGCTCGTCGCAGTAGATGCGACACGCCGCCAGTCGGTGGACCTGGACGTCGAGCGCCGAAGACGGCTCCTCGCGAAGCATACGCCGTAAAGCCTCGTGAGCCAGTGTCTTCTTAGCGAGCCACGTGCGCTCGACGCGATTGACGAAGTCCTGTTCCAGCTTCGTGTACTGATCGAGTACGTCTTGGGCGAAGTGCAGCGGGTCCGGCGCCAGCACCATTCCCTCATCATGCAGCACAGCGGCGACGGCGGGATCAATGGCGTCAGGGTCGAAGCCGTGATCGTCCGTGATGCGGTCACCGGTCAGCCGCTCGATCTCCAGGACGGCCCAGCAGAGCTGCTCAGGAGTCGGGTGGTGGATTGCGTCAGCGGCGGCCGGTATGCCGTCACAAGCCAATGCAATGGCGAAGAATGCGTCGTGGTCGTAGGTCCAGACGGGACCCGTGACGACAGTCTGCGCGGCCAACAGCTTGGCCATCAAAGCGTCAGTAGCCGGAACCTTTCGACGCTCCAGCTCGATGCGGATCGTCTCCGGTTCCCAGGCGCCAATTGTGGCGCCCAGAGCCTGCATCGCGGCGTTCCACGCCACGCTGAGCTCGACCTCGGGGTCTTGGAGCAATTCCGTGGCGTGCGACATCTCAGCCTCGCGAGACCGGCACGCCTGCCGCGCGCAGCTGCCGCGCGAAGTCGGCCTTCAGGTCGGCGGGAAGGGTGTTGACGACCTCGGCCACCTTCTGCGCGTCGAGACGCCCGCCGGGTGCGATCTCGCGAAGCACGTCGAAGCCGAGAGCGTCCGAGTAGAACGTCGTCGGCAGGCGCTCCAGGTGCGTCGGACGTACAAACGTACCCCCCAGGTCGATGGCGTCTTCGGCGACTTTCTCTGCGTTGAACACGCTCGCCACCGGGTCCGGGATCTTGCGGTCGTAGTGCCTGGAGAGCCCTGCGCGCGCGTCGAGATCGTTGATGGCTGCTGCGATCTTCACGCGCATCGCGTGGTCGCGCAGCCCTCGCCGGTCTTCGAGCACCGCAGCCGCCAGCTTGCTGTAGCCGGCTTTCGCTTCTTCATCGCTGGTGAGCATCGCGCGCACCTCCAGCGTCGAGGCCAGCGCGTGCGGGTCAGTCGCAGCGCGCCCGGCCCAGCGATACGACTCGGGACGCAGCTCCACGCCATGCACATCGGCTGCCGCTGCGAGCTTGCTGAACGCCTCGGCGCGCGTTTCGGGACGAAGTTTGCGGACCTGCTCCAGCAGCCTCGCTTCAGCGGTCTTGATCTCGCCTGCGTTGCGGACGGGGTACGCCTTGGTCTCGGAGAACAAGCAGTCCTCTTCGCGCAGGTCAGCGACCTTTTCCTCGACGGCGGCGAGCTTGGCGCGGTCGACGCCGTACGCGTCGAGCGCTTCCTCGATCGCGGCGACGACGGGCGTCGGCACGAGCGGCACCACGCGCCCTGCTGCTGCGACCTTGGTCTGCGCCGCTCCGTGCTTGGCGTAGAGGTACGAGACGACGGCGTGCGCCGGAGTGTGCACAGGGAACAGCTCGCGCTCCGGCCACGCGAACGCTGTTTGCGGAATCTGGTCGCGGCGGTCCTCGAACTCTGCGCCCTTCACCAGCTCGGGCGCGCCGGGGTGCCGGTCGAAAAGGTAGGAGAGCAGCGCGTGCCCAGGGTCGTTGTACAGGTCGTTCATGGCGTCCTCAATCATACGGTGCTGGGGTCGAACGTCGGACAGACTTCGTAGACTCCAGAGAGCGCGTCCCGTTCAGCGGTGCGCGCGTTATCGACGACGCGCTGCGCATCGAGTACGGCTGCTGCGAGGGCGGCGCAGTTAGCGTCGCATGCTGCGACCTTCGCGGCGTACTCGTTGCGCAAGCGTGTCTTCTCGACGAGCAACGCTTGGTATGTGCGCGTATCGCTCGCAAACACACCTTGCTGAAGCACGAAGTCGCGCACGTTGGTAGTGAGCGGCGTGCCGGGAGGAATGCTCGTGTCCTGGAGGTTCACGACGATTGTGCGCGCGGCATCAAGGAAGGCGACGTCAGCGACGAGGAAATTGTAGATCGCCTTGTCCATCTGGCAGCCCGTGGCGCAAGCATCGGCGGCGGCTTGCGCTGCATCACGGTTGGCTTCGGCCTGAATGCGCGCGTCGCGCGCGGCGACGTACGCCTTCTTGCGTTCATCTTCAACGGAAACGCCCGGCGTTGGCAGGTCGTAGAGCTGTGTAGGGTTAGTGGCAAACGGCGTAAAGACTGCGCGCCAGTCATCTACCAACGTGGAGAGCCGTGCGAGGATCTGCTTGTACGCAGCATCAGCCGTTGTGAGCGTGTCGTAGACGACGGTCATGACCGACGACAGATACTCGGTGCGCCCGTTGCGTACAGCAGCGGTGCGATCACGATACAGCCCTGTGAGCTCGTCGATGTTCGCGATGCGCGCGAACGTATCGGGCGGAATCACGATCAAGTCACTCGACGAGACTTTGACGTACTTGGGTGACGCGGGGTCGGTTTGGCGGATGTCGTACGGCGTTGCGACACGCGCAAGCACGTCATCCTTCGGGTCGCCCGTGTCGGAGATTGACAGCACGAAGAGGTCTTTGAATGGCAGGTCGCCTTTGTCGACGATGCTCGTCGTGATCTCGAACTTCTGTGTGCCGTCGACCAAGGTGATCGGGCGGCGCTGCTGCTCGGCCTGCGGAATGGTGCTCATGGACTCTCCGAAGAGTACACGAAGGTCTGTTGCCCGCCGAACGTCACCCCTGCCGCGCCAGCCCAGTCCCGATTGACGGCATCGAGCCGGCGACGCACGTCGGCCGCGAAGCCGGCGGCCTTTTCTTTGACCGTGAACGCGCGCGTCACCTCGGCGGTTCGATAGAAGTCCAGGTTGCGTGCAACAGCTTCTTCCTTCGAGGCGGGCCAGCTCTCGATGTCGCGCACCAGCGCTACGCTGCTGAACTCGTCGTTGTCCGTGGCGAAGACGAACAACTCGCGCGGGATCGAGCCAGCCTGATCGACCGACGTCACGACCTCGTAAGTCGTGTCTTCAGGCGGTGTGCGCTGCGTGATGTTCTCGCGTTGAGTGACAACGATCCAGGACATCTCAGGGGCCTACGGTGGTGGTGATGAGGATGGTGAACGTGGTGTTGGTGCGCGACGCGGCACGTTGAAGATCGGCGACCTCGTGGCGCACAACGTCGAACAAGTCGAGCGCAGCGTCGAGCGTCGGCGCGACTATTGTGTTGCGCACACTGCGTACAAGTGGCTGCTCGATCTCGCGCATCGTCGCGCCGCCGTCGCCGCTTGCGACGAGTGATCCGCCGCGCCGCAACTCCCACGCTAGCGCGCGTTCGCGCGTCGGGAAGTAGCGCGGCTCCAGGCCTGGGAAATTGTCTTGCACGCGCACCCATGGAAAGGCCCACGCACCACCGGTGTCGTTGGTGAACGTTTTGTTGACGTGCGCGGTCAATCCTGCATAGCCCAGAATCTGCGCGAAGCCATTGTTGGCGGGATCGCTAAAGCCGTTCAACAGCACCCACCGTCCGACGTCGTCGTTGGTGAACGTGTATCCCGGGAGCTGGAGCAGTGAACCTGTGAAGCAACTTGCAGAAGTTCCTTGGACACGATTCGGTACTTGCGCGACAATAAAGTCCTGGTCCGTGTACGGTGTTTCAGCCTGAAGCCAGTACGGAAGCGAGGTCGTGATGCGCAGCGTGTCTCCGAGCAACAATCCCAGAAAGAAGGCGTCGCCGTTCGCGCCGCGTACGTCGAAGTACTTCAGCTCGCTCTGCGGCAGTGTGGCGAAGTCCCGCAACGTTGCGATGCGTTCGAGGCTATCGAATCCCCCGACGTTGCGCACCACAAAGAGCGGCGCGTACGAGAGAGGGTCCGTGCCGATCGGAGGGTCCGACGGCGGATCACTCACGGGCACCGTGACGGCCCACTCCGTCGCTTGGTACCCGGCGGAGCGGACGTAACCCTGCTGGCGGATACGGATGGTCACCGGTACGGACATGCAACTCTACCTCGGCGTCGATCAATCGCTTCAGCGGCCGGGCCTCGCACTCGTCGCGCCCGACGGAACCGTGGTGCACACGGCTACCACTAGGGTAGGCGAGAAGGTGCGCGGCGCTAAGCGGCTGACTGCAATCTATCGTTTCGTTGTCGACGCGCTCACTGCGCGCAATGCGATCGTTTTGCATGCAGCACTAGAAGGGCCGAGCCTAGACAGCGTCCACCGGGAGTTTGACCTCGGAGAAGCCAGTGGAGTCGTTCGACTCGCGCTCTACCATCTAAAAGCCGTGGAGCCTCTCGTCGTCGCGCCGTCCCAACTCAAGCTCTTCGCCGCTGGCAGGGGCGACGCCGACAAAGACGAAGTACTGAACGCCGTAAACCAGCAGTGGGGCACCGCGCTCACCGACGACAACGAAGCTGATGCCGTCGTCCTCGCGCAGATCGCCCGAGCTGCACACCAGCGCACTCGCTGCTCAACTCGGAAGCAAGCCGAAGTTGTGCACGCGTTGCTCACGCCGTCGTCCACGCCGCGCACGCGGCGGATGCGGCGCAAGTCCACCACGAACATTTGAGAGGATTTCATGATCGAAGGGTTTCCTGCACCGTCGTCTTTTGTTTCAACCTCCGCCTCCGCTGCCCTCGTCCGTCCTGAGACGAAGCAGCTGCGCCGTGCGACCGCACGTCGTCGTCGCGACAAGGAGGACAAGGTTTTCGTTCTTCGCGAGGAGAATCGTTTCCGTCTCGATCCCGCGTTCGTCGCCCGCTACGTCGACAAGCAGCCTGCGTGGGGTTTCGGCATCCTGAGCCGGATCACCTACGAGCGCACCTACGCGCGGCCCGTGTCCAAAGCGCTGCTCAAGGAGCAGGCCATGTTGTTCCGAGGCATGGACGAAGTCGCGGCGCACGAGTTCGCCAAAAAGAACAAGCAGACGCACGAACAGTACTGGCAAACCGTGCTGCGCGTCGTCGAAGGCGTCAGCTCGATCCTCAAGCAGCAGGTGCGCGACACGGGGCAGGCGTGGAGCGACGAGGAGGAGCAGCACCATGCGCAGGAGATGTTCACGCGCATGTGGTTGTTCAAGTTCACGCCGCCCGGTCGCGGGTTGTGGTTCATGGGCACCGAAGCCATGGAGCTCAAGGGCTCGGCCGCACTCAACAACTGCGGCTTCGTTTCGACAGAGAACATCGAGCACGACTTGGCCGAGCCGTTCTGCGTGCTCATGGATTACTCTATGCTGGGCGTTGGCATGGGGTTCGATCTGCGCGGAGCGGGGCTGGTGACGCTTGTCACTCCTGTCACGTCTCTCGCAACGCACGTGGTGAGCGACGATCGTGAAGGCTGGATCAAGTGCGTTCGCATCGTGCTCGATGCGTTCACCGGCAAAGGTGCTTTGCCTCGCGCGTGGGACTTCTCGAAGGTTCGCAAGGAGGGCGCGCCTCTCAAGACCTTTGGAGGGACCGCGAGCGGTCCAAAGCCTTTGGAACAACTGCTCACGACGCTAACGGCAATGCTTTACGCCGTTGTCGATCAGCCGATCAGCGGCAAGACCATCACGTCGATCATGAATGTGATTGGCAAGTGCGTCGTCGCGGGCAACGTGCGCCGCAGCTCGGAGATCGCGCTCGGAGACCCGGAGGACACCGACTTCATCACGCTCAAGGACCCCACCGAGCTCAACGCAATGCGCGCTCGTTTGAGCGAGATCGAAAAGAGCAATCCGGCTTGGCTCACGATTCAAGCGAAGATCAACAAGCATCGCAAGAAGCGCAAGGAGAAGGGACTCAGCGTTCTCGACGAAGAGTTCGGCGTCATCCAGGCCAAGATCGACAAGCTGGAGAAGAAGCAGAAGGCGTTGTTGGAGAGTGATGCTGCGTGGACGGCGCTCAACGCCGAGATCGACGCGCACCCGCTCATGTCGTACCTCTGGGCCTCGAACAACACCGCGTTGTGCCCGCAAGGTTACGACTACGGCAAGCTCGCCGAGAGCACCGTACTCAACGGTGAGCCGGGCTATGCGTGGCTCGACGTGATCCGCGCATACGGCCGCCTGATCGACCCGCCGAACTGGAAAGACCGCAACGCCAAGGGGTTCAATCCGTGCGGAGAGCAGACGCTGCACGACATGGAGTTGTGCTGCCTCGTCGAGACGTACCCGACGAAGCACGAGGACCTCGACGACTACCTGATGACACTGAAGTACGCGTACCGCTACGCCAAGGCGGTCACGTTGGTGCCCACGCACAACAAGCGCACCAACGCGGTCATGGTGCGCAACCGCCGCATCGGCACGTCAATGGCCGGCGTGATCGAACAGTACTCGAAGCTCGGCCTCCAAGAGTGCATCCGCTGGTGGGATACGGGGTACCGCGAGATCCGCAAGTGGGACGTCGAGTACTCGGGTTGGCTCGGGGTCAATGAGTCGATCAAGAGCACGTCGATCAAGCCGGGCGGCACGACGCCGTTGCTCGCGGGCGTCGAGGGCGGAATGAAGGCGCCGACTGCGCGCTACTACATGCGCACGATCCGCTTCGACTACCGCTCTCCGTTGGTCAAGCAACTCGCAGAGGCTGGCTACCGCGTCGAGAAGGATCGTACGACGCCGCGCACGATGGTCGTGTACTTCCCGTGCGAGACCAAGCCCGGCGTGCTCACGTCGGAAGAACTGGGTCTGTGGGAGCAGGCGCAGATCTTCACTGCGCTTCAGCGTTACTGGAGCGACAACATGGTGTCCGCGACGCTGACGTTTCAGCCGCACGAGGCGGACACGTTGGCGCGCCTGCTGAAGTGCTACGAGGGACAGTGGAAGTGCGTTTCGTTCCTCCCGCTCTCCAACCATGGCTTCCTCCAAGCGCCGTACATCCCGTGCACCAAGGAACAGTACGAAGAGGCGAACGCCAAGCTCTCCGCGCTGCCGGAGCTGACGGTCGAGCACGACACCGACGACAAGTGGTGCTCGGGAGGCATCTGCGAGCTGCCTGCGAAGTAAACCGCGTCCGAACGGCGTAAAGCAAATGGCCCCGGAGGTTGACGCCTCCGGGGCCATTTGCGTTGGAGTGAGAGCCTGAATCAAGTGCGGCGCAAGATGTAGCCTGAGCACATCACGATTAGGCGTCCAAATGTGGCGTTGGTGCGCGCCGCGACGCGGTACTCGACGTCACCGAACGTCGGGCTCGGGCGTAGCACCTGCGCGTAGTTGGCGTAACTGTCGTTGACGCCACCCGCGTTCCATGACTGCGCGTGGCCTTCGACCGTGAGGATCGGATTTGGGTCCGTGCTGTCAGAACGAAACGGCAAGGTGTACGTCGTCGTCAGCAACGCGGCGTTGTTGATCGACGCCTGGATGCGGATGCGGCAGAGCCAACCGACAATCGAATAGCCGGAGGGTACAGCGGCCGTGACGCCGTCAATCGAGACGGGAGTGGGCAAGAAGAGCGACGTACCGAGGCCGACGGTGTGGAGGTCGCTGCGGTCGACAAGCTGTACCTCTTGCGTGAACAAGTACGTGCGCGTGTACGTACCGCCGTGGTGGTGGTTCGTGGTCGCATCGACCGTCACGCCCGTTTCGACGCCGTCGAGCAACGATTTGTCGCCGGTGACGAGGATGTTCTCGGTGTTGCGTTCGTTCACTGCGCCGACGCGCCAGCGTGCGCGGTTGCCGCAGAAGACCGCGCCCTTGGTGACGGGCTGTCCAAAACCCGGCGAAAAGCCGGGCGTGTCATTCGTCAGCACTTCGAGCCATGGAACGTCGTTCGACGCCGAGCCGATAACCATGCCTGCGTACTGCGACGGCGGCTGGTGGAACCCGAACTTCGTGATCGAATTGGTGCCGCCGGTGTACTGCCCAGTCAGGAAGCTGACCGTCGCGCCTACGTAGCTCGTAACCGCCGAGAAGTCAGCGCTGGTGTTGTCCAACTTGCGCAGGATGAATTCACCGAGCGTCGGGCCGGCGTCGCTCGTGAAGCGGTCAAAGATGTAGATGCCGTTCTCGTTCCCCGTCGGGGATGTCAAGCCCTCCACCTTGATGAAGATGAGAGGGATCAGCGCCCCGTCGAAGGGGTCGTCGATGTTGTAGGAGATGAACGCCGGCAAGAACGGCCAGATGTTCGGGAAGCGCCCAGCGATGCCTGCGTCACTGAGCGTCAAGCGCGACGCGCTGGTGCCCGCGCTCACGGGCTCCGTAGCATTGAGCGCTGATCCAGCGCCGAACCAGAACGGAGCGAACTGAATGTCAGCCCAGTCGATCGAGCCGCTGCGGTTCGAGAAGATGTCTCCGGTGCTGCGCAGATACGCCGAGAAACGACGCGCGCCGTTGGACAACGCCGTAAAGTCTTTGTTGATCGGGTTCTGGCCCTTGAGCTCGTGGCCGTCTTCGTTGACGCGGAAGTTCACACCGCCGCCCGTGGTCGGAGTCGGGGCGGTGTTGAGCAGACCGTCCAGAGCCTGTCGCACCGAGCCCAGCGTGCGCGCCAAAGGCCGATTGCCGGTCGTGACGTTGCCTGCGACGCTCTCAATACCGATGCGGCGCGCACCGCTATTGTTGGCGGCGGTGGGCGCGAGGTGCGCCACCACGGCGTCGAGCGCGGCCTCCACGGTGCCAGACGGGAGGCTAGGGTTGGGCGACGCAGCAGCGTCACTGTTCCACAGACCGGAACCGTCGTAGCCCACGAGCGCGGCGCCCGAAGAACCGAAGACCGTGCTCGCGAGCGCGGCCTTCATCACGCGGCTTTCGCCCAAACGAATCGTCTCACCGACTGCGATGCGCGTGCCGTCGATGAAGACGAACTCGTTGTTGACCATCTTGCCGATGGGCACGGCGCCCGGAATCTTCTCGGGCTCGCGGCCTGTGGAGAAGAGCGACCAACCAACGAGCGGCGTGATGTTCGAGGTGTTGCCTCCGATGCGGTCCGTGGGCAGATCCCAGATCGACTGGCGTCGGCCGCCGCGCGGGGTCGGCACACCGCTCTCCACGGGCCCCTTCGGGTACCCGATCGCGAGACCCTCCCCGGGGCGCAAGCGGTTGACCTGTACTCCGCCCTCGGTGGCAGCGAAGAACGCCACCATCTGCGCAGCCGTGACCTGATGCGTCTCCGCGTCGTACGCACCTTGCACGAGGCCTCCGGTGAACGGCGTGGGGAACACCGCCGCCGGAGCCGCAGCTGTCGTCGTCGCGCGCAGGAAGTTGGCCACGCCGTACGTACCCTGCGACGTGAGGTCGGCGTTGATCGCAGCGATCAGCGCAGCCAGCGTCGTCGTGCCGCCATTGGTGCCGTAACGGATCGTGATCTTCGTCTTCGGCAACTCAGTGACGAAGAACTGAAACACGTTCGTCGCGAGCGCAGGGTCTGCGATCAGATCGACTGCGATACGGTTGGCGCCGAGCGAGAGGCTGTTGGCCGTCGCGAAATCGTCGGCGTCGAAGTAGCCGCGCTGTCCCGTGTACTGCGCGCTGGCCGTCAGAATCAGGTCGTTGACCAGAGGCGTGCCAGAGTACGGTACGCCGCCGACGAAGACACGCCCGCCGCGTACGCGCCCACCGCTGTTTGGGCCGGGCGTGAGCGAGGGATAGAGCCACAGATCGTCGCCGACCATCGACAGCTCGAACGTCCCGGGTACCGGCTCGGTCAGCGTGAACGCCGCATTCGAGCGGATGATCAGGCATCGGTCGTAGTCGAGGTAGTACAGGACGTTCTGCATGTAGCGCCGGAGGATCTCCGTGCGCGCGCGCAGGTTCTCCAGTGGCCGGTTGTCGGTGCCACTCCAGACCACCTCGGCAGGGCCGATCGGCTGGATCGACGCGTCGTCAGCCTGTCCAGTATCGGAACCTTGCTTCAGGTTTACGTTTTCGTCGAAGTTCGCCATGGTCCTCGGGTCCTTACGCGGTGACTGCGATGCGCCACGTGTACGTGACGGTAATGGCACCGGTCTTCGAGATCACAGGGTAGACTTGTCGCGCGAACAGTTGGCCGTTGCCGAGGACGAGTCCCACTTCGCGCAGGGATTGCCCATTAGCCTGAAGCGTCGTCAGCGTTCCGGTGATCACCAACTCGCCTGACGCAGGCACGACTGTTCGGTTCGCCGCCACGAGGTTGATCTCGTCGGCGGGACCGAGCGGGCTACCGAGTGCGAGATCGCCAATCGTCGGAGGCGTGCCGTTGGTGCCGGGCACCAGTTTGACCATCCGCCAGTCGGTCGGAACGCCTGAATCCTGGGTCCAGAGGTACAGCGGCGAATTGAAGCCGTTGTACGTAATTTGGTTGCGGAGGGCATAACGCCGTAAAGGTCGGCGGTCCCCCGGTCGCCACGTCTCGATCTGGATGTCGCCTCGAAGTTTGAACTCCGGCTTGAGCGTCGGCGCCTGGAGGTGCTGGATGAGCGCGTTCACGGACCAAGAGTAATCTGCACCGCGCGATCGACCAAGCCGAGCTCGTTGGCCGGTTGGGTACTCGCACGGTAGATCGTCGGGTCCGTACCGCCATACGCGAGGCGCGTCTCGCCTGGGTCGAGCGGATCGAGCACGTCACGGTAGCGGCGAACACAGTAAACGTAGTGCAGCGTGTTCGGCCCGGCAGGGAACCCGCCGATGATCGTGATCTGCATCGAGGTGTAGTTGATCAGGTAGTCGACGCCTTCGGCAGGCCGGCGCACCCCGCCGATCAGCACGGCAGGGTCAAAACGAGCCTTCACCAACGTGACTTGCGTGTCGCCCGGAGGCAGCACGAACGGCAACAGGTACGTGCCCGGCACATCCGTCACACCCGTTGAGGTCTCGGTGTATTGGAACGCGTCGCCGTAGCGCACGATCCCCGGCGGGCCGTAGACGAGGTTGTTCGGCACGTTCCACACCGGCTCAGTCATCAACGGACCGTAGCCGAGCGTGAAGTCTTCGAGCAGTCGCGCGCGGTCGACGAAGTCCGTGAGCGAGTCGAGATAGATGTACGTGTGGCTCGGCTTGGCCTCGCTGATCAGGCGCGTCACGTCGCCAATGAATTCGCTCGGCAGAGGAGTGTTCTTGTCGATTCGGATTGAGATGGCGTGGTACTTGAGGAACCGGTCCATCATGACGAACGCGACAGTGCGCCGGTAGAGCAGCGGCGGCAGCTCCACGTCGATCTGCATGGGCGGGGTCGTGCCCTCGGCCTCGGGAGGCGGGAAGCGCCCGAGCGTGAGTGTGACGCCGTCTGGCTGCACAGACTCAATCGGAAAGAAGCCCTTGAAGCCGGGCGTCCGCACAACGAGGTGTTGCCCTACGTCGCGCAGGCGAGCAGTTGGCACATCGGGGTCGAATGCGAGCACGACACTGTTTGCACCGTACCACCACGCCTTGCCTGCGCGCGCGGTGCCCGGTTCACCCTCGTCGTCAACACCGTAGGCGAGGCCAAAGTCGCCGTAGACCGGCGAGTCGAGGGCTCCGTAAACATGCTCGATCAGTGTCGGCGAAACCTTGCGGCGCGCAGCGACGTCCACGTCGAGCTTGAGTACATCGCCAGGGATCACAACGTTGTGCCACCACGTGGGATCTCGCAGATAGTCGACGACTCGGAATGCGTCGGTCAATGCTTCGAACGCACGGAACGTCAGTACGTCCACGTTTGCGGGGTCGACTACGTCGGAGCGCATCGTTACGAGCAACGGAAAGTCGTATTGCGCACGCGACGTACGCACGGTTTGTTGGTTGGTGCGGGAAAGTTGCCACGCGATCGAGCTTTGGTCCGTGAAGCCGTAGGGCGTCTCCAAGATGACCGTCGTGATGTTCTCGATGGCCAGGATACGGAACACTCCGTTGTTGCGCGCAAAGCCGGAGCCTTGGATGATGATCGAACCGTTGACGTCTTCCTGCCCGAAAAGGTACGAGCCTGATGTCACGCGGAAGCGCGTCGTCAACGCAACGTGCGTGTAACTCCAGACGAGACCCGTGGCGTTGGGTGGCGCAGGCACCACTGCCGCCGTGGTCGGAGAGAGCACGGCCGTGACGGTGTATTCATCGACCGACGTACCGTTTTGCACGCGGATCACGGCGCCGATATCTGACGGAAAGAACCCTGCCGTGGGTGACGAAAACTGTTCCAACGTTGCGTCAAGCGTGCCATCGCGCCCCTCGCTGGAGTCGATCAACTGGCCGTCCGCACCAGAGGTGAAGATGCCGTTGTCGTAACTCCGCAACACTTCGTTGTCGTCACGCACGACGGGGAAGCCGGCCATGACGTTCATGGCGCTCTCGAAGCGTTCCAGCGTCGGCCCCAGCAGGAAGAGCTGGGCAACGCCACGCAAAAACGCGCGGTACTGTTCGCTCGTTGGCTTCTTGTAGTCGAGCAAGTATCCGAAGTTGTTGTAGAGTGCGTCCTCGTCGATCAGCGTGTTCGAGCCCCACAAGGCCATAACAGGCACGCTCACTGCGACGTTGAACGCAAATGGCGCTACGTAGAGCTTGAAGAAGGCAAGGCTGAAAGCCGGGCTGCCCGGGTCAGGGGCGTAGCAGACGTAGACCGATCCGCTGTTGGTCACGATGTCGCCGACGTTGTACGCCGTAAAGACCGTGTACGCGCCCTTGTCGACGTAGTCGTAGATCGCAACGTCGCGCATCCACGTGTAGTTTGCACGGGCAGGCAGCGCGTCGCTCCAAGCGGAGCGCACCGTAATCTTTCCGGTCTCATAGTCGACGACGTAATCGACGCCCTCGACCACGGCTTCGCCAGCTGTGTAGGTTGTGACGGAGCTGTCAGGGTTTTGCACGCGCACGGGCTGAGCACGGCGAGCAATGACGGCGAGGCTTCCGGCGTCGAGGTACGTCTGCGGCAGCAGCAACTCAGGCTGCATGTTCGCCGTGAATGTCCCGGAGTAGAAGACGAACGTGATGCGGGCCCGGTTGCTGAGCGTAGACACGAAGTTGCCGGGGCGTGATAGCGTGACGACACCAAAGTTCGTACCGCCGAAGCAGTAGTACAGCCCGCTGTTTTCGACCGACTCAGGGTCGTCAACGTAGAGGTAGCAGTTGAGGATCAGATCCCACTTCGATGGATCGAACGCCAACCCAGAGACGTGCGCGTCTTTGGCGCGGTATAGCGGCCAGATGCCGTTAACGACGAGGTCACCCGCTGCGTACGACGTGGTTGGCGTCCAGACGCCCTTGAAGTACGGCTCGGCGCTGAAGTCGACGGTCGTAGTCCCTGCGACCAGTCCCGCGTCAGTGGTGTTCGTCGAGGCTCGCACTGTGCGCCGAGGATTTGCCGGCAGTGGCACGCCGATCTTTTCGCGATCGAAGGGCGTACGCACGACGCCGATGCGGGCGGTGCGCCTCGCGAAGTTCTGCTCGAATTCCGGGGCGGTGTCGCCGAGCAACAGCGACGCACCGTCGACGCCTACGACGCGCACAAGGATCGGGCTGCCGCCGCCGAGCACGCGCAACCGAAACCAATCCCCGATCTTGACGCCGGCCGCCGCCCAGTCGCGCCCCGCAGGATCAGTGAACCGCGCAGGTTCAACGACGGGCAAGGTGCGCACCGGAAACAGCGGTTCAGTCGTGCCGTTGCCGTCGACGTTGAACAAGTCGCGTGCGAATCGCAATTCACCCTCGGCGACGTAATAGTCGCGCGTGCGGGCCAGCGTCGCCGTGGGCGCAACGACACGGTTGAGGATGCTCGCCACGTCGGCGAGCGCGAGCTCGTCGGGCGCGAAGGCGTACGTGTCCTCGGCGGGCGATGGCCCCTCGACGTAGAACAGGCGGTCGCGGCGCAGCTCCAGGTACTTGTAGTAGTACCGGCTGAACAGCGGCATGTCCTTGAGGCTCGTGCCGAGAATCACCTGGAGCATCTCCAGGTAGATCTGCCCGAGGTTGAGCTGCACGCCCTCGTAGTACGCCTGGAGCTCCTCGACGTCGCGGAAGAAGGCCGTCCAGAAGCCGGACAGCGCGTTGACGAAGTTGCGGGACGGGTCGGGAATGAGAGACATGTCAGACGCCTCGCTGCTCCAACGCTACCTCGTCCGCGACCGCGAGGTACCGCACGGTGCGGTCGCTGACGCCCTGCCGCGCGAGCTGGCGGGCCAGCGCGGCGTAGTAGCCCGTCGCGGGCAGGCCGAAGTCCTCGGGGTTGAGCAACCGCGCCGAGCTGGTCACGCCGTCCGGCACGACCGAGACGATGTCGTCGGTCGCAAACCGGTAGACGCGCCCGTCGGGCGCCAGCAGCGCGTAGTTGATCGTGAACGGGTACGTCGCCACGATGTTGCCGTCCGCGTCCTTCGCCGCCTGCCCGATGCCGCCCGCGTCCGGGCGCGTGCCGAACGGTGTCGCAAGGATGTAATTCACGATCGCCTGTTGGACAGCGACGGTGTCAACAATGAGCGTGCCAGCTGCGTTGAACACGTCCAGCGTGTTGCGTGGGATGATGCGCGCCCGATAGGGCAAAGAGAACGACAAGTAGATCGGGTGAAACGCGCGTACAAGCGGGTTGGCGCCGAGCGTGCGATTGAAGTCATCTTTGACGTAATCGGCGATCGGCGAGAATCCGACGACGGTTTCGTACGTGACCTCCAGCGTGAGGCCCACGAAGTTGAACGCAGGCCAGCCGACCTCAACGAGCGTCACAGCGCGCTGTGATTGAGCCTCCACAGGATTCTTGCAGACGACGCGGTAGCCGAGCGTCGTACCAGGGGTAGGCACACCGACGACTGCCGTATTGAGCCGGTCGGTGAACGTGACGTTCCCAGTGACAGGGTCCCGGTACGGGTCGAGCTGCGGTGGAGCGTTGAGTACTTCGATCTGCTTTACGCGGTACACCGGCGCACCGGGCAACATCGCCCGGTTGAACTCTGCGATGCTGCGCGAAGTAGTGATCGTGTTGAGCGGGCCATTGGTGCCCTTGTTGTCGAACGCCGGGTAGTTGTTGCCGACGGTGTACTCGATCGCCGGCACCGGCGTCTGTTCGTCGGTTGCAATCTCGAACGGCACGCGCGCGGAGATCTCCAGCTCGTTGGCGCGCACAGCGCGCACGACGTACTGGAACGGGGCATTGGGCGTCCCAGAGACCAGTACGAGGACATCGCCCGGCACGACGCCCGCCGCCAGAAACGAACCAGATGGAGGCGCAGGATCGCGCAAGATCGTGACGAGCCCGTCGGGCCGAGGCGTGAGCTCTTGCACGACCACGCGTTCGACAATCTCCTGAGTCTGAAGCCGTACGTACAGGTCTGCGTGCCCTCCAACGTGTAGCTCAACGCCCGTCGCAGGGTCACTCGCGATGTCGCGCTGCATCTCCGGGTCACCGTAGTTCACCGTCAGCAGCGTCTGGATCTCAAGGAACAGCTCTCCGCGCAGGAGTGAATCGTTCGAGCGTGCGTTAACGATCGCACGCAGAGAGAGCGCATTCTCGCTTGTCGCGATGAAAGTCGCAGTTGATTGGAGGTCGTCGCCGAAAACGAACGCTGCGACATTCTCCGCGAAACTGAAGAACGGACTGAACGGGTCGACGGCGATGAAGCGCCCAGCCGGCTGGTTGTACGCCGTACCGACGCGCGCCGCCGTCAGGTTCACCTGGATCACGTAGTCGATGACGCGGCCGTTGGCGTCGATGTTCGGGCGCAGGTCGTTGGCGCTGACGAGGATGTCGGCGTCGCTGTCGATGTAGAACACGAGCTGCGTCGTCTTGAAGAAACGTGTGCGACGCGGAATCAGCGAGTCGACGCGCTGCGTGAAGTGCAGCGTCGCGGCGCCCTTGGCGAAGCGCCCGGGGTCGCGCGTCCGGTAGAAGTTCGACAGAATCGCATCGGCCGCGTCGCGCACGCTCTCTGCGTCGGGGAGCTTATGGATGTCGCGGAGCGAAAGGCGGTTCTTGATGGCGCGAGCCTGATTGCGCAGCAGCGCGAACGCCGTGGCGTGGCCGTCGACCAGCGTGCCGCCGAGCACGGAGCCTTCGCTGTAGTCGTTGTCGGTGCCGCGTTGTTGGCTGCGCGTAGTGAGCACGTCGCGGAGTAGCGTTGCGCTCTCCTCGACGTCCCGTTCGTTGATGTCGAAGTCCGTCGTCATGTCAGCCTTCCGTCTTGGCGTACGGGATGAGAACTGGGAGGGTGCTGCGCGCCACGTTGACGACGCGCACCCAAATGTCGAACGAGAGCGTCTCGACCTGCGTGAACTGGAGCAAGTTGACCGTCAACAAGCGCTCACTGTCGGGCAGCGCAATCTGCCGACCCTGCATCGCCTTGAGCTGCGTCGTAGCGTCTTCGATGTACTCCAGCACGGAAGTCTGAATTGCGTCCACGTCGTCGACGTTGCCTCCGACGAGGTACGCGAAGTTCGTACCTTCAAGGCGCCGCCACGGATGTGTACCCTTGGGTGTCAGGAACAGCTTGAGCCACTGGTTGGCGAGCTTCTGAAGACCCTCAACGCGGATCGGATTTTTGAAGCCGAAGGTGAAGTTCGCGCCGTAGCGTTGTTCGGCGGGGTCAATCAGCTGGATGTGCAGATCTTTCGCCATCAGTACACCTCTCCGTCGCCCCACAGGCCAGTGGTGTAATTGTACGTGTGTGGATCGGCGTTGGTGACCGTCGGCTGCACAGGCGTGAGGGTGGCTCCTCCTTCCGCTGTTTCAGCAGCCTGCGACCCGGAGTCGTCAGCTTCGGTGTGCGTCACGCGTAGGCGTTCGACAAAGATCTGGCGGCGCGTCTGCGTCTCCATGTCGTTAGCACGCTCAGGTGCGGCGATCGACGCGTATGCGCCGAGGAAGAGAGATTGTGCGCCAGCGGTATCTACGGTCCCGATCGCGGTGCGCGCCACATCGCGAGCTGCGACGGCGCGCGGAGCCTGCACAGGACGAAAGATCTCGGTCGCGAGGTCGAAACTACCTTCGGCCGTGATGGCGGCGGAGAGCGTCGCGTCGTCGGTCCCGCCGTAATCGAATCCATTGGCTTCGACGTTGCGCCACGCGCGGTTCGAGAAGTTGCGGTGCGTCAACTCTCCGGTAAGCGTGGACGCTGTATAGACCAGGGCCGGCGTCGTACTGTTGGTTGGCTCGCTCACCGTGCGCGGCACGGACGGATACGCCGTAAAGAGCTTCGCCAGCAGGATCGACAGCGTGAGCAACTGGAGGCTCGTGTATGGCAGCTCGAAGTACGCCGTCGTGCGCCCCGCCGTGAAGTCCGTCCGAGTGAGCCCGAGCGCGCCTTCGAGGCCGACGAACAGGCCGTGCTCGCTGCGCGCGGGTACAGCGCTCGTCCGGTAGTCCAGCGCAGGTCCGACAGCGATGCCCCCGCTGCGGTCGATCAAGAAGTGGTACGCAGGTCCGTTCCGCCGCTGCGTCATGTTGCGTCGGACGACGTCGTTCTTCTGCGCGGAGTACGTTTCCGCCGTGAGCGCAGCCGAAACGAGCACATCAGGAAGTTCAGGGAATGGCGCGAGGCCCGGCGTGCCGGGTCCGCGCGCAGTGCGCACGACAGCGCCACGCGACGCGAAGCGCGCGGCGTCGAGTTGAAGGCCGTATGCGCACAGTACGATCTGTCGCACGTCGCGCGGCTCGTCGTCGTCGGGAGGTGTGACGTGCGCAGGGTCTGCGTTGACGTAGCTGAACTGAATCGCTTCCAGAAAGCCTACATCGCTAAGCAGGCGCTGCGGCACAACGCTGGTGCCGGGGCGCGGAGCGAGATTGGCGTACTGAGTAATGCGACGACGGCGGTCGTTGGCGAGACGCGTGAGGGCGCCGCTCAACACCTCGGCGGGCGTGGTCATGCCTTAGCGTAACCGCTGCGCCCGTTCCAGCAACGCCTTGATCTGGTTGAGCTGGTAAGAGAGCTGTCCCTGCGTGAGGCCGGTGGCGTGCATGATTCCCGCGCCACTCTTTACGGCGTTACCTCCGTAGCCCGTTCGCATCTCGAAGATCTTCTTCTGGACCGGCGTCATGTCGTGGTAGGCGAGGTGCACGACTTCCGGGTCGTCCATGAACTGAACGAACGCAGGTCCGTCACCTGACTCCATGAACTCTTTCTTGCCGACTACGTCGACGACCTCGCGCAGCTTCGCGGGAGGCAGCCGCATGTGGTCGGCGATAGCGTCGAGTGTCGGCGGCCGTCCGTGGAGGTCTTCGAGCTGGCGGAATGCGCGGTTGTAGTTGTTGAAGAGCAGCCGCTTCTGCTCGGGCACGCCCAGCGTAGACTGCCGTGCGTACGCCGTGCGCGAGAGCTTCTGGAGTTGATTGGTTAGATGCGTCGAGAGCGCAGCGCCGACGGTCGGGTTGTAGGTCTGGAACGCCTTGATCGCCAGGAGCTTTGCCTCGTTGTCGAGCATCGCCGGCGACATGATCGCCGCCCACCGCGCAGTCTCGCGGCGAATCACTGGCCACATCTGCTTGATCAGCGCGTCGAGATCAGCCTGCGACTGCGTGTTCTTCCACTGGCGCCACAGCTCCAGGTCGCGGCTCTTCGTGTCGTCCATGGGAGTAGCTTACGTCCCCGGGCTGAGCAGGCGCCGGACCTTCTGCACGTACAAGACAAGCACGCTGTCCCAGTCCGCGCGCGTCTGGGGGTAGTTGGCCGGTACACCCGCCGTTGTCGAACTCGGTTGCACATTCGGCGGGTCCGTGTAGCCGCGTTGTTCAGCCGTCGCTTCGGGCCCTGGACCAGGACGCAGGCGAAAGATGCGCTCGTAGTAAACGGCCGTCGAGCGGCTCGTCGTAGCGCGAACCTCCGTGCCGGCGCGACCTGAAGCCACCACGTCGTTGACCTGCTCGGTGTAGTACGCGAAGTCGAGGTTCGGCGTCTCTACGTCGCCCGTGGCTAGCAGGTCGTTGATGGTTCGGCCTCCGTGCCAGAAGCGGATGTACTGCTCCAGCGTGCACACCGGGCGTGACGCGAGCTGCATCGCGACGTGGTAGTTGTCGAAGGCGTCGGCGTAAACAGTGCGCGGGTTGGGTGCGAGCTCCTCGTTCGGGTCGAGATTGTGTCGGACGGTCTGTTGTCCCTCGGACGCGACGCCGCCAGCCTGCGCCGAAGTGTTCGCCGACGCAGGGTTCGGCTGAGTGTTCTCTGCGCCGACCGTGCTCTCCTCGTTGACCTGCGCGCGCACGGCAGCATCGGCGCGCTGCTGGCGCGCGACCGTCGTTTCGACGGGTTCCCCGATGATTGAGATCTCTTCGACGTCGAGTCCCCGTGCGTAGCCCAGCGCCCGGTCCCAACGGAAGACGGCAGGTACGCGATTCGGTCGCGCTCCGCCGTAGAAGAAGCGCTGGTAGAACTCCTCGGCGCGGTTTTCATCCTGGATGATGACGCGGATCTCGTCGATGATCTCAGCGGGAGCCGAAGTCACGCGGCCAGCGAAGCGGTTGGCGTCGTTGCGCACGTCGTTGATGAATTCGTGGATCGTGCGGCAAAACGACAAGCGCGCCGTCGTCGACATCGAGACACCTCCCGTCGACGCGAAACCTGCGTGCGAGAGGTTCTGGAGGTAGCCCACGCAGTGCATGCGCGTGCGCATAGAATCGAAGAGCATCGCCGGAAAGCCCGGCACAAGGTACGGGTTGAAGCGTAGATTCGCACCCGCGTTTCGCTGTGAATAGCGCTGCTTGAGGTACTCGTACTGCGCGTAGAGGCGGAAGAGCCGTGCGAACTGATCTCCTTCAGTGGCCTCTTGTGCGTTCGTAGTCGTCGGGTCCTGCGCGCCCTGCACGGTCTGTTGCGCGGTAGCGCCGGACGAAGCATCGCGGTTGGGTTGGTTCGCGCTTGCGTTGGCCGTACCCGGCAGCGCCGTCTGCCCGCTGGCCGCAACACGCGGGATACGGCGAGACACCACAGTCTCCTGCGCGCGTGGACGCCCCCAGTTGAGCAGCGGACGATCCTCTTCGCGAAACAAGGGGCGGTAGACCGCGCCTACGTAGGGGCGCACCGATACCACGTCCTCTGGGATCGTGTTGTTCTGGAAGAGCGCACGGATGCGCGTGAAGAACGACGCCTGCGAGCGCGTTCGCGCGAAGCCGATGTCGCCTCGGCGCTCGGGGTCGCTGACGTTCTCGGTGCCGTAATAACCGCCATAGCCGAGCGCGATGTAGTAGAGGTCCGGGCGGATAGGCGAGAAGTTTTGCCAGAACGCGTTGGCCGTGTATCCGCGTGAAGCCACGTACGCGTTGAACTCTGCACTGCCGCGCCCCGTAAGCAAGGCGCGAAGGGCCATCTGCTGGTTAAGTACGAGCCAGTTCACATGGCGCTGTGCGCCTTCTTGGGGCGTAGTAGCGGCCACGTAGGGTTGTCGATCCCATGGACTAACGGTCCAATGTCCAACAGGAGAGGAGTCGTACTGTTTTTGGTTTCCGAGCGCCCACGAGACGTAGCCTGTGACTCCTTGCTCGTTGAAAGACACCCAGTACACCGCGAACGTCACGGCGATGAGCTGGTCCTCGGTGAGGCCGCTGAACGCCTGCCGACAGAGAGGCAGAAGGAGGCGCATCATTTGAGCCATCTTCTGTACTGTTGAACGACGCTGCGTTGGAGCTTGCACTTGAGCCTGTCGCCCGCGCCGGTTGGTCGTGCGAGGCGGAGGCAACGGCCAAAGAGCGGTCTGCTGTGCGGGCACATAGTTCGCCGGGTCCAGGCCGCCACCGGTGCGTAGCCAGAAGCGCGGCGCGAGTGCGCCGTTGAGCGAAACACGCTCGGTACGCCCAAACGGCACGCGGCGCGCGTAGGTAGGTTGCGTCTGGTCGATCACCGGTGCAGCCGGCGTCGTATTGTCGTTGGCGTTGTTGGCGTACGTCGTAGAGCGCGGGATCTCAACCGTGCGCGTCGTGATGGGCACGTTGTTCGCTGGCGTCTGCGCGGCTTGCCCACTCATCGGTGAATTCGGAGTCGGATCGTCTCCAGTGCCCTGGCTGTTGGCAAACTGCCGAAGCATCTGGAACCACGCAGGCAGCGCCGCGCGCGCGGTGACCGGCCCCTTGTAGTACTCCTCTGGCCAGAGCAGCAAGTTTCGGCCTGACTCGGTCGCGCCGGGCGCGCCGCCCGCGCCCTCGTTGGCGCTCGACGCGACGCGGTGGTGCATCAGCGCGTCAGCCTCCTCGGGGAAACCGACGGTGAGTGCGTGGAGCATGAACTCCCGGTTGTTGCCCTGCGCGCGCAGCAGCCGCGTCATAACACTGTCGTTGATGTAGATGCGCGTCGGTTGATTGATGTACGACTCGTCGTAGGTCCACGAGTCGATCATCGACGGCATGATGACGTTGCAGGCTGGAACTTCACCGAACAGGAACTGGGGCTTTACGGCGTATTGCGCCAGCCGGATCGGCTCTTGGGGGTTGATCGTCGTGCGGTCGGTGTCGCCGTTGCGTGCGGCAGTTTCGTTTGCGCGTCGGAGCAGTGTCTGAAAGATCTGCTCCTCGTCGATCGCCGCCGCGTTGGCCGGCGTCGACGCAAGGCCCGCTTCCTGAAGCAGCGCGGGGTCGAGCGGCAGGTTCGGTCCGGTCTCGACCTGCGACTGGAGCCCGCGTCGCAGGTCGTTGGCGATCTGCCCGGCGCGGTCACGCAGCTGCTGCGGGTTCACTCCTCGCCGCGTCGTCACGGTCGCGGCGTTGTCGGCGAGCAGCCGGAGGATCTTGCCCTCCTCGGGCTGGTTCGGTCCCGCCGCCGCGAGCTGCACCTGCACGCACGCGGGGTTCGGGATCATCGCGATGTCCATGTAGACGAGCCCGAGCACCTGCTGGAAGAGGTTCCAGACGGGGCCCGAGCTGCCGACCTGCGACACGACCTGCCGCTGCATCGCGATCAGGGCTTGGTCATTGCGCGCAGCGTTGAAGATCGGAAACACGCCCTGCCGGTTCGCGAGCGTCGCGGCGTCCTCGAAGATCGGCAGGCGCACCCAGCGGTTGTGGAAGCGCGTCTTGCGGATGTAGCGCGCGAAGAAGTTCATCATCGGCACGGCGCGACGCTCGTTCGGGACCGTCGACGAGATGCAGCCCTTGATGACGTTGGTGACGAGCTCGTATGGCGCCTGAATTGTCGCAGTTGATTCCTGCGTATCGGATGCGGCGTCATCACTGGCGGCCAGTCTGTTCGAGGCGGCCTGCTGGTTCTGGTCGCGCGGCGTTACTTCCTCGGCCTGGGCGGCAGTTGTAAGCAAACCTTGGTGGAAGATCGCATAGGGGTAGAGCAGCCCCGGCGTAGTGAAGCCCTGCGCGAGCACTTCCGGCGAACGTGACGCGACGATGTCGTCGACGTTCGTCATGTAGAAGAAGTACAGCTGCTGGAACACGTGGATGTTCGCGATGCAGCTGAACACGATTGCGCGCGAGCCTGACGACGACGAGAAGCTCCAGCCTGCGATCTCGCCGTCGACGAGCAACCGAAACGTCGGTGTGTCGTTAGCCCACTCATCCAGGTAGAACAGCTGCACCGGCACGCGGTCCTCGTGACCGAGGCGCTGAATCGTCACGTCCGGGATGCAGTGGATGCGGAACGTCGGGATCTGCCAGACGCCGTACTCGACCTCGAACCCGAGGATCGGAACTTCGCGGCCATTGATGTAGCAGACCCACGCCGCCGCGTAGTTCGGGACGTCAGAGAAGATGCTGCCAGAGCGCGACGCGCTAGGGTCAAAGGGCATGACCCTTTGAGCTTAGAGTGAACCCTGTACGGCGTACAGCAGAGCGGCGGCGACGGCGCCTCCCTTGTCTGCTGGATACTCTGAGTTCCACGCACGGTCGAGCAGCTCGGTTACTGGCGGCGGTACGTGCGCATCGCGCACGAGGACTTGAAGCAAACTCGTCCAGAAGATGCCGGCAGCGGCCAACTTGGCGGCAGCTTCAGTTGGCGACGCGATGTCACTCGGTAGCAACCGAGAGGTCTCGGGCGCGAGCACAACGGCGCCTGGGAGCCCCGGAGCGAGCGACGCGAGGCTCGATTGCTGCACGACGTAGTAGAACACCACGGACGACGACGCTGTCGAGCGCTGTGGAACGAGGGCGTCAAGCGCCGTCTGGCGAAAGATCTCGATAACGCCGATCGGTGAAGGGAGATCCAGGGCAGTACGTTGAAGCGTCGGGTCGAGCAACTTCGTCACGCGGCGCGCGGTGTTGAACACCCACTCTTGTCGCGCGAGGAAACGGCGCTCATTGTCGGGCGTGACGCGCAGGTCCCAGCGCACAGTGACGGGCGCGCCTTCGTCGAAGGCGCGACGCGGGCGCACTTTCACGGCGAGCACCCCGTTCGCAATGGTCGCGGTGCCGCTGAAGTCCGGGCGCAGAAACGCGCCCTGCGCATCGTTGACTGGCGTACCGTTGAGAAAGAGGGCGCCTCCGGCGAACTCCAGCCCGGCGTCGGCGCGGGCAGCAAGTACGAGCGGTGCAATCACAGGCGCGTCAAGCTGATCCGGTGATGGGCTACGCGCTAGAACCACAACGTTCCCTACGCAGACTTGAGGTGTGGCTGTGATCTCGGGTGTTGCGGCGTCGCTATACGTAACGGCCAAGTCCAATACAGTGCCGGCAGGAGGTGCGACATCCATGGTGATTGTCGCGAGCAAGTAGTCGGAGCCAATCACTGTGTCTTGCGTAATTCCCTGTTGGGGAAAAATCGTGTAGTCCACCCACGCATAGAGCGTCAACTGGCCGTCAACGCTAACTTGAAGGACCTTGTTCGGGACAGCGAAGTTGATGCCTTCGACGCGCACCACGAGCTGGCACGGCGTGCTCCACGTTTGACCGTTTTCGAGTGAAACCGACAGCGTAGGCATCAGCGACTCACCAGGGGCTGTGCGCGCGACTGATTGGTCTGCGTCGAGTAGTTGAGCGTCTCTGGCTGCGACGAGTAGACCGGAGCCTCGGGCGTCTGAGGATCACGCAACGGCACGCGTACCGTGCTGCTTTGGGCCTGACCAGGAAGGCCATTCGACAACGAGTCGACGAACGACTGTGCAGGCTGCGGCGCATTCGGGTCCGTACGCCGAAGCAACGGCGGTACAGAAGCGAGCGGGTCGGCAGAGATGGGCGCTTGATTTACGCGCGAGTCCTCCGACCGATTGGGCACCGGAGCGACTTCCTCGGTGTTCGGCGGAACGCGTCCAGCAATCGCGAGACGTGCGCCGGAGTTACGGGCGCGTCCGTCATACGGAATTGCGTTCGGGTCAGCAGCAAACGGCGTAAAGGCGCGCGTCGGAACCCATCCACGCGTGTAATTGACGAAGTCAACCCGCTTGACGAGCAGCTGAAACGCGAACGGAACATAGATCTCGCTGTTCGCGTTGAGCGTCGGGCTGATGCCCGTCATTGCGCCCGTGATCACGTATGAGTCGATCTTCAAGTTGATGATCTTTTGACGACGCGCGAGCTGTGTGCCGCGCAAGATCTCCAAGTACAGACGCAGGAAGTTTGTCGCCTGATCATCCTGCACCGTGTTCATCAACCATCCGGTGAACGACCAGACAGGTGGCTGCTGACCGAAGAAGAACGCCACGTAGTTGTCGGCGAGCGTGTCCTTGACGTCGACCTTTTCCTGGAGCGGCATCGACGCCTGCGAGATGAAGAAGTCGAGGTAGCCGTTCGTCGCGAACGTCTGGTTGGCGCGCACCTGGGCGTCCTGCGAACCGGCGCCGCCGCGCGTACGGTTGCGCTGGCGCTGCGTCGGGTCGCCTGCGATGCGCGGCGCGAGCTGGTTCTGCGTGTGCGCGTCGGAGATCGACGCCAAGAAGAGGTTCATCTCCGACGCGTCGACACGCACGAACATACGCGCGAGCGTATTTCGGAACAGGTCACTCCGGTACCCTCGGTTGGCGGCGTACTTCGGCGTGAAACCCTGAAGGTACTCGGCAAATACTCCGCCCGCGCCGCGCGACGGCGAGTACGATGAGCCCCCTCCGACGCCAGAAGACGGGGGACGATCACGGCCAGGGGCGTAGACGGCGGTCATGTGGTCGGAGGCTCCTCGAAGAAACGGTAGACGATCAGCGGGCCGCGCTCACCGCTCACATGCTTGGCGAGGCGCCACAGCGACGGGAACGCGAGATCGGGAGCCGTGGCGTTGCGAAAGTTGTCGATGATGTTCTCGTGCATCGCGTTGAGCACATCGAACGCTGTACCGGGAATAACCTCTGGCCGAAGCGGTGGTAGCTCTTCAATTGACGGTTCTGCTGAGTTAGGGGCATCCATCATCGACCTCCGTCCCGCACAAGGGTGTCCAAACTTCCACCTTGAACAACGTCTCGAAGATTAGCCGTAACTTGGCGTAGCTCACGGCTGGCTTCGAGCAACGCATCTCCGCTTGCACCAACGCCCGCGCGCCGCGCGCTGTCTTCTGTGGCGTTGGTTTGGGTTTCTTGCGCGTCGGCGGCGGTGTCCGCTCTTGTTGTGCGTCGCAGACGCGCGATGACTTGTTCATCTTCACGTCCACTGAACAGCGAGTCCATCACAGCTCCAGACCATCCTCGCTCCTCACGGTACTTTCGTCGCTCGGACTCACCGCGTTCGCCTCGGCGGGCAAACTGCTCGCGGATAGACGCAAACGCGCGAGCGTCCGTACCTCCACTTTGTTGATATCTGCGCAGTGCGCGCGCGAGCTCAGGATTGCTTTGTGCCAACTGGTTGATGTTTTCGCGAGACGCGCCCATCAACCTGGCTCGTACTTCACCTTCAGAGAAGTTTTCGCCAGTGACTCCGCGCAGAATGTCCGCCATTGCGCCGCCGCCTTGGGCCATGGAAAGCGCTCCAAAGCGGATGTTGCGGGCGCTGCGCGCATCTTGAAGTGTTCCTGCACTTTGCTCTAGATGCGACAGCATGTCTCGCGCTGAGCCTCGTCCAGCGGAGTCCACGAACCTCCGAGCGTTGTCTCGGTCTGCATCGGTCATCGAAGAGGCCATGCCGCGAGCACGGTTGTTCAAGCCTTCCAGCTCCGTGGCTGAAACCCCGTTGCGAGAAGCTTCCACAGCCAAATCTTGAAGCTGACGCCGAGCGCGTTGCCCTCGTTCACCGCCTTGATCTGCGGCAGCAACAAGTTGCGCGCGAGCCATCATGTATCGACGAGAGAATTCGTGCTTCGCGCTACCCTCGCGTCCGATGCCTTCGATGTTCTCGAACTGATGCAGGAAGCGAGAAGTATCTTCAGCAGAAGCGTTGCTGCCCAACAAGCGGCTACGTGCGGTGTTTTCACGGGCTTGCAAAGCTTGGTTGAAGCCTCCGCCTCGCCCTCCAGTGTTGGTTCGTTCCAAGTCTTGGTACATACGCTGCCGTTGCTCGGGCGTCATGACGTCCAACGCTGCACCAGAACTTGCTTGGACCGCTTGGGACAAGCCTCCGGCGGCGAGTCGAGCTTCGATCTGCGCTTGCGTCTGACCTGATCGACGCAGAGTGTCGACATACGCTCTGCGAATTTGATCCCCCGACGTAGCTCCCGAACCCAAAATGTTTCCAGGGTCGATAAGGCCCCCGGTTACACTCATGACACCTGCGCGGAAACCGCCGTTAATGCTCATGCCGAGGCTGCCCGTGGGTGTACGCCCTGCGCCGCCCATCAAGCCCGCCAAACTCTGCCCGAACTCTTGCTGCGCGCGAATTCCAGCTTCACCCTCACCAAAGAGCCGGGATGTCGAACCTGCGAGACGTTCTCGCTCTCGATCCGTCGTGCTCGCGATAAGGCCCGACAACCTGCGCCCTTCAGCGTAGTCACGAAGCTCCCCGCGTCGCTCTGCGCGCGATGTGGTTCCCGCGATGACTGGGGCAGCAAAAACATTCACCAAACTTGATCCGCCGCGCATCTCCGCAAGGTCATAACTGTCGCGAAGAGCGTTCATGCCCCCGTTGGAACTGCGATTCAGCGTGGTGCCTTCTTCTGCGACGCTGTGCATAAACGTATCGAACTGCGCGCTTTCACGCCTCCGCCGAGCGCGCCGCCGCCCTGCGTCGGTGGCAGGGGCCACGTCATACAAGTGGTCTACTCCGATGGCGTGAAGAGCGCTCTGGCGTGCGCCTTGATACGCGTTTCTTACGCCGTAAAGACCTTCAGCGATGCCGGTCTCTCGCCCGAACGTATCCAAGATCCCCGGAGCTTCAGCTTCACGCTGCCGCAGCTCAGCCGCACGCGCTTCTCGTCGATTCACGTTGATCTGTTGGCGTTGTCCCTCGAAATAGCCTGGAGACGCCATCTCTTGTGCGCGCGCCAACGCCTGTGACTGCGACATACCCATCGCCTGGGCTGCGGTCATGAAGCCTGCGGAACCTCGCATGTTCATTTGCCGAGCGAGGTTGGTGATCTGTGTGTCTTCAATATTGCGCTGAGCGAACGGCCCTTGCGCCGCCATAAGGCGCCCTACTTGATCTTGAAGCATTGGCTGCATTGCGACAGCCATGCCCAAGCCTTCGACCCCGTGGCGCCCCGCCATTTGTCCAAGAACATTCGATCCTCGACCCGTCATCGAGAACAGATCAGCGCGACCAGACATCAAGCCTTCGAGCGCACCTTGATTCAAACCGCCGTTGGCGGTCATCATGCCGGGCGCGAGCATCGGCAGCTGAAGCATGCCCGCGCTGAACATGTTGTTTAGGTTCGCAAGGCCTTGTGCGCCTCCGACCATCGACATCATCTGCGGGCTCAGAATGCCTGCGTTCTGCGACGCCGTCGCGATTCCGAGGTTGGCCATGCCGGCGCGGAAACCGAGACCTTGGCTCAAGCCCATCGACTGAAATGTCGAAGAGCCCATACCTCCGCCGATCTCGGACATCTCCTGGAACGACATACCCGCCATACGCGCAAAGGCGCGCCCGCTCTGTACGGCGCCGAGTGTTTCGCTGAGGTTCAGACCGCTGGCGCGCAGCGAGCCCATCGTCTGGATCGCGCGCTGGATGTCAGGCTCCTTGGCGAGCTCCATGAACGCGTTGACGCTCTTCGCGATGTCGCGCACGCGGCCAACCATGTCCTCGGGGTTCGAAACGCCCGACATAAGACCGGCGTGCGCGCTGGCCTGCGTGATCTTTGACAAGTCTTGCGTGTTGAAGCGGTCGAATGTCTCGCGGCGAAACGCTGCGGAGTTACCCAGAGCGGTGAGACCCTGAGCAGCTTCCATGGAAGCATGGTGACTGAAACCTGCACCTGAAGCGTGCAGACTCCCTCCAAACGGCACGAACCCTTGCGAGGCATGTTCGATACCTCCCGCGAGTGCGCGCTGTTGGATAGATGGTCCCATGCCGTTGGTCATGAAGGCGTTTTGCCCCGCCTGCCCGAGGCCGCCAAACTCTGCGCCGAAAAAGCCGAGTGTGCCGCCAATCGCAGCGCCCCATCCCCCGAAACGTGAACCCATCGAGGCGCCAGCCATCCCCGCCAGCGCGTTGATGCCGACACGCGCACCGAATCCGGCGCCCGACGCGTGCATTGCAAACGCGCGATCATCCCTCGCCTGTGCCTGCGCGAGCTGCGCGCCATACGGCGTATCAAACATCGCCGGCGGTGCAGGCGGACCAAACGGTACCGCGTGCGAACCTTGCGGACCCGCGTAGAGGGGTGGCGGCGCGGCGTACGGCGACGCAAAGATCGACGGCGGTCCAGAGTTGCCTAGGCCTGCATAAGGGTTGGGCCCCGGGTACGGGTTGTACGGAGCGCTGGGCATCTGCGGCTGCATCACGCCCGTCGGTCCCTGGTACAGCGGAGGCGCACCCGTCATCGTCTGGTAGGTGTTGCCGGGGAACATCTGCGGCAGTGCGCCGATCGCCGCGCCAGGGCCGCCGGTGGCGAGCATGGCGCTAATCTGCCCCGGAAACACCACGGGCGGCGGGATGGCAATAGCAGGGAGGAGCCCGGCCTGCTGTTGCATCGAGTTGTACTGGACGTCGGGCGACTGCGGGTCCCCGTTCGGCGGTGGCATACGAGTAGTCTATCGCTTACGCGCCGGGTCGTCGTCGCTGAATCCCGCAACCTTCTTCAGCGCCGCTGCTTCGCGCATCTTGCGCTCGGCTTCATCTTGCGCTTCACGCCGCTGCCGTTCGCGCTCGGCACGTTGATACGTCGGTAAGTAGCGATCCTGGTACAGCTCCGCTTCGTAGAGACGAAGCCAGATGTTGATGTCTTCGTGAATCAGACCCTTACGCATCGTGATTCGGTCAGGAACTGTCGTCAGCTCCACGAGCTGCCCAATCAGCAGTTCAGCTAATCGCGTAAACAGCGTGACCTCCGAGTACTTCAGGTTCTGGTCGCGGAAGAGCATCTCTTGAAGCACCGCGTCTTGGAACGAGCCCGCCCGGGGAAGATCCACGCCCGCTGCCGATGCCTTCGCGCGGACGATCCCCGACGGGCGAATCAGAAACCCGAGGAAGCACCCTCGCTCAGCGCTGCGTAGGTCTTCGCGTCGAAGTCGATCAACGCGCGGAAAACCGACTCCACGACCGGTCCAGCAATGAATTGGTCGCAGAAGGCCAAGCGCGCACGGAACGCCGTCTCGTGCTTGGCGGGTTCTTCGTCGGGAGCAGCCAGCGGCAAGACCTTATCGCGGTAGCGCACGAGGGAGCACGCGAGTTGCACGCGCAAGCGAGCCTGATCGAGCACACGCTGATCGAACGTGCGCACCTCATCGAGGGCGTTGGCGACGCGCTGATTGGCAGCAGCGTCGCGCGAACGCAGCGTGAGCTTCAGGCGTCCGTTGTAGAGCACGTACTCCTTCTCCCAAAAGCCCTGGTCGAGCACTTTGTCGAGGATCTCGTTGGCTTGGTCCTCGGACATGCCCGCATTCTTGATGTTGCGCTGCCAGCGCTCGGCAGGCGTCAGGCTCAGGTACTCCTTAGCCTTGGCGCGCGCCTCTTCGATCTGTTTGGCGCGCTCGGCTTCTGTCGTAGCCGGGGGCGTCGCGTTGAGGAACTCCTGCGCGAGCTGGTCGGTGGGGCTACGCGGATCGAACACCGGCGCAGACGGCGGCAGCGGCGGCGCGGGCGGCACACCGGGCGGAGCGCCTTGAGGTGCAGTTGCTGCCGTGTTGGAGGACTTTACGCCGTATTCGCCAGGGCGACGGATCTGTTCGTCGGTCATCTTGTCGTACTCCCTTACCTAGTGGTGGTATATGGACTCGAAAGCGTAACCGCTTTCGCAACCGGGGAGAAGCCCCAAGGAGAAGCCCAAGATGGCAGCAGTTGATTGGTTGAACAACACTCAGGCCGGCATCGCACGCTCAGTCCGCCCAGGACAAGTCACGATGGCACGTATCGTCGAAGAAACACTCACGAATGAAGCGGGAGGCATCGCGTTCTTGGAGGCCGGCACCGGCACCGGCAAGAGCTTCGCGTACCTCATCCCTGCGCTGCTCAGCGGTAAGCGCATCGTCATCTCCACCGCGAAGAAGGCGCTCCAGAACCAACTCGTCGAGAAGGACTTGCCGTTTTTGTGCGGCAAGATCAAGCCGGCGGCGTACGCCCTGCTCAAGGGCAAGAACAACTACGCGTGCATGCTGCGCTTCAAGGAGGTCGCGGAGACCGACTCGTACAAGCACCTGCCGCAGTACGAGCGGCATGCGGTCGAAGAGTGGATGGAGCAGAGCGAGGTCAACGACCTTGCTGAGCTCGTCCCGCCGTTCACGCTCGAAAGTCAAGTGCGGGTCGCGGAGTGCGTTCGCAAGAGCTGCCCGCACGCCGAACACGCGTGCGGCTACGTCGCGGCGCGCGACAAGGCGATGGGTGCGCAGATCGTCGTCGTCAATCACGCGTTGCTCGCCTATGACCTCTCGGTAGGCGGCGGCAAGATCCTCGGCAAGTACGACGCGTTGGTGATCGACGAAGCGCATCAGGCTCCAAAGTACTTCCGCGAAGCGTTCTCGTTGAAGCTGCACCACAAACACCCGGAGGCAATTCGGCGCTTGTTCGATGGCACCGAATTCGAGCCGCACGAGATCCTCGACGGGATCTACAACGAGATCTTCACGACGGTACCGGCGAAGAACGACAAGCTCGACCTGACGCCTGCGCTGGCGCAGGTCTTCGAGGATCTGCACGGCGAGCTCGACCGCGTCTACAGCAAGCTGGCCTCCAAAGGCCTGCTCGACGAAGACGACCCGGTCGACACGACGGGCGGCGTCGCGGCGGCAGCACGCGCCAAGCTCAAGGCCGGCGCTACCCTGATCGACAAAAGCCGCAAGCTCGCGAAGATCGTGCTCGGCAAGCACGTCGTGCGCGACGAAGAGGGCGACATCATCGACGGCGACGACACTGAGTATCTCTGCTACGTCGAGAAGCGTGGGCGCGGCGAAGTTCCCGAGATTGTCGTCACGCCGATCGAAGTAGGCCCCCTAATCGCGCCTGCACTGCGCGGCGTGGGGCGCGTCATCGTTACGAGCGCGACGCTCGCAACGGCGAACGGCATGGACTACATGGCGCGCGAGTACGGACTGAGTGGCGGACAGATCGGCGTCAAGACCGTGCTGCCGTCTCCGTTCGACTACAAGGCGCGTTCGACGGCGTACGTCTCGCCAACGGCGCCAGACCCTACGGGGCGCGGCGACGATTACTACGCCGCTATGAGCGCCGAGGTACACGAACTGCTCGTCGCGTCGCGCGGCGGCGCGTTCGTGTTGTGTGCGTCGTACGACGACATGAACAATCTCGCCGACGGATGCCGCGACCTGCTGCGACAAGGCCCAAAGGGTGCCGCGTCACCGTACATCATCGCGACGCAGGCGGGATCACCCGAAGCGACGCTCGACTGGTTCCGCAAGACGCCGCGCGGAGCGCTCTTTGCGGTCAAAACGTTCTGGGAAGGCGTCGATGTACCGGGCTTGGGCCTGCGCCTCGTCGTCATCCCTCGCCTGCCGTTCCCCAACGCAGGCGACGTTGTGCTCCGCGCGCGCAAGGCCCTCGTGGTCGAACGCCTGACCAACCAGGGCTACGAGCAGCGGCGCGCCGAGGTTCAGACGTGGGATGCCTTCGACTTCCAAGAGGCGATCATGGACCTCAAGCAAGGCGCCGGGCGCCTGATTCGCGCCGAGACGGACATGGGCGTTGTCGCTCTGCTCGACAAGCGCGCGTGGGGATCGTTCAAGGGCTACTCCGGCAAGGTCCGCAACGCCCTGCCAATGCCCGCGACCTACGACAAGCCCAAGGTGCTCCAATTCCTCGCAGTGCTCGCCGACAAGGTGACGCCAGAGGTCGCAGCGCCGCCGCCTGCGCCTGTCGCGACGAAGCTCGATCGTTCCGGCGAGCTCTGAACGTCGTAAAGCGCCGCACAAGTTGATGGCGTGCCCGGCTTGGAGTACGTTCATCACGTGTTCCCCGACGTCCTCGACCGCGTACCCACCACGCTCTGCGTCACCTGCCGGCAACCGTTGGGGCCTGGGCACGCCGTGCTCAAGGTCCTGACGGTTGCCGGCGTGGGGCCGGGCGCGGATTTGGCCCGCACAGTCCACGTCAACGGCGTGATCGAGCTGGCGCACGTGCGCTGCGGCACGCCGGACGTGAGGTGGGCGCACAAGGACGTTCCGCGACGCAACCTAAAGACCGGAGACCCAGACTTCGTGCCAGCCCGAGCTCCTGACTACCAGTGCCTGTTCTGCGGCAAGGTCTACGCGCGCGGCGACCGCATCATCGAGATCATGCGCACCGAAGGCCCTGCCCTGGACTCCGACAAGATTCCGTCGATGCGATGCAGCGCCGGCTACGAGACCGCGCACAAAGACTGCAACGACCCGCAGGGACTAATCGGCAGCGGCGCACTGATCCTCCTGAGTGACGGAGGCTCGTCGTGACCGGTCCGAAGGAGCCACCGAAGGGCATTCTCAACCCTTGGAAGCTCATGCGCGAAGAGACTCCTCCGCCAACTGTGGAGGAACGACTTCGCGCGAAGATGCGTCGCGGCAAGACACCTGTCGCAATCCAGGGCAGACAGTACCACCTGCTCGTGACGCTTCCGGCGAGCTTCAAACGCGACGACGACGCCGTGAGCAACGCCACGACAGCGGCAATGCACGTGCTCGGCGAATTCTTCACGCGGGCCAACTCAAAAGCGTTCGACGCG